CAGAAACACAGTATGCGACCATGCCAGAAATGCTATTACGGATACAACTATAATGCCTAGAGGGGTCTATCCGAGAACTAGTGGCTTTTGCCAGAAGATGCAACAGATCGCCACAGAAGCGACAAGCCTCTGGCCTTACAAGAGTTACATCTGTTCTATCTGTGGCGGAGAATTTGAAAGCAAGAGTCATCATATGCCAAACGTCTGCAAGAATGAGGTCTGCCAGAGAAGTTATTACCGTGACAAGTTGAGAGAGTGGAGGGCAAGGCAGTGATGGACGAGTGGGGATTTACACTTTACTTGATAAGCATGGTGGGGTACTTGTGTCTTATGGCGTTGGCGCAAAGAAAAAGGTAGACTTGCGAGCAGAATGATAGCAAAATGACATACAAACCGCACACATGAATGGAGAAAAATGAAAATCATTGACGAAATTCCAGTTTGGGGAGAACCAGAGGATGGGGCATTGGTACAAATAAAGAATTGTGCCAAAGATGCCTATGCGGTTGCGCTCATGGCCGATAACCATAAAGGCTACTCCTGTCCAATTGGCGGAGTTGTGGCATACACAGATTCTATTTCTCCAAATTGCGTAGGTTTTGACATCGCGTGTGGCAACAAGGCAGTATTGACAGACATCCCCGCCAGCGAGGTTCGCAAGAACATCAAGACTCTGATGAACGACATCTGGGAGAATCTTGAATTCGGAATCGGAAAGAAGAATCAGGTACGACAAGACCACGAGTTGTTCTATTCTCCGTCTTGGAAATTGGATGCCATTGCGCCACTCAAGGATATGGCGAGAGAACAACTTGGGACTATCGGCTCTGGCAATCACTATGTTGACCTCTTGGAAGATGAGCAAGGCAGAACATGGATTGGAGTCCACTTTGGCTCTCGCGGATTCGGACACAAGACCGCCACATATTTCCTAAAAGCGGGAGGGGCGAAGGACGGGATTGATACAGACCCGCTTGTTATTCCAGTATCCTCAGCACTCGGAACTGATTATCTTGAGTGCATGACTCTTGCCGGAAGATATGCCTATGCTGGCAGAGATTGGGTGTGCGAAGAGGTTGCCAGAATACTTGGGGCGAACATCTTGGATGAAGTCCACAACCATCACAATTTTGCGTGGCGAGAAAAACACAATGGGCAAGACCTATGGGTAGTTCGCAAGGGGGCCACACCAGCATTCCCCGGACAGCGCGGATTTGTCGGCGGTTCAATGGGCGACATCTCGGTTATCCTTGAGGGCGTGGAATCTGATGAGGCGAAGTATTCACTCTACTCAACTGTTCACGGGGCGGGGAGAGTCATGAGTCGAACTGCGGCAAGGGGAAAAGTAAATCGCAAGACTGGTGCTGTTATCTCTAAGGGTTCTATATCGCGCGAAATGATGATGGGGTGGATTGACAAACTTGGAGTCGAACTGCGAGGAGCGGGAACGGACGAATCGCCACAGGCTTACAAGAGATTGCCAGAAGTCCTTGAACATCACAAGTCAACATTCAAGATTCTACACACGTTGACCCCAATGGGTGTTGCAATGGCTTCGGCTAAGGAGTTTGACCCATATCGGGACTAGCGAATGAAGAAACCTATAGTTGTCCTGTCGGCAATCGCTATCCGACTCTTCCTCATATTCAACACGGGCGGGGGATACGACCTACAAATCTATCGCTACTTCGGAAACATTGTGGCACATAGCGGAAATCCATACCTCGCGCCTGTGAATGGCATAATCAGTCCGATATATGCTGATATGTCGCCACTAAACATGATTCTGTTCGCTGGTATCCTGCTAGTCCACAATTCGGACATCGCCATTCGATTATTCCTCACACTTGCCGATATATTAGTTGTCGTCTCTCTTTTATTTTTCCCAAACCGTGACAAGTTATGGAGGGAATCTGTTGCATTATTCTATGCCCTCAGTCCAATTGTACTTTATGGATTTACAATTGTGGCGGAGGATAAATCTCTCATATTCCTCTTGCTTGTGCTAGTGTTCGCCATGATAGAGTCTGGACATCCGACTCTTGCCGTACTCGCCACAACTGCGCTGGCAATCTATAAATGGATGGGTATATTTTTTATCATTCCCCTCATATTCCATGTATCAAAGAGTCGGCGTGACATCATTCTGTATGGACTCTTGTTCGCCACACTGTTTGTTGCCTCGCACGTCCCGTACTTCCCGGACAATCTTGTTGCCTACAAGTATCGTGAAGCACGAACACTGTTTGATCCACCCATCCACTCAAGCATCACTATCCTGCTATCCAGCATCGGACTCTATACGCCTGCCATCGTGAAGTTATTCATCCCATCGTCACTCATTGTGATGTATGCGCTGTATGCCTTCAAGAGAATCAACATCGCCACCTGCATTGCGCTATCAATTTTCTTCGCCTATTTGCCTGCCCCAGAGATGGGATTTGACAGAATAGTTCTTATCTCTTTGCCGTTGCTGTTTATTGTAAAACTATCTCCTGCAAGGTTTGTGAAGATTTGGACACTCACCACTGTCTCTGTCATTGGATTCTTGTTCACGCAATACAGTTCGCCATTGAATGTGGCGGTATCTTACCTTATGCCTATTGCGCTACTGGGAATGTTCTTGTACGATAATTTCAGCGGGCGGGTAGCTCAATGGTTAGAGCGCCACTCTTATAAGGTGTCGGCTATTGGTTCAAATCCAATCCCGCCCACCACGAAAGGATAGCCACAATGAGAGACAGTGTATTTTTCTGGAATGACGAAGAGGAAGAGGAAGAAGAGGAGCGGGCACGGGCAACAAGATATTTCAAGTTGAAGCCAAACGAGGTGTTTGCCAACGGCTTCTATGTCAACGCATTATCACCAGAAGAATGGATTGAGGCTGGGAGTCCAGAATACAAAAGTCAAGAAGGCGTTGAGGCATTATTACACTTTCGATGGGACAGTTGGCATATCATTGGTGTAAATGACAAAGAACCGCATACGCCAGAATATTGTAGTTACTGTGATAGACATTCCAGTGTCGAAGCCTAACCCTCGCTATCCGCTAAACGAATATGAACTCATAGCCCTCTCTAAATGGCTACCGAGATGCACATTCCTTCCGGGTAGTCCAGAAAAGAGATTCGTGAGGCAGAACAAGAACGCCACAGCACTCACCGAGAAACAGCGCGAGTGGTTGAGGAAGATTACTTACCACTATCGCAAACAGATAGGATTGTCAGACGATAAAGCCGAGGCGTGGTTCAAACAAATGGAAGCGCCAGTAGAGGCACTATTTATAACGGGACAGTTGTTATGAAAACGGACTACAAATATATCCACTTTGACAAGAAATTCAACCTCGCTAAAACAACTTGCTGGAGTTGCATCAACAACAGTGGCGAATATGAACTTGGAGAAGTCAAATGGAGTGCTGGATGGAGACAGTATTGCTATTTCCCGCTACCAACATATAACCAAATTGTCTACAGTTCTGGTTGCCTCAAAGACATAGCAGACTTCATTGAACAACTCATGGTAGATAGAAAGGCACAGCAATGAACATCCCAAAGATAATTGACGTTCTGACTCGCGCCAAACACGAACACTACTCAGAATACGAGGGACTTCATAGTTGCTGGACATTCACTGGTGGAGAATATGACTGTGGCGCAGACGAAATCAACGCCAAGATTGATGCGCTAATTCTTGAACTGCAACAAGAACTAGACATCGCCACAAAAGCATAGCAATAGTCAAATTTGCACAAAAGAAAAGCCCCTCAATCCACGAGGGGCTTTTTGATTAGCAGAAATGTTCGCCACAGGCATATTGCTCAAAGACGTGGCGATACCCCACAATCCTCCAGAGCAACACGGTACTTTTTGCCTGTGTGCTTACACCACACATCAAAGCGAAATTTGCTCATAAGGCGGCTTCTGTTCTGCTGTACAAAGGGTATCATTGTGTCCCATTCCGTGTGCGACAATTAGAATCTCGACAATCTCATAATGCCTCTTTCTACCCATGCCGTTTGTGTTCCATCCGAATGATAGACAGTAACCGTTGGGTTTCAAGATTTTATCAATCAGATTCCGTTCCGCCTGCCAATTTGTTCGCATCGCATCCTGCGCCTTCATTTTTAGCCCAATAGAATCGTAGCATTCCTTGATTTGTCTCGGAGAATAGGGAGGATCAAAAATGGCAACATCGGCACGGACTCCAAACCTTACCATTTCCCCGAGAAATTCCAATACATCCATGTGATATTCAGCAGCAGTATTTGGATTTAGGTCGTTGGTGTACGTCGCCCACCCCTTGTTCCTTGCAAATGGGTCTATACTGACAGCGCAACTTGATACGGGAAGATACCTCCTAACGAAATCTCGTATAGGTGGAACATCAAATGTGTTTGCGCTTGGCATTGCCCACAAACGAGAAATTTTCACCACACAATTATACCAGAATATCCCACGTTCTGAATAGTACTCTAGTAATTTGAATTAGCCTATATGCTTATGCAAGACGTTGACATAAATCAGAGAAGTTTTTCCTGTGCATTCATTGTCCAGATACGTTCACGACTCCACGAAATATACTTGGGATTCTGGTCAATCCCAATGAATTTTCTTCCAAGTTCTATACTTGCGATTCCAGTTGCACCCAATCCGCAGAATGGGTCAAGCACAATGGAGTCTTTTGCGTGAGTGAACAACCCAATAAGACGACGCGGAATCTCAACGGGGAAAATAGCAGGGTGATTCTTGTGACTCTCTGGCCTTACAAACCAAGTATCTTTGGTAAAATCTGAAAATGGGACAGCCTCCCGTCCGCGCATACCAGTTCCGCCACGATGAAACCACTGTCCCTTTGATCCCAACAAAATAAACTCGTTAGTCGGGCGCATATATGGATTGTTGTCACTGCCCATAGAGAATGTAGTGCTTATTGCCTCTCCGTCCTCGTGTCCCTTGACCCAAGTAATTGGTTCGCGCATATGCCTATCGCGCCGATACATCATATCAAAAATTCGGAATCCGACAGGCTCGATTCTCCCACATCCCTTAGACCTTATCCCATTACGATGTGTCAGATATTCTGGGTCAAAGTCCCCCCACGACTCTTTGTATCTGTGCTCTGATTGCCACCTCACAACTCCCGGAACATTGATGGCAATTACTCCCCCTCGCACTAATACCCGATAGCACTCATCAATAACCTTCCCCATCCAAGCATAGTAATCTGGCCATGGCATTTGGTCGTCAAATTCACCATATTCCTTCCGACAGTTGTATGGCGGACTTGTAACTATTAGGTCTATGCTACCAGACTCTATCTCTGGCAAAACATCTATGCAATTTCCACAATGCAATTCATATTCAGCCATTCATCAAGTATAACACGGACTATAATCTCAGGCATGGATAATTGGTACTGGTAAAATACACATGATTAGTCAAATTTGGATATTGACTCATATTTTTGTCTGGCATACTCACCGATAAATTTTATGTAAAGTTGCTCGCAGGGGGTGGTCATTCTTATGTCAAGTCTGACGTGTGCGCCTCTATTCGTGGTGTGGTGGGTGGGGGAGTGGGGTGCCTCGCGCAGCGTGATGATCGAGGCAAACGAATTAGGTAATATAATAGTTCTTATACGATACGATTCACGCTCAAAATCGGCACAATACAATCATTCGTGTATGGCGCATGGGCCGGTATCATGTCACACAGCCCTGCCTGTGGCGTAGTGCTGGCCGACCATGCTACCATCCTCGCGCAACAGGTCATAGCACAGGCACAATAGCACACTGCGCCAGTACACTCGCAATAGGGGCACGCTGGCGAGGACTACCAACAGATACACCACAATGACAGATAAAACGTGTGGCGGCACTCTCTTGCTCGATTAACTGGCAACGTAGAACGAGTGTACCATGCTGGCGCATGAGGCGAGTCATTATGGCAATGGTACTAAGACTACCCGAAAGTACCATGATATACGCTTGACTAATGCTCGGTAAAAGTCTATTATGATGCAATAGGACAGACAGAGAGAGGACATCAGCAATGCGTAACTACCAGAGCAACTATTCAGCCAAGGAAGCACAAGCATCACTGTACCGCAAGCAGAATGCATCGGTGCTGGGTGCATTGGTCGGGCTAGTCGCCTTCTCCGCTATCGTGCTGGCGATTGTGGTACTGGCCTCCACGATGGGGTTGTTCTAGGCGAGGACAATGGCAGGACAGAAACGCGACAATCGAGACAAAACCGCGACAATTCAGAATCTAGCATAGCACAGATTGAGTAAACGCAATGTCGCCCAACGATAGATACCAAGTATGCGGTCAAGTGTCAGGTCTGATATGCACTGCCTCAACTAAAGCAGAGGCGTTTAGGATAGGGGCAAAGCACGCTACATCAGAGGACAAAGACGGGTTTGACATTGGCGCTCACGATTGCCCCGTCGAGGTATTTGATTGCCTTGCTCACAACGGACAGCCAGAATTGTGGCGTTATGACGACGATAGCAATACATGGAAAGTCGTCAGGATCAGGATAGTACAATGAGTACAATCCACCTCCACGCAAACGAGACAATGGAAGCGCTCGCAAAACAGGCATTCGGGTACACTGGGCGCAAGTTCCAAGTTGAGGCGAGGGAACGAGTACATATCGTCTCATATTGGGATGGCGGCACGCGGTCATACTGGGCAGTGCTAACGATGAGACTAGCGAGGGGCGAGTCCGCACCGGATCGCCACAATACCATCATGGTGCGTGGAATGCCAGAATTGCGCGTGGTGGGAGAATGCGGCGGGATGGGACAACCTGCCGGGATTGATGTGGAGATTGACGCTAATACCATTGTGGCAGAGCATGTCATCTTTTGCGGTAAAGATTTGGGAATTCGCTTCTATGTGAATCCCGCCCGCTTGCCACAGTACCTTCCGGCCTCGGCCAATGAACTAACCCGCGAACAAAGAATCGTCCTTGTCGCCACGAGGTCATACAAGTCCTCGTATGCTGGCGTTGGCAACTATCGGTATATTGAGGCAGGGCGTGAGACCGGCATTAGCCTAGCCGACTGGGAACGAAGCAAGGCAGAATGCCAGCAAATGGGATTGCTTGACAAACGAGGGGCTATCACAGTAGACGGGCGGAATGCTATCGGAAATGCGGATTTATGGCAATTCAGAAATGGACAGGGATAGTACAAAGGTACAGTATACTTATGCCGTGCTTTTGTGAGACAATACATCTATGCCATACACTGATTGCCGATACTGGGTACGCTATGAAAAACAGGGGAGAATCTGGACACACGCGGCATTGACGTTCGAGCAGTATCATTCGCTTGTGGCTAGGCTGGTAGCAGAGCATATCAGTTACACCACGGGAGAGGAGAAAGCGCAATGAGCAGGATAACACTTGACTTATACACGGATAACATGAATCTTACAGAGATTGCGCTCGCTTATATCCTCGCGGATAAACTGTTCTACAATGGCGCGGACGTGCTAGAGAAGCGAGTAAAACTGTTCCAGGCCGGAATCGCCAATGCTGGCGATGACGAGTTTTGGGCAGAGGTGGGGCGGATTATGGATGGGGTAGCGAAATGACATACCAACAGATTACTCTCCGCGCAACGTCAGAATGGCAAGCACTCCCCGAACCAAACCCGCGAGGCATTGGCTATTTCCTCGCATCTGGACAAGTGCAATTTGCTACTCGTGTCGGGTATGTCGGAGGCTCACATTTCCAAGCACGTATCAGCAAGGCGAATGCAAAGCGCGCCACAAAGAGAGGCAACTAACATGCTACACAAACTTGACTTGTCGAGGGTAAATTCGGCTTATGTGGCGGATGAATTAGCAATCGTATGGGGAGAGGGCGACAAACGCATTATCACAAACTGCGAATTTATACACTGGGTTGGTCAGCCTAATGATACTGACGACATCCGAGTCAACCAGCGGAATCAGCATCCTCCCCAGTACCACGAATTCACCACCGAGGAATTGAGACTGGCAACAGGCGAGTCGGTGAATATCCCGAAGTGGGGACACTACTTTGGAATTAAGGCACGGATGGCGAGTAACTACGCAACGCTACTCGACTCTATGCGCGAAATTGGCGCGGATGTATCAGACATGCCAAAGTGGCAAGACAAGCACTAAACCGCTTGATTAGTCAGGTTTGTACAAAGAGAGAGGATATACCACAGATGACTACCACTCGCCATGATGTCAAGTTTTACAATTGGCTGGGAGATGAAAAGGAAACCGTAAGGGGACTAACGTATGCACAATTCTATGCACTTACACAAGCACTAGAAAGAATCGGAATTGTGTATACGTTCAAAACGTTTGAGCAGTACGATTGAGACAGAAAAGAGAGGATACACCACATGAAAACACAAGCCGATAGACTTTTAGATGCTGCATATCTAAACCATGTCAAGCACGGCGGGCATAGAGGCATGAACTATGTAGCCTGTGCAAAATGCGACAAGCACTATACCGCGCATTTTGGGCGGGATTGTCTGTATCTCCGCAATGATCGAAATACCGTGCTTGATAGTGTGCCGCTTGTGGCGTTAGACGACAAGCGGCTAAAGTAAGGCAGACAAAGAGAGGAAACCAGACAATGAATCCGCAAACGTTAGCAATTGGCGTCATGTCACTCATCGGGATTGTGCTACTCGCCGTCATGCTGGCGGGCACTCACAAGCTCGGCAAAGTTGAGACGATTAGCGAGAGGCAGTATGCCCGGAATGCGCGTATGCTGGCGAATCTCAAGCATGAGGGGGTTTGGCAGGAACCGATTATCAATAATCGGTAGAACACTGGGAGGCTAGTCCTCCCTCACTTGCCCCAATGGACTAATCCGCCACAGATGAGCGGAGGTGAGTAGAGTTATTGGGGCAAATGAGAGGGGATTAGCAGACTGGAGGATCATCACATGACAAAATACAATGTCTTTATTCGGCGGTGGTGGAAAGATAACCCGACATGGCCGAAAGGCCTTGAGCCTCAGATGGGCAGAAAAACATACTTACAGCGCAATGTTGATTATGATACTGCGCGAAGCATTGCCAGAGAGTATAACACCACGCACAAGCCGGGGCGTTATTCCCTCAAGGCGGAATTTGAGGAGGCCTAGACATGAGCAAACTGCTAATCTCTGAATTAGTGGCGGGGAGTACCCTGCTAGTCGCTATGCTGGCAGTGTATGCCTCACCACAGTATCACCCATTCGTCAAGGCTGTCTTGCTACCTAAACTGGCGTATGCTGGGGCAGCGGTGATGGCAGTTATCGCCGTTTGTGCTTTCGTGGTGAGCGGAGGGTAAGACAATGGACAATCTACGCCAATTCTCGCGGATGCTGCACAATCAGGCAGAGGTACACCACGCAGAGCATAAGGCGAGGGAAGTACAATCGTCAATGCTTTACTATCGCTTTGTGATGCGACTCATCGTGGTGCTTGTTTGTGGCGGAGTGATTTTAGCCTCTGCCATTATCCCGCAGTTCTGGAAGTAATACGGAATGTCTGAAAGACTCTACACCACAAAGCGCGATAGACTGCTATCCCGCCTCCGCAAGTTAGGGCTACCCTATCCTGCCCGCGTATGGCCTCGCCTCTATCGGCGCATTGCCCAGTATCGGCCAGTGCAGTTAGCCGACATGAGGCGGGCGGTAAAACAGATGAAAGCACAGGGAGCCTAGATGCAAACAGAATGCACTCTTACAATCAATAAATCCCCTAGCGGATGGGCTGTTGAGTCTGTTGTCAAATATCCCGACTGGCCTAATCCAGTCTACACCTCGTCGGGTAACAGGACATTGGCAATTGCATTGTGGGATACCATCGGGCATTATATGAGACTCCCCGATAACCCGCGATTAGTGGCAATTACCGTAAAGGGCAAGCCAATGACTCTATCCGAGGCTTTTCGCATTATTGAAAAAGACTTACGGGGAAGTGCGTTAGATTATGCCATTCCAGGTTATCACAAATTCCTAGAGGAAGCCTAACCCGACTAACTCACCGCTTTAGTCAAGTTTGTACACGAGGAGCCGAAAATGAAAACTGGTGACAAAGTTCTATGCCGCTTTTACAATACTCCAGAGGGAAAATTTTATGGTGAATATTGGGAGGGAGAGGTAATCGCTGTGCTGAGTGGTGATAAACCCTTCCTCGTGAGCCAGAAAGCACGAAACCCACTACTCCCAGACATTCGACTCCACCGCAAAGAGATTAAGCGTACCTTGAGTCGCAATACTGACGCGGAGCCAAATTCTCGTTCTATTACCTAAGTCCTATATACATTTACACGGCATTAGTATGTAGTGAGAGTCAAGAGAGGATAACAGACAATGCACGCCAGCTACAATATCACTGACGACAAAATAAGACTCGACCCTGAGGGGGTACGCCTCACAGATGAGCAGTACAAACAGGCCAAAGCGTGTAATTTCGCGTGGTGGCCGGGGCGTAAAATCTTTGTCGCCAAGTGGAGTGTATCGGCTGAGGACTTTGTATTATCTCTCGTCTCCGAAATTGAGGAGAATGACACGCTTGACGACGTGGAGTCAAGAGTCGAGCGTTACCAGAAGCACGCCACAGAAGCAGAGTCAAACGCCGAGAGGTCGGCGGAATATAGTCAAGAGGCTACCACCGCCCGCAGGCGAGAATTATCACAACAGCGGGCAGAGAATGAGGCGGAGAAGGCGCTATACTGGACTCGGCGCATTTCTGGCGCAATTGAACGGGCGGCATACCGAGAACAACCCGGAGTCATTGCGCGCAGAATCAAAGGACTCGAATCGGATGAGCGGAAATACATCAAAGAGTCAAGTGATGAGGGATGTTTAGAAGTATCCCTCTATAATGCTCGCGTGGACTTGCCTCTTGAGGGTGACATACCAGAGGGCATTGTGGGAGTGAAGACTTATAGCGTAAAATTCAACGGAGTTGAGCAATACCAGACTCGGAGCGGATACGACAGAGCCAAACTTGAGGCGGGCAAAGAACGACACAAGACTCTGTATACTCGAATGCTTGCCCATGTCCGGCAACGACTCGAATACGAGCGGGCATTACTCGCGGCAGCAGGTGGACTCCCAACAGATGGTAAGACTTGGGAGGTCGGAGGAGCGGTTTTGATGGGGAATGAGTGGCAAGAGATAATCAAGGCCAATCGCACCACCTTTAACGCCAAGTCCCGCTATGGAAGCCACATCAAATATCAAAAAACGATGGCTAAGGGACTTATGACCGCAGAACAATATCAGGCATATCAGCGCGGGGAATATTCCCCAGAGGCGTAACGGTGACGGATTATACCGCCCTCGCCAAACGTGCTATAGCAAAGTCGGCAGAGTCAAAGAGCCGACTCGCCACTATCCGCAGAGAGGCGCAGGAAGATGTAGACCGACTCCGAAAATCAGCCGAGGGGCTAGAGGTGGCGGGCAAACAGCGGGCAGAGGTAACTCGGCTTGTGGAGTACAGGATTGATGGATTCTTCCCCACTCCGAGAGAATTAGCGACTCGCATGGTCTTACTCGCCAGCATTGAGCCGACTCATCGCGTATTGGAACCATCAGCCGGGGCAGGCCATATAGCCGACTCTATCCGTGAGGTTTGCCCCAATTGCGCCCTTGTGCTTGTTGAGTGGAATTGGAGTCTGTGCGAGGCACTACGGCGCAGAGGATACAATCCAGAACAAGCAGATTTTATTGAGTGGCAAGGCGGAGAGTTTGACCGAGTTGTAATGAATCCGCCCTTCGAGCACGATCAGGATATAATCCACATCCGCAGAGCATTTGACATGCTGGCAACGGGCGGGCGACTTGTGGCGATTGCCTCAGCCGGTATCCTGTTCGGAAATGGCAGGCGGGCAGAGTTCCGCCAATGGCTAGACGGGCAGGGAGCCGAAGTTGAAAAATTGCCCGAAGACACATTTAGGCGAAGTGATAGGCCGACGGGTGTACAAACTTGCCTAATTGTGATTGACAAGCGAGGCTAACATGGTAAAAAGTCAGTGGAGTGAGCCTTATTATGGACTCTCGCACAGGCGAATCGGAACCATACAGTTAACCGTGTGCAATAGGGGGAATTTCATAGAGGCGTATGCCGTGAACATTGCCAATAAACCATTTACGGTTTCAATCGCAGAGCGAATATTTGACGTTGGCGAACTGACAAAGGCAAAGAGATACCTAGAGAGAAAGGTTATCGGGTAACATGGCCGACTGGTATCAGGGATATTCACCCGACACCACAGACAAGGACGCTACCCGACTCTTTGAACAGAAATTCGGGTATCTGCCCTTTGCCTTGCGCCGTGACCCATCTAGCGTACAGGTTGGGCCTGTCGGCAAGCGTTCCTATGTGGCGGGTGACAAGATTACACGAGGCGGGCAGAGTTATACAGTGGTGGAAGTAGAGAAAACATTAGCGGGCTATACCATCCTCGCCGCTGGGCAGGATGGGGAGCCAGAAGTTTGGGAGGTCTGACAATGATTGTATATAAGCGTTGGCGCGTATTGAAAAGGTTTGGCAAGGCGGATTTGTGCGATGGGTGGTTCTTGTTCGGATTCATTCCCCTCTATGTCCGCATAATTGAGGCACAATGAAAACTCTCACCCTCTCAACAAACCTCCCCCAGTGGGTTTTAGAGGTCATTGAATTTGTGCTGGTAGTCCTCGCTCAGTTATTTGATTGCGAGGTACATAGTTCTATCATTCCGCAGAAGTAACACCACGGAGAGCGAGGCAGACATGGAACGCAAAGAAGGGCGCATTGGAGAACCACAAGAGTATGTTGAGTTTGACTTGGGGAAAAAGTCAATTATCGCCCAAGCATCTGGCGAGGATTGGGTTGTATATCTTAACTATCACGGCAAGAAGGCTCCAGTTAGGACTCTCGCATACTTTAGCCACAAGCAGAGAATGATAGGCGCGCATTCCGTGAAAGATTCCGCCGTATCCGCTGCAGAGGTAGCGGCTAAGGCGCTTGACGCAGACTCCAGGCTCTGACAGTTGGGACATACCACTAGGAGGCCACTATGGGGCCGTATTGCAAATTCTGTGACAACCGTTGCTTTGTACACTTCCCAGACAACACGCCCGACTACATTCTGCGTGCTTACGGGACATGCAACATCATCGCCACTTGCCGAGGGGGGCAGAGATTCGAGAAAGAAAAGATTGGCTATTGCTATGATGACATCATGGTGGAGATTTCAAAAATGAACAAATTTGTATGCGCCACTTGTGGCACTGAGCACATTGGGGATATTCCAGACTCTTGGATTACTCGTGGTGAACCACAAAATGAGATTCACTATTGTTCAAGAGCCTGCCTAGAAAAAAGAATATTTGAATCCGACGAGTGGCAAGATGCACTCCGGGAAGCATTGGCAGACATTGGCGAAACGCTAGACGACGAGGACACAAGTACCGATTGACATTTACTCAGTATTAGTTACCATCAGAGATGAGAGGAGCCTAAAATGGGAACAAGAGCAGATTTCTACATTGGCAAGGGCAAGAAAGCAGAGTGGCTTGGGAGTATTGCTTGGGATGGATACCCAAAAGGCATTCCGAAAAAAGTCCTCGAGGCCAACACCGCAAAAGATTTCCGAAAACTTGTTGCGGAACTTCTAAAGAGTCGGGATGATGGTACGACTCCCGAAATGGGTTGGCCGTGGCCGTGGGATAACAGTTGCACAACAGATTATGCCTATGCTTTTGAGCATGGCAAGGTGACTGCATCCTGCTATGGGAGTAAATGGTTTGGCCCGCTAAAGAAATTGCCAGAGAATTTGCCAGAAACAGCCGTCTTTCCAAATATGAAGGGTGTCCAGAAAGTTGCCTTTGGGCAGCGTAGCGGGCTTATCATTATCTCCGCGAGTAGAGAATGAAAAAAGGAAAGAACAAATACACCACTGCCGAGGGGCGCAAGAATTCACACTCGCGGGATTGCGTGGAGCCTAAATGTCAAGGCACTCCACCGTATGACGGGACAAACGAATCTGTGTGTTCTGCGTGTGGCGAGTTTATGCCATGCGAGGGACACAAATGCAAAGAGAGGCAAATAAAATGACAAAAGACATCATTACCCAACCCGAATATGTTACACAGGAGCATCTTGAATTCTTGGATGAGTTGCGCGAGTCGGGCGTAACAAATATGTATGGCGCAACATCCTATCTTGTGGATGAATTTGATATTGAGGAAAAGATTGCCCGCCAAGTTTTGACATATTGGATGAAAACATTCGGAGTTCGTCATCCAGTTCAAGGGACTAAAGCATAGCATTAGCCAAACTTGTACAAAAGAGAGGACTCTGAAATGAGAATCTATCACCACAAAGCAACTGGAGTAGGCGGGAACGATTCGGAAGCATGGACTCTAATTCTGCTTGCCGAGGAATACAAAACCATCTTTCCGCCCCTGGCCTTCAAAGAAGTATACAACCCACATTATACAGAGGTTCGATTCTTCTGCGAGAACGGGCAGGAGGCGGAGTCGTTTGCCCGCAATCACGGGATTCAAATTCTGGAGGCATAATGAACACCTGCAATTGCCTTGCCTGCAAGCCCGCTAATGCGCCACAATTGCCAGTTGAGAAATGGAATGCTGGACAGCGAGTCAAGTATGTCTGGCACAGAGATTCAGACAAAGAGCCTATCACGCGGTATGGAGTCATTGTGGACTCACCCGAGGATTGGTTCAAGTATCCGATAGAGGACGGCGTATACGTCCTTTCGGACGGCAGACCATACACGCTCAGTAATGGATACGCGGGATTCATGCGGTGGTGGAATTGGGACATCACTGGGGAAATCTCCATCAAGTATGGCGGGGGGAACTATTCGCCATTGATGGAGGCGTAGCCGTGAACTTTACATGGCAACAGGCCTGGGACTTTGCGAAGTCTCAACCATATGAACTCCAGACTGGGACAATTTACAGACTCAATGTTGAGATTTACGAATTCTTGGCGTTTGCCTCGGATGACGTACAACTTGAGGTGCTCAAGTTCGCGCCGGATTACATCATTGACCTATTCAAAGACAAGAGACGCAAGTACGTCAAGATAGTTGACGGCAAAGAGCATATCGGGTATCTTCCGATCATAAAGCCTGATGTGCTTGCACAACTTGACAGGGGAAAGGTAGCAGAGAGCCACAAACCAAAACGAAAGGGATGCCACGGCAAAAAATGACTAAACGAATGGGCGCACCTCTAAAGCGAGACTCTAAACTACTCACCACCGGAATTACTCAAGCACTTGAGGAAAGGTATGAGACTTTTGCAAAGGCAGGATTCACCACCAAGACAAACCTCAAGCGCCTCGCCCTAGAATATGTGATTGAAGAAATTGACGCTGGCAGACTCGCGGTTAGGCGTAGTGGCGGAGAAGCACATATTACTGCCGTACCATTGCCAGAACATCAAGAATCGGCATAGACTGTGCATTAGTCAAGTTTGTATATGGAGGGTATAATGACCACCGTAGTTATCATTACCGCTGGCGTTACAATCGTGGTGTTTTCTAGCCTTGTGGTGACATGCCTCTGTGTATTTAGTTCGCAAATATCAAATCGCAAATGAAAAGTATCTCTGTATACTCTCTTGGAAATGGACAACTTGCCGTAGTGGTGGAGGGTGAGGAGTATAAGGTGTTTGATACACCACGAGAGGCAAGGGAGTATATTGATTCTGTGAACAAGGGGCGTCCAGTAAGAGAAGAAGAGGAAAAATGAATGGCTGCGATTGATAAAATTTACGGCACAAATAAACAGTACGATGAATTCAGGCGGTGGTGTTCAAGGTATAAGCCAGAAGCACTGGTATATTTCTACGAGTGGTATGGCGAGTACGGGGACAATGAAAGTCATGCCATAACAAACTTCCCAGAACGAATTGACCGCTGGATGTTGAAGAATTGCAAGATTGATTGGGTTGTGGCGTATATCAAAGACCAATACGGAGAATCGTAAAATGCCAGATATAAAATCATGCCCATTCTGTACACCACAGAAACAGAGGGAGCCTAAAATACCTGATGAAATGGAAAACAAGCACATCACAGAATGCCTATTGGACGATGGGAACAATCACCACATATGATTTCAGCAGCGGTGATCGCAATGCATACAGCAAGCCGGAATACGGCAATTTGAAACTGGTGTATCTCGGATGTGGCGTTCTCTATTCACTTGACGGAAAACGCCAGAACTCTACATACAAAATGCACTTCTTCCGAAAGATTGGTTTCTGACACTAACACATTGGAATAGTCAAATTTGCACAAAAGACCGCCCTTGACAGAATCAAGAAATGTCATACAATCTACGCCACAAATGGCTTGCCGGAGCCGAGACTGGGTACTAAAAGAAAATCACTCTCCGCATGGGAAGTGGTTGTTTAGAATCAAGTACCCAGATTCGACAACATCGGCCCATTTTCCATGCGAGGAGTGATTTTGTTTTATGAAAGCATACAAGCCAAACACAATTATGAACGGCCACAAGTCAGATGTACCCGACCTCACCACCAATGAGACTGGCAACAGACTCCGCGCAGAACTATCCCAACTGCCTCACACAGTCAAAGACAATGAGATATGCCTTGAGACTCCTGTAAAACTCAAGGTGCTATCCTTTTTGATTGACAAAGGCTTTCTGTGGAGTGAGCACGTGGTGAGTCGAATCTCGCAGAATTGCCTTATCAACAGTCGAAATGAGGGCAAGGCTTGGTGGACAATTGCCGACTACAAGATTCTGTGACACCACAAACGCCCTCTACATTATCCCGTAATGGCACGGCAAGGCAGGGCCAGGCGTGGCTCGGCTGGGCCGGGCAGGGTACGGCATGGCGAGGCGGGGCAAGGGAAAGACTTGAAAGAGTACATTGATGACACCACAGACAAAGCGCCAGCGCAGATTCGCATACCTCACAGAACAAACAATGCTGCGTGAGTGCATTGAGTCTGAACGTCTCTTGTCTGTGGCGTCTGACAACACCCTGCCAGAGGACGACGGAGACTGGAACAACTCGGATGGCGACGAGAAGGACGACGATGGAGATTGCTAACAATGTTCACCTATTCAAATCGGCCAGAACCATGTGGGGGATGTGGCGCATTACCGGAATGGTATAAAGGCGAGGAACGATGGTGTTGGAGTTATAATCACGCATTTCAATGTATCGTCTTACAGCAAGATTTTGAATCTGCGCGGAAATATGCTGAGAGACTTTTCAAGATTGCAAAGTCCAAACTTAATGGCGATGAACAAGACAGCCCGATTTGATTGTTTTGTGCGAATTTTGCCATACTAAATTCCATTCCGAACTCAATCGTTCAATACGCATGTACTCCGGCATATAACGAATATCTAGCCCGACTCTACTCCTGAAAACCGGCAGGATAAGAGGGTCATATCCGAAAACCCATTTCCAGGGATTGAGCCGAACAAGGCTGGAATAATGGGACTTAGGCGAACAGTCAGCGCCGATTCACTTAATGGATCGGAAGTGCGGAACTCGTTGCTGAAACATTTATAACAAAACCCCTGCCCCTCTGCCGTAAGGCAGACTACCCAACTAGCAACCGGAGGTGGTAGGCAGGTCGCAGACTGGCTCACTGCATAATTTTTTTGTGGCGGACAGCATTAGAGGGAGAAGTTGCGTCTACTCGCAAGACTGGCGCAGAATGTTCAACACAGACATTCTCTCTCACTGTGGCGTCACCACTGATAAAAGAGGGCGATATGCCAGACAGAGACGTAACAGACCTCATAAAACGAGGCTATGTAGACGACGAGTGTATGCCGATAGAGAAATGCGTCTGCGGAGCCGAATTCAAGTCGTGGACTTTCATTATCAGCATTTACAAAGATCATGCTTATGAATGTCCAAAGTGTGGTAGAAAGTTGTATTTTACAATGAGGGTGCGCGTGTTTGAAGTGGTGGATACGCCACTGGAAAGCGGGACAGACTCTTGACGGACTCGCCAGTCCCTTTCACTGTGGCGTAACCTCTATGAAAGAGACTAGCACGCCTCGAAAGACAAACGACTTTTACCGCTATCCGAGAACGCCACGACGAAAGAATAAGCAAGTTGTTCAGACACACGCCGAGAGAAATTGAGGGAGCCTAAAATGACAAATCCACAGTATTATACAAATTTGCATACAGAGAGCCGAATTTGTCATAGTACCAAAAGACTATACAAACGATAGATAGTGGTGGTATAATGTCAGCATAGAAATATGCTACGAATGAAACGCGGGAGTGCCATTTCAACGATGAATAAAATCATGGCAGATTTGGATGCCGAGGAAGGCATTACCAAAGAGATGCTTGATTTTGTTGATTTGGACATTGAATTTAGTCCAGTCTTAGCATTTCGTGGCGAGAGTCTCGGTCAAGAAGTTGAAGTTGTGCCAACGCAGGGCGCGAGATATATTATTCGCCATCCAGCGATTTCCTCATCTATTGGAAAAGAAGAACTAAAGAGGATGCGACTTAGATACCTGCTGAAATATAAGGCATGGCAGAGACAGAACTTCGCGCCACTTATTGAAAAACTACACCAATGAAACGCAACCGAATCAATCCAGAGGCACTAAAACTCGCACAGCAATGGGCAGAACAGACATATCCAACCGAACGGTGGTGTCCTCGTTGTGGGATATACCAGCAAGTCAAGCAAAAGGAATGCGACGAGGTGTGTCTGTATGTTTGCGTGGTGTGCGAGAATCCAATAGACGAAAGCGCAAGTCCGTTTTAGAGGAGAGACACAATGAAAGACAATAGCAGAACAGAACGCGCATTTATCTGGTCAAGCCGTGCCTGGTATGCGGACGCCGTGCGCGATGGCGAAGAAATAATGTTTGGTATGTACGCAAAAGAGGGTGGAACGACTGGTGAGATGGGGATGCGGTGGAAAGACCTCGGCGGAAAAAAGAGGGTGCCTCAATTGCAAGTTTTTGATGATGCATGGGAAACTCTTGCAATGTTTCCAGACCTCATCAAAGCATTGGGCGAACACGACAACAAAAATATAACACCACAGGAATTTGTTGACATTCTTGTGGTGTGTGGATTCGCAGATTTCACAGAATATGAGAGAGGCGTGGCGCGAGGATGAACAAGAAAATCGCAAAAGCCAAAGAGAGAATCAACGGCACTAAGCCAGAGTTTTTCAAGCAGGGTGACTTTACCATCTGCGTTATCTTCAACGGCAAGAAACTCCTCGTGGGCGCAACAAAGCGCAATGTCAGAACGGATGCGCCGAATCCGGAACGTGGAAAGACAATTGCATATGAACGCGCATTGAAGGGCGAAAGTGTGCGACTGTGAAAACATACTATATCGTTCAACATGCTATGCATGACAACCACCAACCATTTTGGATGGCACATAGCAATGGTTTCGCGGCGCGGTTGGGACAATTCGGCCATTTCAATAGCATTAGTGATACCATAAGTTTCAAAAGCGCAGATGTTTGCGAGGAAAAACTGCGGAATATTCTCTCCGCAGAGAATCCGAGAGTTGTTAGAGTTGTGCATATCTAGTTGGAGAATAAACCAATGAAGAAAGAACTGTGGGCAGCAGCAGTCAACCTTGTTGGATGTGACGATGGGCCAATAAGAGTCAAATTTGATAAAGAAACTAACTTGTATTGCGACTCTAGTGGCGAATTCGGGTTTCTCAAAGACGAGAAGATTTCTCGGGGAAGAGTGGTATTTTCCTCCGAAATAAAGAGCGAGGTTGTAGCATTCATCGCTGGCGCTAATGCAGTTTATCACATTCTGGATATGATTTCTGGGAATAGTGAGTGAGCGAGACTATGAAACTCGGACGCTATGACAGGTATCTTGGACACATGCCATATAGACTCCCGATATGGTTGAGTACAAGTATCTGTTTGCGAAAGGCTAGGAATAATAATGTCTACACCACCCATGCCTGATGAATACCCGACTGATGAGGAACAAGCAAATAAGCAACTTGTAAAAGTTGAGCCAGTAGTTGAATATCCATTGGCAAGGACATCGGATGACTTAGAGATTCTAAATGGAGATTCCGAGGAGAATCTATATGCCGGAATATCAACTGCCATTGTTACGCAAGAACAAGAACTGATTCTACGAAAGCCAGTTGACGTTTCCATTGTTGAAATAAATCCGATGGGTGAGGTCTATGTGCCTCATTCTGAGTATCGCAAGACGCTTTGCGATGCTTTTCATTCTGGCGGATGGGGAATCCGGCCAGTTAGTAAGCCGACTCTCTATGGAAATTGGCTTATGCAATGGTATTCTCTATATGTTGGTGGAAAATTTATTTCTACGGTTCCATCCGAGGCCCAATATTTTCCAGACAATCCAAGAATGGTTTACGCCACTGCGCTAGAGTCGCTTCGTAGCGTGGCATTACGCCGTCTTTGCAAAGACCTCGGTATGTTCTTGGAATGTTGGGATAAGGCATTCATTTTCAAGTTCAAATCCGAAAACTGTATTCAGGTTGAATATCTTGACAACAAGGGCAAGGTTAGCAAGGGGTGGCGAAAAAAAGATTCACCGCCAATGGATGGCGAGGTTGAATATGCACAAGTTGTAGCAAGGCGCAATGCCCAAGTAAAAAGGTCAACAGAGGTTCCTGAAAAGTCGGAGAAACGGACACAGCCTACAGCGGCGGCAACTGTCTCAATTCCGAGTGGCGAATCCGAGAAGAAAGAGAGTCCGAAAACTGTTGTAGAGTCTGTCAAGCCTGCCGAGATGATTGTGGTGGACAGCAAGGGAACTGAAAAGCCTCGCCGCGAAACGATTGGCGTCAAGGTGGCTAGCAGCGATTGGTTCAAGTCTCACATCCTCGGGCACAAGCATTTCCTTGACAAGAGTAATCATCCTGTCCAGAAACACTTTACGGCTTACATCCTGAAATACTTTGGAATCAATTCCGCTGTCAATCTGACTTGGGAAATGTTTGTTGCCATGCGAAATAATCTTGACGGCAAGGGTGATGATCCGAAGTATTACAAGCCAGAAGCGAAAGAAATAGAGCCGACAGAGCCGAAATCCATTGAGGACAGAATCAAAGATGCTGGCTTGTCAAAACTTGTGGCGGAATGGAAGGCAAGTTATCATATTCGGCCAGACTCAGACCACAGGGATTTTATTGAGATGGTTGAAATCATACTGGAGGGGATTGGGAATGGACATTTCAGCACCTCAACACCAGAGGGACTAAAAGAGATTGACGAACAGTTCAGGGTAGCATTCAAGGAAGTGCCGTTCTAACTAAAACACTGGATTATACAAGTTTGTACACGAAAGGGTTGTGAAAATGAAAGGTCTCGGATGGTTGGCTTACACACTTGTTGTCATTGTTGGCGGTAGCATTGTCAGTGGATGGGCGCTTTCTGTGATGTGGGGATGGTTCATTGTGCCATTGTTCAATGTGCCAGCGTTCGGAATTGCACAGGCAGTTGGACTCATGTGTGTCATTGGAATGATTGTGCCACATCCGAGCGTAAATTCTGATGGCAAGAAGCATGATACGATTGATGTCATTGTGATGACATTTGTGGAGGCTTTCGTTAGGCCACTTCTCAGCATCGGCATTGGTTGGATTGTATACCAATTTATCAGATAGGAGTCTGCAATGAGTGACGATACGCCACATCAAGTCTTGAGAAATTTGCATGGGCCATTGTGCAAAATGTTCACGGCTATCAACCACGGATTTCTTGAAAAAGACATCAATGAATGGATAATGTCTCACCCAAACATCTATCTTGAACAACAGGAAACAGACTTGTTGCCTGGATTGTTTGTTGTGACTCTCTGGTACACAGAAGACTCCGCCGAATGAGTACTGCCCTCGTCAAGACCTCGCCGGAGTCATGGCTGGAAGATATAAAGGCGGCCATCACAGACCCGAAGACGCTACAGTATGCCAGTGGCGTAGTTCCGGGTAGCAATGTCATCCCAGTTGAGTTATCGGACGCATTCAACACATTCCACATCAGGGCAATAAGTCACGCCACAACGAGGGGGGAACACGAGGCGCTGATGTATCTCTCGTTCTACGTCATCCACCGTTACAAACTGTTTGTGGCGCACGGGGATGGCACATGGGAATCGTACTGCGATGAGATTGACTCCTCGCCAGTGGGTGTTAGCAAGTCAAGCATAAAAAGCAAGGTCAAGGATATTCAGGACTTGCTTGACAGAAAAGTATCCATAGAGAACATTGTCCAACTGCTTGCCATTGCGCCGATGTCTGCAAGAACTCTACCAGATGTGCCACACGATAAGTTGCCAAGTGGCGGAGTCAATGAGGCGGCAGAGAACATTATTGAACTTGGGCCTGATGAGGGGATGCGCTATGTTGCAGACCTCGAAGGCAGACCGACAGTAAAGTGTATTGGACACGACTACAATAAGGCCAAAGAGAAACTGTTGCTAAAGTTGCGAACCAATGATAGAGAGTCTGGGAAGACTTACGACTCTGATTTGGTGGTGTCCAACGTTGGAGAGATTGAGGCGGAGTGGATGATAGCCAAGATGGGGAGGCGGAGAGTCACATGACATATCGCGTGATGATATTGTCGGATCACGCATGGCGAGATGTTCCTGCCTGTGCCATAATCAAGGTGGAACTAGAAAAACTCCTGCCCGACTCCGAGATTTTGATTGTTGACATCCATCTCCTCGGCATAATAACGGAGAGATTCCATCCTCATCTGGTTGTAGTCAATCACCTCCACGATCCGCGCCGTAACAAAATCTTTGATTCTGTCAAGAGGCGTGGTGGGTTGATTGTGGTGAACGAGCCGGAGGGAAGAAGCAACACATGGGGTTCTATCAAGTGGGCAACAGAGGATTACCCACACGAACTTTGTGACCTCTATCTGTGTTGGGGGACTGGCATTGCGGAACACATGCCAGAAGATGTGAAGTATGAGATTGTCGGGGGGCCGCGTTGGGATTTTTATTATCCTCCATACAATCAACTTATCCAATCCAAAGAAATCTTGCTGGCGAGATATGGTTTAGACGCCACAAGACCGATAGTTACAGTCGCCTCATCGTTCCCACAGGGCAAGTTTGCGAAGTCGTCTACAGACTTCCTGTTGAGAGATTGGAAGAATCTGAAACGTGACCAAGTGAAGGGTGGCGAGAATCCAGCCGAACATGCCAAGTCTGAGTTGGAGGCATTCAACAGATTCCAGTCGTGGCTAAGGACTCTGCGGTATGAATTTCCAGAATACCAGTTACTCATCAAGCCCCACCCGGCAGAGAATGTGGCAATGTGGACTAAATTCGCAGACGAGATTGGCGCAAGCCTCATGCCAATGGACTACGTTTTTAGTTTACTGGCATTGAGTGATTGTCATGTGGCGAGAGCCGAATGTATGACTATTCCAGAGGCATGGATAGCGGGCAAGCCAACAGTTCAGTGTTTGTTGGGAAATACCGGGAATGAGGGGCCAGGAATGGATGCGGCCAATCTTGTTGATTTCTTTCCTCCCGTTACGGATGTAACAGGATTCTTGGGACAAATTGAAACAGCAACAAGCATGATCTCCGGCACATCGCAATATCAGACAGAATATCTTGAAAAGTGGCTAGGCCCAATGCCTGGTTCTGCTACGAGAATTGCCAAGTCCATCCAGGACTTACTTGACAGCAAACAACCAAAGACATGGAAAGAGCCGAGTTATCAGGATTGGGTGGAGATACACGGAGTCCTGGTTCAGCATTCACGCGATCATGCCAAACCAGAGGCAGACCTTATCGGACAGTGGAGTAAGCATGTCCGATATGAAGTAACACAGGATTGGGTAGGTCGCGCACGACGAGTGTCAGCATGATGACTCTCATTCTTGTTACATCCCTCTCACAACTATTCGTCCGCACCATCATCAAAGAACTGATGCATAGTTCTGATACTCTTGTGGTGGACACGAATCCACAAATCCATGTTGAACTAAAGAAGTTGAATATCAGTGCTATTCATCTAAACCCGACAAGAAATGTCCGAATAGATTGGGGAAATAGGGACTCCAATTTTAAGGGGCTTTTCATGGATGGCGACCAATTAAAATGCAATTTTCCAGACACCACGCTACCGGTCTGGAAGGTTGTAGCGTTGGACAGATTTAGTTTCTGGTTCACAGATAAAGAATCTGCCGAGTTATATGATATGATATGCGCTTTGGAATGGGACAAGTGTATTGCATCAGCAGATCTCAACAGCGACTTGGCGTGGACACTGGCGAGGTATAGTGGCAAGCCAGTGTGGGGAATGAAGACATCTGGATTTAGGACTCGCGAGTGGTATGACCTCGGAATGACTGGCAATGTTCCGTTTGCGGGATTGTACGTTGGGAGTGAGTCTGACAAGTCGTTTTTATCCGAATTTGTACAACAAATACCAATTGAGACTGTAAACATATAGGCAGGGGATTGTAAACACAGTTCTGGAAATTGTAAACATAGGACATATTCAATATGTGGCAACGGTGAGCAGAAGATGTCTGGATTCTCATTATCGCAATTGCGGCGGCGTGGGAACTTGTGGGATTGCTTTTCAAGAGCGTCCCGACTCTATCCGAGTTGGTCACTGCGCTGTTGAATAATGTTGGGCCTTATGGCAGATTGGCATTTGTCATACTGTGGGCATGGTTGGCATGGCATTTCTTGACGGGAAGGATATTGGCAAAATGAAACTCTACATAGCATTGTGCCAAGACAGACACGAGGATGCTTTGATAAAAGTGTTCAAGAGACAAGATTCTGCAATTGAATTCTGCAAGAAATTTATGGAGGACAACCGTTCAAAGAATTCAGAGATTAAATACTTTGATATTGATGGATGGCTATTCCATGCAACATATGCCGCCGAAGGGGATAGTGTCACGGTCATGGAAACAGAGTTGCAGAAATGATAGAATTCAAGAAGGTGTCTCCGTGGTTTATGTGGTTCATCGGCTTTGTGTCTGGATTCTCTTCTACCTATGAACCATTCACGAGTCATCCGTGGATATGGTTCGTTTTTTCAATGGTTATTTTTTCAATATCATATCTTGTTTGGCGAATTTACTACGGTTCAAAGATTGTAAAATGACAGACAAACCAACTTCCAAAGACTCGCTCCGAGACGGATTGAAATTGACGCCACAAGCAAAAGTAGCATTTGTCGTTTGGGAATCTCAGACAGAACAGATGTGGCGCAAGTCTTTTCCAGAGATATTCAAGCATTATGATTATCTGTTAGTGTTTCCATATGGGTATCACGCCGATAGGCACTTTAGAATCTATGGCGGTGCGAACAATGAACATATCTTAGTGGTGGACAGTCTTGACATGCGACAGGCCGCAGACGAGGTATTGATGTTCAGAGTTATTGAGGACTTAATTTCAGAGAAGCCTCCCGTGAGGATCGTAGACCCCGCTAATCGTTGGCTGAGTAAGGAACTCTCACAATGAACACCAATCCCCAGACTCGTTATCAATCCGTGTGGCGTGTCATGGCAGATGGACAATGGCATACTCTCCGAGAGATTTCCGAGAAGTCTGGATTTAGCGAGGCATCAGTATCGGCACAGTTGAGGGACTATCGTAAGACCAAGTACGGTGGGCATACGGTTGCCATGCGTTCTGCGAAAGTCCAAACACACGAAAGAGAAGTGTTCGCAAAGGAATACAAACTTGTCCCCAATCGTGTGGCGTATGACGATGACAAAGAACAATTTGTGTATAGGGAGTCGGCATGAAAAAGATTATCTCGCTATTCCAAAGAAACTATGAAGGAGACAGACTCGTAAGGAATGAGATTGTTCCTAATGCTGAGTGGGTATTGTCGGGCGATGGGATTGCGACTCGCAAGTGGGATGGAACTGCCTGCATGGTAAGTAACGGCAATCTATACAAAAGATACGACGCCAAGAATGGCAAGATACCTCCCGCGGGATTCATTCCAGCACAAGACCCAGACCCAGAAACGGGACATTGGCCGGGGTGGTTATTGGTTATGAATGACAAGTCTGACAAGTGGCATATTGAGGCACGGAACAACTGTGCTACTTGGCCGTTGCCAAACTGGACATACGAATTGATTGGGCCGAAGATTCAGGGGAACGCAGAAGGATTGACGTTCAGTATGTTGATGCCTCACGGAAAACAGTATCTTCCAGATTGTCCCAGAGATTATGACGGCATCGGGGAATATCTAAAAACACACGATATAGAGGGGATTGTTTGGTGGCGAGACATCAACAATATAGATTGTGATAAAGTCAAGATAAAGACTAAAGACTTTGGCCTAAGGCGTGGAGTATCCAATGTCTTTTGATGGAAAGACAATCATTACTTTTGCTGGCCGAATTCATCACTGGCAACGTCTATCGCCAGTTGTAGATGAACTGCGAAAGCGAGGATGCACAGCGCCATATTTCATTTCGGACAACGCAATTCAGTTGGATGCAAGCGAGGAATTCTTGATTCCCGCTTGCGAGTCATTCATCCACGCCCTCGATTTTCTTGATGTGGAGTCAACGGAACGCACCACAAGAATGACGCATGACATCCTCGGAAAGATAGCGAAGCACAACGATAGAGAGTCTGACATTCGCTCATTCGTCTCTCCATTCTGGCTGGCTTATTCTGTTCGTGAGGCATGTGAGTTTTTGTGTGCTACCGAGAAGGCATTAGACTCTATAAAACCAGACGCCGTAATTGTCTTGCATCAACAAAATTTCTGGACGCGCACGCTTGGATATTTAGCAGACAGGCGAGGCATTCCAGTTGTCAGTTTTCAGGAGGGGAAGTTGAGAAGGCGCGATCAACAGACTCTAAATAAGCAAGCCACTGCCGCAGACGATTGCTCAAAACTTCTATGTTGGTCTGAATCTGCAAGGCAGGAGTATCTTGAGGCAGGCATTCCAGACTCTAAACTTGCCGTGACTGGCATTCCCCATCTCGCAGAGTGGTTTGGCTATATGGCCGAACCAAAGAACTGGCAACTCGGCAAGAAGATACAGAAGCAATCATTGGGATTTGACCCTGAGAGATGGTTAGTATCATTCTTCCCGCCACTATTGAGTCGCTATGACGGCAATCCAAAGACGGCATTGGGGGCATTGGCAGACTGGTCGGCAAACAACTTCACGCAACTTGCAATTAGACTCCATCCGTTTGAGTACGAGGAGAATGTTGAGAAGTTGAAGTTCGGAATCAAAGACCATCCGTATGCGAAAGTGATTGAGAAAGACACCCTGCCATTGATAGCGTGTTCAGATGTTGTTATCTCACAGCACTCTACTGTGGCGGTTGAGACTCTGGCATTGGATGTTCCTTTGATTGAGATTGACCTAGACAATGTTGGTGTGCTAGAGAGTCTGGCAGAACAAGAAGTAGCAATTCCAATGGGCGGAGGCGAGTTATCTAAGATCAAGCAGGTATTGAATGGCGAGTTGAAGGTTAATCCAGTCAAGTTGCAAGAATGGATAACTCAGAATGTTGGGCCGAGGGACGTAAGGATTGTAGATAGAGTCGTAAACGAGATTGAGAGGTTGCTGTGATAAATGGCGTTTTTCACGGACTCAATCAATCCCAAAGAGACATTGCCATTTCGTCAAGATTTATTAGGCGTATATTTATCATTGATTATTTCTATCGAATTGGCAAAATCTCGGCAGAAGAAAAACTCGCATTCCAGGCCCGCGAGATAAACAGAAATTATGAGCACGAAGTCTTGGCGAGGATAAAAAAATAATGTTCTGGCTTGCCATTCTCGCCACGGTTTTATTCCTTGCATCCTCTGTCTGGATGGTGCGCGATGCTTACCGTGTGGTGAGAGGGACTGGCAGGCCATCGGTATTGTCTATCATAGCATTTGGAAGTACGGGAGAGGCAATGGCTATTCTGTGGATGATTGTGTGGGGCGGAAAATGAAGTTTGCCAAAGATGTCATTTTCTGGATTCTATTTGAATTGCAGTGGTGGTGGATATGGCATTTCCCAAGCCGGATGTTCCCGATACTCCCCATTCGCCACAATCTTTATAGAATTTTCAATTGGTCGCGCAATTAATTTACAGGATGACAGAAAATGAACAAAAGAAGAAGGATTGTAAGAGTCGGAATGACATTTGACTTATTGCTTAACATTATGGAATTGGGCTATCGCATAGATAATGGGATAGAATGTGTTGAGGGATTGCCCGGTGATGCAGAATTCGTTGATTCATATGTTGATATTTCAACGCGCATTCTCTATCTTATCTTTCGACATCCAACATTTGACGAGGTTGAATTGGGTGCAATGATTCCAGAAAAGAGAATTGTGCATAGGATGAATCCGGTATTCAGGAATGAATAAAATATCACTTGTCATTCCCACATATCAGCGTAAGGGGATTTTGGCGTGGACACTTTCAGAACTTGAGAGGCAATCGCTCTCGCGGGATATGTTTGAAGTTGTGGTGGTTGACGATTGTAGTACAGACGGCACTTATGAATATCTCCAATCCGCCACATTCCCGTACAACTTCAAGTATGCACAAACCGAAAAGAACTCTGGGCCTGCTACTGCCAGAAACATCGGTGTATCACTGTCAAGTAATCCAATCATATGCTTTATCGGGGATGACGCGATTCCATCGAAACATCTGCTCTATCGGCATATCCTCGCACACCACAATAAGGGTAATGAGGAGTGTGCCATACAGGGATATGCAGAATGGCATCCAAGTATCCCGCCAGACGACTTCCACAGATTTCTACATGGTGAGACTAAAATTGGCGGAGGCGGAATTCAAGCAAACTGGGCAGGGTTGAAAGACAAGAAAGGCAATTGGGTTGACGAGAATACAAACATTCCGGGGTGGTTCTTGACTCTCAATTGCAGTATCACAAGGAGTGTATTTGATTTCATCGGGGGTTTTCATCCATCATTCCCGATGGCCGCGTGGGAAGATATAGAACTCAGCCTCCGTCTCGCAACTTTCGGATATAAAACTTACTTCTGCCGAGATAGTGTCGTACAGCATTTCCATAAGCAGACTCTTGACAGTTTTATTAGGCGTCAAATCATGGAGGGAAAATCAAGACTTCATCTCGTTGCCCTCCACCCCCATATGGCCCCTCAACTCTTGGATGTGGAGGGAATGCGGAGGGCCGAACAAGAACAGCCATACACCACATACGTAGAACTTGCCAGAGAACTCCACTACAATCAAGATGACTTGGTACAGGAAGCAAGACAGCACAGATGGATGCTTGCGCTAAGACTCGCCTCGCTAGAGGGTATCAGGCAGGGATTAGAAGAACGTGGTAGGGACTGTCACATCTGGTGGGCAGTCAAGCACTTGCACTTGAATGATGCTATAATGCAAGTCGTCGGATGTGCGGCGGCATGGGAAAAGGATGATTTAGAATACGCCACGGTCTGCTATGAGTGGGCGAACAAGCAAGAGCCAGACTCGTGGGTTATGCCCGCCATTCGTGGCGAGATACTTTTGAAACAGGGCAAGACTGGCGATGCACTCGCGGCGTTCAGGGAATCAATGTCAAAGAGTGCTGGCGAGAAGTGGCCGCTAGAAAGAGTTGAGGAGTTGTCTAAATGATTACACTTATTATTGCGACTTTCATTTGGTTTGCATGTGGTGTTCTCGCCTATGGCATAACTATTGCCCATTTTTCTGGGGCATACACATTCACGGAGCCAAAAGACCATATTGGAATTGCCCTTGTTTCATTTTTATATGGCCCAGTAGGATTGTTAATGTCATTTATTCTAAGCGATTTTGCGAAATATGGAATTAGATTTAGATAGGCCCTTCTAAAATGAAGCGCAAGATTGTAGGCGGACTGCTAGTTGGATTACCCACACTGATATTCTTGGCATTATTGTATTTGACTGGTGCTTGGATTGGTTTGGCGATAGTTCTTGCTGGACTTGGCGTTGTGTTTTTGATGGCATTCGCTGTTATACGAGGGCTAGAACTTATCTTTGGGGATTTGTTGTGAAAGACATCCAACTCTGGCATGGCGATTGCTTGTCGCTTATGGAAAACATTGAATCGGGATCGGTAGACCTTGTATTGGCCGATGCCCCATACGCTGTATTGCGTAACAAGCAGGGCATAAAACGCCACAAGGCAAAGGAAATTGAGCGGTATCAGGAATGGGACGATATGACAATCCCGCAATATTATCGGATGTTGTTGGAGTTTTCCAAGAAGTCATATAGAGTCGGAAGAGAAGGGACAACGCTATATTGCTTTTGTGCCACAGAGAATGCTTTTCTTCTGAGGACGGCACTGGAGCGTGCTGGGTGGAGATGGTTTATGGTGAATTTCTGGAAGAAGACTAATCCAGCACCAGTTGTTAGGGGAAAGAGGCCTCAGTCATCTGTAGAGGCATTCGGCATGGCGATCAAAGTAAAGAACAATACATTCAATGCGGAGAACTTTGGCAAGATACACAACTGGATTGAATGTGATGATGTTATTGAGACTCCAATTCCAAGCGGCATAACAAGAACTCATCCATCCCAAAAGCCATTGAAACTTATGGAGGAACTGATGCGACGCTCTAGTAACGAGGGCGATTTAGTTCTTGACCCCTTCATGGGCAGTGGCGTAACAATGAAAGCATGTCACAACCTGGGCAGGCGAGGAATTGGGATAGAGATTCGTCAAGACTATTATGATGTGGCGAAAGCGGATTTGGAGGCCTATTTGCTATGACACGCCTCAAGCCTATGCGGATAAACTCGAATCAGATTGCAAGACTCGTCAGGCAACCCATCGGAAGTGGATTTCTGGCATACCGATTTGACGAGGAGCGTGTAGAGGTTGCGGAATTTATCGTTTCCGAGTCTGGAGAACTTCTAAAGCCAGATAAGACGCCACTTGAATATGCGTGCAAAAATGGAGATACAATTCGCTATCGTGTGGTGTCAGAGAAAATACGAGAGGATGGCAAGAAGAAAGACAACAATCCGAGTCTATTCTGAGCATTGGAGCGTACAGGCGTAACTACGGGCATGAGTGCCACGATAGCCTACTTTGGTGAAAATCCAGACCCAATGCTATTTTATACAAACTTGGACACGACATAATGGACACAAACTTCGTGCATCTGGCAAGAGAACTAGCAGGAATTGAGGAACAAGATGCCGAAGCGTAGCCTTGCCAAATTGAACAAGAATAGAAACAGTAAACTCCTCGCCATGTTTGTGTGTCCAATTTGCAAGGCGACCCAGTTGACCATGTTGTTCCATTATCCAAGAATGGCGCGAATTCTATAGACAACATTCAGTGTTTGTGTTATTCATGTAATTGTTCAAAGAGGGACAAGACAATGGACTTTAGGCCAGACTGCGGGAAATTTGCGAAGTCTCTAATATGAATATCGTGCATGTGTTTAGTGATTCGATGTCCGAATTTAACAGCTCGGGGTGGCGTGGGGTTTGGCCTGCCCGCGCCCTCGCCCGTGCGGGCCACAATGTCTACATGCCTCTAGTAGACCAATGGTTCCGACACACTGACGAGATTCGCGCGTGGTGTGCAAGGGCAGACATCATAATAGTCCAAAGAGTCTTAGTGGAGGAAAGCAGAGACAGGGTTGAATACTGGCATGAAAAGAAGAAACCAATAATTTTGGACTTCGATGACAGTTACGAAAAATTGCGTCCCGAGGACGGCAATCAGGCCTCGAAATTCTGGTATGATGGCGAGGTAGATGTTCGTCATCAAATGGGTGTAACTTACACAAAAAAATTAGACATTCACCCATTGGAGCAAGTCAAGATGGCGGCGAAGTTCATCAGTGGATTTTCAATGCCGTCAAAAATACTTGCTGAGGACTGGCAGTGGTTGGCTCCCTGCTACTACATTCCCAATTTCATAGACTCTCCCCGCTATCTCTCTGCGAAGAAAACGAAAGTCTGGAAGAGCACTGGCGACGAACTGGTAATTGGTTGGGGCGGGAGTCTAAGCCACTTGAACAGTTTTAAGTTTAGTGGTATCCTTGACGCTCTAACCAGAGTGTTCAAACAGCGCAAGAATGTGAAGTTTCTTCTGGCGGGCGATGAGAGGATTATGCCACTGTTGAAACTTCCAAGAGACAGAATAATTTTTCAACAGTATGTGATGTGGAGTGACTGGCCGAAAGTAATGGCGAAGATGGATATTGTGGTTGCGCCACTGTTCAATCGCTATGACCACAGCCGTTCTGGAATCAAGTTGATGGAATCTGCGGTGATGGGTTTGCCAGTGGTGGCAACTGGGTGTCCGACTTATGAAGATTGGATGAACAAAAATATTGGCCTCTATATAAATGATGGGCCAAAAGAAGAGATGAAAGACAGGTCTGAATTGTGGGAACAGAAGTTACTCGATGTGATTGACCACTATTCAGAATACCGAGACGAGATGGCAAGCCACATAGATTACGCCATGAGTTGGGACGTGGATGCCAATGTAAAGTATATTGAGAGTGTTTACAAGGAGGTCATAGAGAAAAATGACAGATAAATGCAGTCATCCTAATAAGCAATACGTTGACAAGTCTGGATGGATTGTTGGACATGGATTATGTTTGGAGTGGGCTTGTCCAAACTGCGGGATACACGGATTCAAAGAGATCGAGCCTCGAAACAAGCGCGACCAAGCCATTTATGATGCCAATGCCAATCTTGCATCTCTAGCATTTGCATCTCTAGCATCGAGCATATCGTTTTTTATGGGGGACGATTATCAAGATGACTGACGAACCGAAGAAAGAACTTCCCCCCAGTGACCAACCGTGGGGCGAAGACTTCACCACAGTTCAAGAATACATGGCGAATGTGGCGAGGATTGTGTTTGAGTATTACAATGGTCTGTGCGAGGCTGGATTGGACAAGCCAGAGGCTTTAGCAATGGCACAGTTGTTCCAACTCCAATATTGGGCGATAATTCTGAATATCATCTATCACGGAAAGAGTAAGACAAGTGACTGATTTGACAGGCGAACAGATTGACGCCATGCCTGCTGGACACGAGATGGATGTACTTGTGGCAGAGCATGTGATGGAGTGGGAACGTCTTGATTCTTGGATGGGAAGTCCTCTTGCTAAAGGATGGGATGGTTTTTGGGATGGTGAGTGGGTGAAATGGATTATAATGCCAGAATCGGACGATGAGAACAGGGCTAAATTGTGGTCTCCAAGTACAGATATTGTTGCGGCATGGCAGGTGGTGGAGAAACTTGTCGAAAACTGTGATGGAAGAGACTTCTTTATAGAATGTTGGGGTGATGGTGAATGGTTTGTTGCGTTCCATCCGATTGGATATAGTTCAAGAAAACCACAGGGTGCGTGCGATGGCAAGAAAACCCAGAATCCATCCGCACCCTTGGCGATTTGTCGCGCCGCATTGAATTGGGCAATTGATGACTGATAATCTAGTATCCATGCAAAACATCTTCTGGCGTGGTGCTTCTGTCGCCATCACTGGCATTACTGGAAGCCTCGGAACTGCGCTATCCAAAGAACTATTGAAACCAGAGTACAATATTTCTCGTCTTGTTGGGATAAGTCGAAAGTGGCAAGACCAAGACAGACTCCGCAAGGAATTGGGGGATGACGATAAACTCAGATTATTCATTGGCGACATTCGAGACATTGACAGACTTAGACTTGCACTAGACGGGGTTGAATATCTTGTCCATGCAGCAGCTATAAAATCAGTTCCCGCCTGCTGGTATAATCCCACAGAGGCCGTAAGCATAAACGGACAGGGAACTATCAATGTTCTGCAAGCGTCTAGGGATGCTGGGGTCAAACGGGTAATTGTCATCTCTAGTGATAAGGCAGTAGCACCCGCCAGTGGCAACCTCTACGGCGCAACAAAAGCAGTATGCGAGTCTGTGGCGGTATCGTATAACAACTATAGCGCCAGTCGTCAGACTCGGTATGCGGTTTGTCGCTATGGAAATTGTGTAGCGTCAAGTGGATCAGTTATCCCATTGTTCCTAAGCCAAAAAGAAAGCGGGAAATTGACCATTACTCATCCAAAGATGACAAGATTCTGGATTACGCTAGATGAGGCAACACATTTCATCCTGAAAAGTATGGAGTCAATGCTCGGTGGCGAAATCTTTGTACCCCACCTCCCATCCTCTCGGATAACTACGTTGGCATCTATGATAGCGCCTGAGGCAGAGATTGAGACAATCGGTATTCGTCCCGGCGAGAAGTTGCACGAGGTTATGCTAACACCAGATGAAGCACCACGGACTAAAGATTTGGGATGGGCATACAGAGTCGAGCCACAAGAAAGGACATGGGGAGGCTTGCCGTATATTGGGGGTAGTCCAGTTCCGGCAGATTGGATTTACAGCAGTGCAAGTGCTACGCGACTTGGCGAGGATGAGTTGCGCGGGATGTTGTCCGAATTTGTATAATCCAATGTAAAAGAGAGGATACAAATGGGATATACAACGGGTGTTCAATGGACAAATCGGACTCACAATTTCTGGTATGGGTGCAAAAAGGTATCTGCGGGATGTAAGTTCTGTTATGCAGAACGCGATATGGAGCGGTATGGACGCAATTTCAATACTGTGACTAGGGCAAAGGGATTTTATACGCCACTAAATTGGAAAGAGCCAGCACTTGTATTTGTGAATTCATGGTCAGACTTCTTTATTGAGGAAGCCGACGAATGGCGCAGTGATGCTTGGGATGTTATCTGGAAGACCCCGCATTTGACTTATCAGATACTTACCAAGCGTCCAGAGAATATCAAAGATAGACTCCCCGCCAATTGGGGATGGGGATGGGATAATGTTTGGTTGGGGGTAAGTGCAGAGAATCAGGCAATGGCAGACAAGCGCATACCAATTCTATTGTCCATTCCGTCAAGTATTCGTTTTGTAAGTGCAGAGCCGTTACTCGGAAAGATTGATCTTGGACTGTGGTGTATGGATTGCGATGATTATATGCGTATTCATCGCGCGGAGGGCGAGCATCTAACCGATGCGGGAGATGGATTACACTGGATAATTGCCGGTGGAGAGAGTGGTCATACTCCGCGCCCATCTGATATTGATTGGTTTCGTTCTATTCGCGACCAATGCCTCTCCGCAAATATTCCGTTCTTCTTCAAACAGGTGGGCGGAAGCAAGAAAGTCAATGGCGCATGGGGTGGGGACTTGCTTGACGGCAAAATATGGCACGAGTTTCCACAGACAAGCAAGCAGACAGAATCACAGCCAGAATTGATTAGGAGTTGACATGGCCTACTTCTTGGCATTACCCAATGGTGACGAATACACGATAGCATCGGGATCGTTTTCTGTGCGCTCAAATGCGGAGAAGTATGCAAAGAGAATGGGATGGACTAAATATTTCATCGCCACTTCCGAACAAAAGGCAATGATAGAGAGCGGTCAACTGGTCTCATTCGGAACTGTTATTCCCATTGAGAATGTTACCGCGCTAGTTGAGCCGGAAAAAGAATCCAAGAACAAACGCAAGCGCCATGTCTCCCGCTGAATTCTTTCTCAACCTCTCCGCCAATATAGCAGGGGAGATAGCCTTTGCCATACTTGCAGTTGTGGCGGGACTCGTTGCGTTTCGCTATCGCAAGGCCGCCTCTGTATATCGTGCGCTAGTATCTCAAATGTGGGTAGGAAGAAAGACAACCTCACCAGACGGTAGAAGTACAGCACACGAGGCCAATGGTGAAATATATATTACCGAGAAGTCTGGTAGAATAACAAATCTGACTCATCATCCAGCACTAGATATTCGCCCAATGTTTTCTCCCGATGGACGATGGTTGGCATTCCAAAGCAATAGGGATGGTGGGGATTGGAATGTCTATGTGGTGGATATTGCATCCCAGAAAACGGTTCAGATTACAAAAATCAAAGGAACAGAGAGAGCAATTGGATGGGACATGACGGGGCAGTTGTATGTAGACCTCGGGGGCAGCCTGCTTGTCGTCAAGTCTATTGAGTTGGAGAACAAATTGAAATGAGCAATATTGTATATGAATGGATTATGGACAGAGACGGAAATGTTGTGGTTGGGGAACACATCTTGTCACAAGAGGAAGTAGTCGCCATATTCAGTGGTGGAAGTAGTACTAACACGACCTCAAATGGTGGAATGTTGACATGGACTATTCCCAACGCAAACAATAGTAATCAGTCAACTCCCACAGTCAAGGTTGCCCTCTATCGGCGTAGCACCCATGATGGGAAGGGGAACTACAAGCAATTCACGCCTACGCAAGAACAACTCTGGAAAGACCTTGCAGTAGTTGCGACGATGACGAGTGCACTGGCATGGAAATCTGTAGATGAGATTTTCAGAGACGCCACGGACTATCGGAACAGAATGATAGGTGGCAAAAAGGAATACATCTCTAGGGACTTTGTTGAACAGTCATTAGAAATACTTTGCAATAATGGATTGATCGAGAAAAACGATGCCTAATTGTGTGGCGGTTATTCCCGTTCGGGGAAACAGCAAGGGTATTCCAAGAAAGAATCTAATTGACTTGGGCGGCAAGCCTCTATTCATGTGGACAGTTGGGGCGGCAATAGAGTCTGGCGTATTTGACAAGATTGTAGTGAGCACAGAAGATGATGAAATCATAAGTTATTGTGACAACGGGAAAGTGGATGTAATTTTTCGCCCGCGCTATCTTTCACAAGATCATGTTCAATTGAGTGAGGTTGTGTTACATGCCTATCGGGTTATGGAGCAAGAGTGGGGATGGAATCCAACAACGCTATGCTTGTTACAGGCGACCTCGCCACTAAGGACGGCGGGCCATATCATCAATGCCATGCGACAATATAGGGGGCGAGGGACTCTATTCTCAGCATACATTGACAAACGGTATCACTGGGCGGTGGAGGATAGAGTCGAACCAATACAGCATAATCCTGCTAGACGACTTGGCAGGCAATGGGAGCCAAGTCAAATTTATACCGAGAACGGGGCGATTTATTTCTTTCCAGCAAAACGATTTAGCCTAGAATGCACAATTAGACTAGAACCATTTGATGTCTATATTATGGACGAGGAAGATGGATTTGAAATTGATACCCCTTGGCAACTTGATATAGCAAGGCTTAGACTAGAGAAATATGGTCTGCATTTCCCGGAACTTGCGCCACAATTAGGCCCTTGACTTTTACATAAAGATATATTATATTGTAAGGCATGATTATCAATAAATCATTTAAGTTCAGAGTTTATCCAACGAGAGAACAGAAAAAAGAACTCGTCAGGCAATTTGACGCATCACGTTTTGTATATAATTATTTTCTTCGCCAAAGAATTGATTTCTATGTTGCCCACAGGGGGGAGAAAAAACAATCCCTGAATTATAATGATACTTCTGCATTGCTTACTCAACTTAAAAAACAGCCTGAATATAATTGGCTTAGGGATACAAATGCCCAATCTCTTCAACAGTCCTTACGCAATCTTGATATTGCCTATAATAATTTTTTCAATAAACGGACTGAATTTCCGAGATTCAAAAGTAAAAGGGCAAAGCAATCCTTCCATGTCCCACAATCTTTTTCGGTAAATGTTGAAAATGAACATTTAATTATCCCCAAAATAACACCACTAAAAATTGTTCTGCACCGCCATATTGAGGGGAAAATGAAGGGCGTTACCATTTCCCGCTCTCCGTCTGGCAATTATTTTGCCTCTATTCTATGTGAAGTTGAAATTAATCCGAGTCCAAAAAGTCTAGGGCACACTATTGGATTAGACTTGGGATTGAAACATTTTGCCATTTCATCGGATGGGGCAAAAATAGATTCTCCAAGATATTTTAGGGTATCCGAGCGTAGGCTTTCACGTTTTCAGCGTAACCTTTCAAGAAAGAAAAACGGAAGTCGGGGACAAGAAAAGGCAAGATTGAAAGTAGCACGTCAGCACGAAAAGATTGTAAATCAACGCATTGACTTCCTTCATAAATTAAGTCGTCGCTTAGTAGACGAGAGCCAAGCTATCTATGTTGAGGACTTAAATGTGAAGGGCATGATAAAGAATCGCGCCCTTGCAAAATCTATCGGCGATTCTGGGTGGGGAGAATTTGTGCGCTGGTTAGAATACAAGGGCAGATGGAATGGTTGTTATATTGGGAAAATTGATAGATTCTTTCCATCAAGCAAGCGGTGTCACAAATGCGGCTACATCTACCAGGATTTGCGACTCTCGGAACGTGAATGGACTTGCCCAGAATGCGGGAACACAGTAGACCGTGATGAGAACGCTGCCCAGAATATTCTTATTTTTGGGGAAGAACGTAGGGCTGGGATGGCCCGAACGCATACGCGAGGGAAGATTCGTCGCCGAATCGCTGATCCTCGAAGTCGCATGATTCTATAATGCGACAATTCACATTATGCCAGAAGAGGATGGGCGGGAGATAGACGCTCAATGGGAGCTTGATGTGGCGAGGTTGAGATTTGAGAAGTACGGGTTACATCATCCAGACACAACGCCCATTTTGGAATAACAATGCTAACACTTTCGCCAATAACGCTAAAAGAAACGGAGAGGATTTGGCAACTCAGAAACGATGTTGCCACGAGGCGCGAGTTTGGGATACCTGTAATCTCATATGCTCAGTGCCTAGATTGGGTGGCGACTGTCACCGACAGAAAGACTCCCGAATATGTGTTCCTCGTCAGAGATGCCAAGATGGGGAATATCGGTCTTATCATTCTGGAGAAACACGGCGCAGAAATTGAGATTCATGTTACAATAGACCCTGCCCATCGAGTACGCAGGGGATATGGCAAACAGGCGATAAAACTAGCAACCGACTGGGCATTTATGAATGGCGCAGACAGGGTAGTTGCCAACATCCGAGAAGAAAATTACAAAGGACTCTTTGCATTTGAGTCCTCTGGGTACAAAGAAGTCAGAAACTATCTTGGGCCGAGGAATATATCATACTTTGAATACGAGATAAGAAATGACCAGAAGAAGAAATACTAATATAGACAGACATTGGGATGAAATTACATGGTTATATCTAAATAATTTTGAATCAACTGTATCATTGGGAGAAAAATTTAGCGTACATGCATCAACTATAGAGAGGCGATTGAAACAGAGTGGTATTCCTGTAAGGCCAGGCGGGAATCTTACTGAAAATCACACAGCCTTTGATGAAATTAATCCAGATATGTTGTATTGGCTTGGCTATTTGGCTGGAGATGGATGTGTTACACACAATGCAAATGGAATATTATCAATCATTTCAATAACAAGCATTGATATTGAACATATTGATAAATTTCTACATTTCCTGTCATCGCATTCCAAAATAACACGGCGCGAAAGCGAAATAAATGGCAAGAAATATGTTGTTCATGGGGCAAAAATTACATCTGAAAGAATCGCAAATAGACTTGTTTTTCTTGGGGTAACTCCAAGAAAATCAAGAACCATTTCAATATGCCAACAATCCATAGTTTCGACGGTTGATTTTCTGCGTGGTATAATAGATTCTGACGGTTCATTAACTATAACGGCTGATGGATTTACCCCGACGATAAGCATTTACACCAGTAGCGGGAAATTCTCGGAACAACTCTCTCTTGGTTTCAATGAAATGTTTGGAGAGACATGTGGGATATATTATGACAAAAGGGGGTCTGGAGCATACCAAGTCGCACTACATGGAAAGAGAATATTGCCCATCTTGCATAGATTATATTCGGGAGACGACATATCATTAAACAGAAAAAGGGATATTGCATTAGATGTTTTGGAAAGGTTTGGATATGCCCAAATTTGATACTAAACAAGATTCTCGCATTAAATCTGCAAATTATAGGCATGTAGAATTAATAGCAGAAATAGGAAGCAACGCAAACGGCGATTTTGAACGTGCGCGGCAATTGGTAGAAACGGCGTGTTCCTGTGGTGCTGATATTATCAAGGTGCAACTCTTCGCCGCCGATACCCTGTGGCGCAAAGACCACCCTCGCCATGCCGAGACCCTGAAAGTTGAGACTAAGCCGGAATGGATTAAGCCACTGAAAGAAATCATTGAGAAGCACGGCAAAGAGTTTCTGTGTACTCCGTTCTCTCCATTTGCCATTGATGTTCTTGAAGAGGTGGGTATCAAGAGATACAAGATAGCATCTGGAGATGTCACCTACCGCCCATTACTACAGGCGGTAGCATTGACTGGCAAGCCGGTTTTACTCAGCGTTGGGTTTTCAACATTTGCTGAAATCCACAAGGCGATTGAATGGCTTAGGCCGTCCGGGAGTCGGGAGGATATTACGCTCCTGTGGTGTGTGGGTGACTATCCAACGACTCCTGCTAGGGCTAACTACCCTGCTGTTCTTGACCTCATCCAAGAGTTTGTGATGCAATACAATTGCCAGATTGGATTGTCTAGTCACCTGAAAGAGTGGTGGTTAGACCTAGTCCCAATGGCTTACAAAATCAGCGTCATTGAAAAGCACTTTGACCTGTTTGATAGTGCGGGCATTGAACATGGTCATTCACTATCGCCACATGACTTTACGCTATTCTCACAAGCAGTACGGGATGCGGAAAAGTCGCTGACTCGATATGATTTCCCGTCACCAGATGATGACGAGACGCGGACTTTATGCAGGCGTGACCCGCGAGATTGGCTTAGGCCAGAAAGACGCGATAAATGACAGATTATCCCGGTTCAACTGGCGGTGGGCGATACTGCGAAACATGCCATACATGGATTCCGTGGGGGACATTCCATTTTCACCCGGAGCCGATACAGGTGCAACCACCTCAATTGCCACCCATGCCACAAATTCAATTTTGCGACAGTAGGATAGTTCCACTTCTTGAGCGCATTATCGTTGCACTTGAGAAAATTGTCTCCATACAAGAAAGTCAACGTGGATGACATCCCTTTGGTTAATCCGACACGGCAGGACAGCATGGAACGCTGAAAAAAGAATACAGGGAGACATGAATATACCACTTGACGATATTGGTATAAGTCAGGTGTCTAAACTTGCACAAACACTCCTCGCAGAAAGATTTGACGCTATCTACAGTTCACCTCTCCACAGAGCACTCCACACGGCAGGCTCAATTGCATACGGCAGACGACTAGATGTTATTCAGGATGACAGACTGAAAGAACGTAGTTATGGACTCTGGACTGGTATGCTAGAGGCGGATGTACGTAAGGAATATCCAGAAACATGGGGTGGCGACTGGCGCATCTGTGGCACTCCGGGTGGAGAGAGTCAGGCACAACTTGTTATCCGTGCCTCATCGTTCTTAGATGCCATTCTAAATCGGCATCCAGAAGGACATATTGCTGTAGTTAGCCACGAATGCTTGTTGGGAGCAATGCTCGGCACTATTCTAAAGATGCCCATTGAAATGCATGAGGCCATCAGATTCAAGAATTGCGGGTACGCCAATGTCAAGTTCATAAATGGAAAGGCAAGGTTGATAACATTACAATGAAACGAATAAGAATGGTTTTTAGGGAACCATATGATATTGGCACAGTTCTAATAACTGCCACCTTCCTGATACTGCTAATTATTGCCGTGGTATTTAACAATTGTTGCTATATTCCATAATCTAAGAAATGAAACTCCCAGACCTCTATCTCAATGTAGACACCGTTCACGGTCTTGGTCACAAGATGCGAACATGGGCAATTGCCGAGGAGTATCTGAGACAAGGTGGTGCTGTTCATTGGCAATGGGATAAACTGCCAGATGAGATGAGTGTAACCATCTTTGATGGATACAACTATACCAACCATGACAGAGAGCGGTGGATGTCTGCGGGACATTTAGTGGTGACGCTGGATGACTTTGCGAGGGCAGATTTTACAACTCACATTCTAATCAACTACAATTATGGTGCTGAGAAATTGCCGTGTTTCAAGATGTCAGGGATGAAGATTCCGGGCATATCAATTTTTCTTCTCGGAACTAAATACTTCCCGCTGAGAGAGGATTATAAAAAACTCACAAGCGTTGATGGGGGACATTCATTTGATACAGACTCGGTTGGCAGGCAAATGCCTCCAGCGCAATTCGCAAAGAATATGGCAGAGGCCTCATATGTGCTATCTTCGGCAGGGGGGACAGTTTATGAAATCATGTATCTGTGCAAACCAATGCTTCTGCGGAAGGCGAACAGTACACAAGGGGTAACATACAACAATGTCATCCGTGATGGGTTGGCACTTCCAGATACACAAGAGAACAGAGAGATGATGAAAAATCCATATCATCGGGATAGATATGTGTCCTATTTGCAAGGGCTAGTTGACGGGAATGGCGCAAGTCGGATTGTGGAGGAAATAAGCCATGTGGTCGGGTAAAAAGGTCTTGGTTACTGGTGGTGCTGGTGTAATTGGCAGAGTCCTTGTCCAGAAACTAGAGGAGCGTGGTGCTAAAGTTGTCTCTATTGACCGCGAGCCTGCTAAATTTGAGAAGGCTACCCATTATACAGATAATGTCTTGGGGCACATGCTCACATGCGAGGAACAGCAAATAGTATTCCATCTGGCGGCATCATTCGGCAGGACTGAAATAGAGCCACAATTCTTCAATGAGAATTTCTACAACAATGCTGGATTGACGCATACGCTCCTGTCTTGCGAGCATCATTGGGAGAAGTTCATATTTGCGTCGTCGTATTTAGTCTATGACCCATTACTCTATCTTTGGGACGACACCCATTTCCTTAAAGAGTCTGATAGAATTGCACCACGAAACATGGTTGGCGCGGCGAAGTATTATACCGAGAACGAGTTAGACTTTGTATGTCAAGATGAGAAGATGTCTGGAGTCTCTGCGCGTATCTTCCGGGTATATGGCAGAGGGGCAAAAGATATTATCTCAAGAGTCGTTCAGAAAGCATTGAGGGGTGAGACAATTGAGGTGTATGGCGAGAATGCCAGATTTGACTACATCTTTGCTGACGACGTGGCAGAGGGATTGATAAAACTTGCAGAGGTTGATTTCCCAACAACCGCTGTAAATCTCGGAACTGGCAAGGGAAAGAGTCTGTCGGAAGTCATTGCAGTTATCCGAGAGCATATACCAAATATGAAAGTTGAACATGCCGAGAAATTTGGACACCCCATAGAGAACAGCAGGGCAGATGTATCTCTTCTGAGAGAGTTGACGGGATGGACTCCGCCAACGCCACTAGAGGTCGGGATACGAAAGGTAATAGAGTATGAAAGAGAGAAAAGCAGTTGACAAAGTTAATATGGGATTTACTTCTAGACTGGCATGGGGATTATTTTCAAGAATAGAGAGTCCGGGATTTGGCGCATGTGAACGATGTGGAATGTCATGGGCTATAGTTAATGGACACGCCACTTATGTAGCAGGTGGTTTTGGAATATTCCCGCTATGCTTGGAATGCAAATTGGAATTATCGCCAGAGGAGCGATTGCCATATTATCTTGCTCTCTATAAACGTTGGCCTACAATGCAATCACATTATTCCATTGATGAACTTACACAAGCGGTTTTGAATGAGGTTGTAGATGAGCGAGAATTGGAAAGTTGTTCTTGACCCACTCGGTTATTACCGACTCGACCCGATCCCGCAGGTAGCGGACTATTATCGAAAGGGATACCACGAGGCATCTGGCATGAATCGTGCGCCTGATATGCGCCGTGCCATTGACGGTGGTGCGGAATACGATAGAGAGAAGTTCTGGCTGTCCTCGACTCTGTGGAATGACATTTTAGAGATTGGGATTCTATGCCTCCATCAATGGACAAAGGGGTATCACTTTCTGGATTACGGATGTGGAGTCGGTGATTTGTGCGTATACATGAGAGACTTCGGATGGGAAGTAGAGGGAGTGGAACCATCTGTGCTCGCATCAGGGATTGCCAAAAAGCACGGGGTGAATATTCACAAAGACCTGTCAACCGTCAAGGGATATGACATCATTTCTGCTATCAATGTCTTAGAGCATGTCCCCGATCCTCAAAAGACTATTTTAGAACTTAGGTCACATCTCACCGAAGGAGGTGTACTTGTTATTCAGACTCCGAATGACTTCTCGCCACTCCAGTCTGTTGTCAAAACAAAGGCAATGGGAAAGGATTATTGGGTTGCTTATCCAGACCATATCAACTACTTCAACTTCGACTCTCTAACAAAGTTACTTGAGCATTGTGGTATGAGAGTCGTCTATCGGATGGCGACATTTCCTATGGAGTGGTTCGTACTCCTGGGTGACAATTACGTTCTCAATCGGGAGTTTGGCCCACGATGCCATAACAAGAGAATTGAGTTTGATTTATCCCTGCCAACTGAATACAGGCGCTCGCTCTATACTAAACTGGCAGAGATAGGATGGGGAAGGTCTTGCATATTGTTTGCAATAGACGCTAGTTACACAATGCCACAGATGAGACACGCTTTTGAGTGGATGAGAACAGAGGTCAAAGCGTGAAGGTCTTGTTTTTGGGCAACCCCAACTCGCCACTTGTGGAGTATCTTATTGGGACTGGTGAGAAAGTCATAGTCACATGGGACAAGATTGACCCACAGACCATTGAAACCTATAAGCCAGATTTTCTTGTGAGTTATGGGTATCGCCACATCCTCCGCGAAAATGTGTTGAATATGTTGCCCGACAGGGCAGTGAATCTACATATCGCATTCCTCCCCTGGAATCGGGGTGCAGACCCGAACTTTTGGAGTTTCGCGGAGCATACGCCAAAGGGTGTTACAATTCATTATCTTGACAAGGGTGTTGATACTGGTGACATCATAGCGCAGAGATGTGTTATGCCATTCCCCCATGACACATTCAAGACGAGTTACTATAGACTCCAATATGAAATACAAAAGTTATTCAAAGAGAACTGGGCAGAAATCAGAATTGGGGCATGTAATAGGAGCAAGCAGGGCAGACTTTGCACATTCCACCATTCAAAGGACAAGAATAGATTGATGCATATGCTGACAGATGGATGGGATACTCCTATATCTGTGTTTGACGGGTATGAAGAATGAACGCGCTAAACATTCTTATAACCAGTGCCTCGCGCAAGGTGTCTCTTGTCAAGTCGTTTCAGCAGGCATTGAAGGAAGAGGGACTCGGCGGATTTGTTGTGGCGGCAGATTCCTCGCCAGACAGCGCCTCAATGCAGCTCGCGGATATGGGTGCAATTGTCCCGACACTTCCCAACAATGGAACAGATTACGAGTTCTTCAAAAGCATTGCTGAAATATGTATCCAGATGGGGATAGGCCTCGTTGTTCCAACTAGGGATGGAGAATTGCCGTTCTTTTCTGAACACAAAGAATTCTTTGCCGAACAGGGTATATTTGTCGCCATACCAGACTCCGAGTGTGTAAGATTATGCCAAGATAAATTGGCATTCTGTGATTTCTGCGTTTCAAATAACTTCTCTGTGCCGCAGAAGATTGATGACGTAACGCGATTGCCAGTCTTTGTAAAAGCGCGAAATGGGCATGGTGGCAACTCTGCGGCGAGGGCTGATACACTGCCGGAATTATTTGCACTCAGGCGAAGATATGGGGAGTCCATAACCCAAGAGAATATCAATGCACCAGAGTACACTATTGATGTGTTCTCAGATTCTAACTCAAAGGTATTGAGTGTTGTGCCTCGCCAGCGCATCAAGATCATGGGTGGAGAGTCTTGGGTAGGCAGGACAGAGAAGAATGCCGACATCATGCGAGAGAGTCAAAGACTAGCAGAGGCATTGAAACTAAAGTATCACAGTGTTATCCAGTGCTTCTATGACAATGGGATTGTCAAATTCATTGAGGTCAATCCTCGCTTTGGAGGGGCAAGTAATTGCAGTTTTGTGGCGGGTGCTAATAGTCCTCGCTGGCTAGTTCAATTGGCAACTGGCAGAGATGTAACAGCGCCCCCAATTGGGGACTTTCTGGACAATTTGACGATGTTAAGGTATAGTCAAGATACATTTGTTTATCCAGAGACGAACGATGAAACAAGACCCGAAAGGCCCGTTTGATAAATTGGAAGACGACATCAGGCTATCAATCATTGCGTATATCGCCAGACTCATTCTGCTTCTTATAGGTTTTTCAATCTTTGTGAGGTTGTTCCCGCCAAAATGAAACGTCAAAATATAATAGAGTCGTCGCTAAAAGACTCTGCAACAGCGATGCTCTCTCTAATTCCCATAGTTCCATTTTTAGACAAATTTGCACAATCGGTTATAGAGACGTTTGACTCCGGAAACAAGATTATCGTCATTGGCAATGGCGGGAGTGCGGCGGACGCGCAACATTTTGCAACAGAGATGGTGGTGAGATATAAAAAAACTGGAATTGCGCTTCCCGCGATTGCACTGACGACTGATACAAGCATTCTGACAGCGACAGGAAACGACATCAACTTTGACCAGATATTTGCGAGGCAAGTTGAGGCGCTTGGCAGACGAGGCGATATGCTGTTAGCGATAAGCACAAGCGGAAACTCGCGTAACATTCTGAGGGCAGTTGAGGTTGCAAAGAATCTGAGTCTGTTCTGTGTGGCATTGACTGGCAAAACTGGGGGGCGGTTATCGCAACTCTGCCACATGGTAATCAAAGTACCGCAGAATGCCACAAGTCGTATTCAAGAGGCGCATATTGCCATCTTACATGCGGTATGCGAGGTGGTAGAAAGCCAGAAAAGATGAGACGGATGCTGATTGAACTCATCATTTGGTTGATATTGGCGATTATCATAATTGTTGGCATTGGACTCTTTGGTTGGGACACATGCGGCGGTCTGGTTTGGTGGTGCATATGAGTCTCGGAATAATGCAGGGACGCCTTGTCCCACCAATAGATGGCAAACTACAGGCATTCCCCACAAATGGGTGGAACAAAGAACTAGAGATATGTCGAGGATTGGACGTTGCATATATTGAGTGGATTTATGATGGCGAGGACTTATACTTTTTGCCAAATCCAATCTCAACATTTGAGGGTGCAAATGCGCTGAGTGGGATACAGTCTCCTCGTATCGCGTCTCTGTGTGCTGATTACTTTGTGAAAGCGCCACTGCTGAGAGTGCCAGGGAATATTCTAGAACAGAGAATAGCAAAACTCAGATGGCTGGTTTTTCAATGCAGTCTTGCAAATATTCCCACTCTTGTTCTCCCATTTGTGGACGATAACGCGATTCGCACACACGGCGAAATTGATGATGTCATTTGTATTCTCTATGAACTTTCTGGATTAATTGACGCCTGTAATGTCAGGATTGCGCTAGAAACAAATCTTGACGAATGTGATATGCAGACTCTTTCGCGTGAATTGGTAGATGTGTTTGTTGGAATAAATTACGACTCTGGAAATAGTGCATCGCTTGGTTATGATGTTGAAAAAGAATGGAATATGTATGGACATCGCATTGTCAATGTCCACATCAAAGATAGAGTCCTAAAGGGTAGCAGTGTGCCACTTGGCGAGGGCAGTACCAATTTTGATACACTGGCAAAGATGCTGTCTAAATTCAATTATCGCGGCAATGTAGTCTTACAGGTGGCGCGGGGAGAGTCGGGCAAAGAAGTTGAGTGGTATCACAAGAACAGGAACTTCCTGCTTGACAAGGGCATCGGATGAATACATTTGGGGCAGACTTCATCATCGTCTTTGTAGCATTAGTGCTGGCATGTTCAATCGGCGCATTTGTGAAACTTGTCCATGATGTTGTAAAAGGCAATAATGATTCCGCAAAGTCGTCATAGCATCACCCGCGAGGACATCAAATTTGTTGGCAAGGCTCTTGCTGGCGACTTTCTGACTCGCGGGCCATTGACACTTGAGTTTGAGGCAAAGATAGCCGAATTGTGTGGCAAGAAGTATTGTGTCACAATGGCAAATGGGACAGTCGCCCTCCATGCCGCGCTATTGGCCTGCAATGCGAAGCATGTAGTCTCTCCAACTCTGACATTCTCTGCTATCGCCAACGCTACACACTTCGCTGGTGCTAAACTCTATCTCACAGATGTAGACTCATATAAACTCCATGCCACAACGTACAGCCAACCCCTTCCCGCGAAAGGGCTTGTTTTCGTTCCGATGGACTACGCTGGTCTGCCTTATAATCTGGACTCTTCTGGATTGGGGGCTGGCTATACTACTGTCATCCGTGATGCGTGCCACTCATTTGGGGCAACGATTAATGGAGAGTCGCATGTCAAGCGCGATGATATGGCCGTCTTTAGTTTTCATGCTATAAAGACAATATCATCTGGAGAGGGGGGATGTGTCGTAACCGATGGCGAAGAATACGCCACAGAACTTCGGAGAATACGGAACAACGGACTAGAGAATCATCAACAGCATCGGTTTGGATTGAACTACCACATGAGCGAAATTGAGGTAGCACTTGGATTATCGCAGTTGAAACGACTTGACAAGATATTGGAGAGACGAAGAGAACTGGCAAGTAAGTATATTGAGCATTGGGCAGGACAATACGACAGAATTACTTTGCCCGCCGACGATAATGGTCATGCCTATCATCTATTCGTTATCCGCCTTGCCGACTCTGTAAAAATAAAACGAGACACATTCCGAAGAGAACTTGCCGATATGGGCATTGGAACACAAGTCAACTATCGCCCCCTCCACAGACAACCCATTGTGGCGTCAGTAATTGACTCTGCGCTCACTGAGTTTCCGAACGCTGATTGGGCATGGGAACGAATGCTGAGTATCCCACTATACTATGGATTGACAGACAATGAACAGAAGGTGGTCATGAAAGCCATAGATAGACTGTTGGATAAACATGCCAAATAATCTATTTGACCTCACTGGCAAGGTGGCGATCATAACTGGCGGGGCAGGATTGCTTGGGCAACAGCACGCCGAGGCAATTGCGGCATTCGGCGGATGTCCGGTGATTCTGGACATTGATTATGATGCGGCCAGAAACATTATCAAGGAAATCGGCGTGGGGTTTGCGTTTGAATGTAATGTGACGCGCCCCCAAGATATTTATGATACGTTGAATGAAACACTTACGCTACGCGGGCATGTGGATATTCTCATCAACAATCTCTCTTGTAATGCCAATGTTGAATCTTTGGGACAATATTCACGCCTTGAATTCTATCCATATTCACAATGGGCAAAGGACTTGGAACTCGGATTGGGAAGTGCATTCCTATGTAGTAAAATAATTGGCAGTCACATGGCAGACAAAGGCAAGGGGGTGATTGTCAACATCGCCTCAGACCTCTCCGTGATAGCGCCAGATCAGAGGCTCTATCACAAAGAAGGACTTGCTGATGAGGAGCAGCCCAAAAAACCAATTTCTTATTCTGCAATAAAGCATGGTATTATTGGGTTAACTCGCTACCTTGCGACATATTGGGCGGGTAGAGTTAGGGTAAATGCCATAAGTCCTGGTGGAATATTTAATAATCAGCCAGATGATTTTGTGCGACATATTAGCGACAGAATCCCAATGGGGCGCATGGCACGGGCAAATGAAATACAGGGAACATTGGTCTTTCTATGTTCTGATGCGTCATCATATATGACTGGGCAAAATATTATTGTGGATGGCGGAAGGAGTATTTGGTAATGAGGAAAATAGAATTATCAAGAGGATATACTTCTGACATTGATGATGAGGATTATGAATGGGTATCCCAATACAAATGGAATGTTTCACTGTGTAACCATACCCAATATGCTTATAGATATTCTTACAAGCCGAATGGGACTGGGGCGAAGAAATACATGCACCGCGAGATAATGGAAAGATATAACGGGGCATTAGGGAGTGGTATGCAGATAGACCATATAAATCACGATGGACTGAACAACAGGAAAACAAATCTTAGGATATGTACCCAGTCCCAAAACAATTGGAACGGGAGGGGGATTTTGGAGGGAACCTCAAAATACAAGGGAGTATACTTTTACAAAAGTCGCGGGAAATGGGTTGCACAAATGTGCCTTTTCGGGAAGCGCATTTTCATTGGTAGATTCGACAGCGAAATTGATGCGGCAAGAGCATATGACAGAGTAGCAAAAGAAAAGTATGGAGAATTTGCGAAACTGAACTTCCCGGAGGAATAATGACGATGGATTTATTGGCTTCTAATTTATTCTCCGTGGCGGGGAAGACAGCCCTTGTCACTGGGGCAAATGGTTATTTAGGACAAGTGGTGGCAGGAGTCCTTAAACAGAATGGTGCAAGTGTTATTGGGACTTATGCAACAAAAATCCCAACAGATGGATTCTGTGATGAGTGGTATCTGATTGATTCAAATTCGCCATATCCAGACTTGGAAGAAAGATTGCGCGAAATTGAATCTAATAACCAAATAGATGTCCTTATCAACAACGCGCATCCCATGAAACGCGAGGCTGGATTCAATGTTGAGACAGACCAAATAGAACACTATTCACGGGCAGAATGGCAACAGAACATCAATGGCGCTATTGGACTCCCGGCACTCACAACATCAATCATTGGGGCGGGGATGAAAGATAGAGGGCATGGTAGTATTATCAACATCAGTAGCATGTACGCCCTCGTTGCCCCCCATCCAAATTTGTACAAAGATACGCTATACATGAATCCGCCCGGATATGGGGCAAGCAAGGCGGCTCTACTTGAGTTTACTCGCTATGTGGCGGCATTCTGGGGACAGTATGGAGTGCGGTGTAATGCCCTGTGTCTTGGCCCATTCCCGAAATCAATTACACCAGAGATGCAAGAGTTCATCACGCGGTTGAACTCGCGCACTTGTCTTAATAGAACTGGCAGGGCAGGGGAGATAGCTGGAGCAATTCTATTTCTGGCGAGTGAGGCATCGTCATACATGACGGGCCATGCCCTAGTCCTCGATGCTGGATGGTGTGCCACATGACTTTTCCGAAGTCCCCCAATGTGCCATTTGTCCAATCGGTTATCTTTGTCATGTCTCATGTTGGCTATCCATATTGGGATGATGTGGTTTTGAATCCAACCAGTGCTAAGGCGCTTGGTCTAAAACTTATTGAATACGCAGGCGAATGGATAGAGGAAAAGCGTGACTAATCCCTGTGTCCATTGCAACGAGAATGAGTCAGACTTTGACACATACCTCTGCAAGAAATGTGCCGAGGACTTTCAGGTTACACCACAAACAACGAGGGATTTCTATGGCTTTCTGGCTAGAACGGGAAGGTCGTATCTAACATCGTATTTGTCAAGGCCAGACCAAGAACAGGGGAAGCCTCACGATTATATCTTTGCCGCGCCTGCCGCAAGTTTTCACCACGCTAGACGATTCAATTTCTTTACTCGCATGGCAGAACTTGTGCGAGGTGTTCCGGGGGACATTGTGGAGTGTGGCGTAGAACATGGGCAGACATTACTATATTGGCTATCCATTGCATTTGACGAATTGACGCCACGAAATGTATGGGGATTTGACTCTTTCGCCGGGCCAGAAACAGTTGGAGAGAAAGATAAGAATTCTAATGGCGACATATATCCGCCCCTTCCGAATGTCTATGCTAGGGCAACCGAGGGATTTATCAATCTCCTGAATGCCTATGGACTTCCTCGTATTTGGACGAACTCACATTTAGTCGTCATACCCGGCTTTTTCTCTGAGACTCTGAAAGATTATAGGGGCGAGAAGATAGCGATTCTTCACCTTGACGCGAACTACTACGACAGTTACAAAACTTGTATGGAGATGCTGTGGCCGAAAGTGGCCCGTGGTGGAGTTGTAATTTTTGATGAATACCAAAATCAAAATGATACTCTACACTTTGCTGGTGCAAAACGCGCAATAGACGAATATATGGAAACACTCAAGGATGACGGAACGACAATCACGAGGGACAAAATGTATGGCAAATTCTATTGCATCAAGGGAGGCATTCAATGGCGGATTTAGTTATCGGCGGTAGCCCAATTGGGGACGGACACCCAGTAATTTGTATAGGAGAGGAGGGTATAAATCATCAGGGCAATATAGATATTGCCAAGAAACTTGTTGATGTTTGTATTGAGGCAGGTTGCAATGCTGTCAAGATGCAATCTCGTACAGTTGATGTAGTTTATTCGGAAGAGGAACTTTCCAGGCCGAGAGAGTCGCCCTTTGGAACAACAAATGGAGACTTGAAACGCGGTCTTGAATTGGGGAGGAAAGAATATGACGAATTTGATGCTTACTGCAAATCAAAGAGTATGACATGGCTTTCCTCATGTTGGGATGAAGCGTCTGTTGATTTTATTGCACAATACAACCCACCATGTTTCAAGATTGCCTCTGCCTGTATCACGGATGATAACCTGCTAAGACATCATCTACAATATCATAAGCCACTCATTATCAGTACGGGGATGACAACTTTGCGCCAAATTGACCATGCCATTGAAATTGTCGGGACTGACAATGTTGCCCTAATGCATTGCATTGGAGTTTATCCGGCTGATCCGAGGACTCTAAACCTTCGTGTTATCCAAACACTGAAAGAGCGGTATAATGTTCCCGTTGGATGGAGCGGACATGAAGTAGGACTCGCTACAACCGTTGCGGCTGTGGCGATGGGTGCAAATCTTGTTGAGAGGCATGTCACATTGGATAGGGCAATGTTCGGCTCAGATCAGTCGGCCTCGGTAGAACCCCAGGGATTGAAAAGACTTGTCAGGGATATTCGGGTTGTTGAAGATGCAATGGGGGATGGCGTAAAACGAGTATTGCCTGCCGAGTCTGTTGTGGCAAATAAGTTGCGCCGTGTTGACACTCTGAAACAGGAGGGGTGATGACTGGGCGACCAGATCTGACGTTTCAGATTTCCGAGAGTGACAATGAGGTTTATGATGTCATGCGGGATTTGGCACAACGACTTGGCCTGACCGAGTTACGGACGAGTCCCATGACGATGGTGAGTTGGACTGCGCCCGCGCCAATTGTAGAAACTCCTCCACCATCCAATCCTCAACCATCTCGAAATGCCCCATACAAGTTGGCAACACGAGTGCCAACACGCATTCAGTTTGTTGGAGAAGTCAATTGCTGGGTTGCGCCAGACCCAAATTCGCGCAAGTTGACTTTTACTGACAATCGGGAGGTGGACATCTTCGAGGAGAGAGATACCGAGTTGTTTGGAAAGTGGTGGTGCGTACTCCATAAAACATTGCCGAGTGGTGAACTGTTTGAATTATGGATTCCGGCTGCGTATTTTGTTCTGTTCTGAAAAGATGATTAAGGTCGCAATATTCGATACCGATGGAGTTATGTCCGATGGCGCAGTAATCTACCTCGATGGTGGGGTGCGAGGCAGAGTCTTCAATGTCAGAGATGGACAAGGGATTACCAATCTAAAGCACGCCGAGGTATCTGTCTGGCTAGTCAGTGGCGAACAAGACTCTCATCTGTTTGACCGTTCCGAGAAGTTGGGCGTAGACCAATTGTTTGGATTGCCAGACAAACGCAGAGTCCTAGAGGAACTTCCGCTTGACATAAACAACGACGAAATAGCATTCATGGGTGATGACATTGGGGACATTCCGCTGCTGATGATGGTGGGTATGCCTGCGTGCCCACAGGACGCTCACCGTGACGTTGTGAACTGCGTTGTTAGTCTACGTGGGTTTGTCGCCACAAAAAATGGCGGCAAGGGGGCAGTACGAGAGTTCTGCGACTATATATTGACAAGAAACAGACTCGATACTGCCCCAGAGTATATGCGAGAGATTGGAGAGTTGAAAAACGCATTGGAATAGTCAAGTTTGACTATTACTGTGTCTTATTGTCCCCAAGTGGAGTAGTTGCAAGAGAAAAATATTTGACCAGTAGTATTTCTGCGCTCCATCCTTAAACTTGCAAAACAAGTACCGTGAATGCCGAGATCAAACATGGGCATTGTTTCACTTGTTGATGAAAATATGAAGTTTGCGATGGATGTTCCGCCATTTAGAAACACGGCGGATGCTCCCCCATTAACCTGTGTTCCAGCAACAAAAATCTTGTATAGAAGCCCCGAGGAAACTGTTACGGTTTCTGTAGATGCTCCGCCCATTGCACAAGTGACAGTTGACATTGCTGAGACATAGGCATGTCCTCTATCATCACCCCTCTGCGCCATTGCGTTGTTAGTCCCCATCGAGGATGCATTTGTGGTGAATGAAAAGACATTCATCACTCCAACTGGGGCATTGGTGACTGGACTTCCGGCCACATGGGTTCCGACCTGTAATGCTGCATGGATTTTTGAGGTCGCTCCAATTGTAGATGCGCCGATTCCGGCAAACAGGGCAAAGTCGGACTGCGAACTTGATATATTTATAGGGGCAAGCATTTTCGCCCCTCCAGCATCCTTCGGTGAAATATCCGCCGTAGAATAATTTGTAGTCATGCGATTCTCCTTGACACAATTGTTCTAATGTGGTACAAATGTACTGTCTAGACGGTTGCTAGTCGGGTGTGATATAATGAATCGAGAAGTCTTGTGCAAGGCAATCGTCTAGACAACAATTGCCACCCGCACAAGGCTTTTTGTTTAAGGAGTCCAAAATGGAAGAAGAAATATGGAAGGATATTCCAAATTTCCCGCACTATCAGATTAGCAATCTTGGGCGCGTTCGTTCGTTTTTCGTCAGGGGGCAAAAACAGAAACCATGTGATACTCCGAGAATACTTGTTCCTGTTCATCGTGGCAAGGGATATTATGCGGTAAATCTTCATCGTGGAGATGATATGATTATGGTTAATATCCACCAAGCTGTTCTTACTGCATTTGTCGGCCAATGTCCAGATGGACTTGAGGCGTGCCACAATAACAGTGTTCGCAATGACAACAGGCTTGAGAATCTTAGATGGGATACCCGTTCCAGCAACTTTCTTGACAAACGCGCAAATGGAACATCTCGCTGTGGCGAGGAAAATAATAGGGCCAAACTTAATACTGCCCAAGTTCTCGAAATACGAGAGAGGGCATTTCAGGGAGAATCGTTTGGGGTTCTCTCCGGGGATTATGGGATAAGTAATATCCATGTAAAGAGAATTGTAGAACGGGTTGTGTGGCAACATATCTAGCCCTATTTCTCCTTACTCAATGCTTGCGTCTCATCGTCCAGCCTCGCAAGATACTTTTCGCATTTTTCTAGGTCTGCTTGGATAGCATCAAGCACTGATTTGTCCGTCCCAATGCTCTTGCTCACCCGGTAGCGCATTTGAAGTTGCCAGCGAGTGTTGATATACATACTGACTTCTTGTGAGAGAAGCACCAGTTTGGTTTGGTTATCAGGCTCTAAATCAAGAATGTTCGACACTTTCGAGACTCCTAATTCTTTTGTGAAGTTCGATTAGATGGGTAAAAATTTCTTCTATCTTCTCTAATGCAATATCGGCTCGATCAAAAATGCCAGACGGCTCATCTGTTATTCTCGGAAGTCGCATGTTCTCTTTGATGTATGATTCTATCTCATCCAGCGATAGGCGCTGATAGCCTTCCGCCCCACGGTTTGTGGCGTATCTATTAATGTGATCGGTTAGCCAATATTCAAGTGCATAGTCTGGATTCCCATATGCAGAATTATTTAAGTAAATATTTGTCGCCACATTGATAGTGCCACTACCCTTATCTCCGCCAGTAGGTGCGCCCATCTGTAGCCCAGCACCAGTAATGACATTGGAGTTGCTTGTGGAAATGTACATGGCATAATTTGTACTCCCACCCGGATGCGTGCCGATTAGCAATCCGACATTGGCTGTAGCAATCGTTGCCTCAGCCATCACCAACGCGGCATAAGTGGAAATTGTCCCAGAACCACTTACACTTGGCACGCCAATATTGATACCCGCTACCGCCAATCCAGTAAATGCACCTTTGGCGTAGGTGACATTCAACTGCAATCCACGTAAGGCATCACTGTTTGCAATGGCGGTCAATATCGTGCTTTCGTACAATCCTAGCGCCTGCCCGCCCGCGGCTGTCACACTCTGCGCCAATTCAATGCCGACAGGTGCGACCGTAGCCGCAGTCCCCAATAGTACCCGTCCGGCTTGTATCCACAGCGCCAACGGATTTGTGATAGTGGCATTTGTCCCTGCCACCGGAGCGCCAGTAATTGCTACTGTTGCCGCCGTTGTAATTGTACTCGTTCCAGTAAAAGCATAGGTTGGGGGTTCAAATATTACTGCTCTCTGTGTGGTCACATCCCCAGAGAGCCATTGAACAGTTCTACTTAGTGCGAAATAAATATCTGTCGCCTCTCCATTTGCCGTCAGGCTGGTATGTGCCCCGCCCAAAACATAAATCAAATTTTGATGTGTCCCGGAAATTGCTGGTTGCGAGATGTATACGAATCTCGAACTAACCATTGGGACTCCGATTCCGAATGTACTTCCGTTGAATTGAAATGTCGAGTTTCCTGTTATTGCGGACGATGCACTCCAATAGGCAACATGATTTGCCGTTCCCGTGCCTGTTACAGTACCCGTGCCAGCCGTATTTCCGGGAATCCACCTGCCACTTGAAAATATAAGCACTTGGTCTGTAACAGCCCCAGTTGTGTCTACATCTGCCAATCCATTTAGAGTGTTATCGCCACTATCAGATGCAGAGGCAGACCCCACCATCATCAGGTCTGGCGGATTACCAGACAGACCCTCTAGTTGTTTGATTCTGTCCAACAAATGTAATGCGGGAGGACTTGGAAACAGCCTCGCGTCTCTCATATTGTCCACCACAGAAGACCAATCAACAACGGTAGTGGTGGATGCAAGTTTTACATAGCCAAGTGGTATCTCGTTCCCTGCCGGTGCTGGTACTGGCGTGAATAGGTCGTAGATAATCTCTTGTGTTCCTGTGGCATATGGGACTCCGGGACGATAAACAAGAATATCTGCCTCTGGGTCTAGCCCAATGAGAACATATCGAATCTGTCCACTCGATGGCTTGAATTGAGTCAAGTCATCGGTTTGCGTGAATGGGAATCTCTGCCATGTGTCCCAGAAGTAAATGAATGACCTCACATTGGCAATCATTGACGATGGATAGGTTGGATAGACCAATCCCGGAAGGAATTGGAGAGGGTCTATGAATACCTCGTCGCCCCCATGCCATTCATGTTGCTGGTGGTGTGGGCCTACTATTGGGATAGTGCTTGCTGGAATATCTCCAAGTCCAGCATAGTGCATACTGATAATCTGTTCTTCTTGGTCAGACTCCCCGGGTTCGGGGAAGCCAATAAGAACTGGAAGATTATGAGATGGTTGAACAACACCACGATTTAGAATCTGGAAATATCGAGTGCTACTTACATCATCTCTGGCAAAAACGTAATTGTCACGATTGGGAACAAAGAGATTAGACGTGGCAGTACCGCGCCCGTCACCGAGTACAGCAGAGCGTATCTGTTGAACTTGTTGGTATTGGGAGATGGTCTCTCTCCATCTCCGCCTAGCCTCAGCAAGAGTTGTCACGATGACCAATCCACTTCCATGCGTTTGAGAGCATAGTCATTAACTGTCCCGCCAATATTCCCAAACACATTCTCAAAGTCTCCAGTCTTGTTCTGGAATGTACTTCCGCCATCAGACGAATATCGTGGCGAGTCTGTCCCATAAACAATATAGAGTCTGTTGTAATTGTTTATCCACGTTTTGACATGGTATCCAAGAGTCAATCCGGGATTGACAAGCACCCAAGTTGCGCCACCGTCAATGGTCTTGAACACGCTTTTCTCGTCAGATACATAGATAGTATTACCGTCTCCAGTTATATCCTTTCTGTTACTTCCGGGCGGTGAACTCTTGCTATATCTACTTGGCGTAATATTGCTCCAACTCGCCCCCTGATTTTCGGTTTTGAATACGCCTGTGGTTGTAGATACATAGATGATTTGGTCGTTGTCATTCCCGGAATAGGGTAGATATAGACTCACTGCATATCCAGAGGCGGCAGGGAAAGACAGGGAACTCCAAGAACCTCCCCCATTAGAACTCATGTAGACATATGCGGTAGTGGCTGTTGACGAATTGCTACCCAAGAAGAAGAGATTGGATATACTGTGGTTGCTGTAAACAACCTCGCCCTGACTATTGTAACTAACTGCAATAGTCGCCCAACTCCAAGTAGAACCATTGTTGGAAGTTACACCTATTTGTGGCGCGGCGGCGTTGTCCTGAACAAGAAGTGCCCAATATCCGCTTGACGCAATACTTGGCGAAAGAATCGGGATGGTTGGACTGGCAAGCGTTCCGCCAAATCCTGCCTCAATTTGTGCGCCAGTCAATACCCTCGTCCATATCGGTGTTGTCTGATTCAGACTCGTTGTTTTCCAAATGTTGCCCTTTGTGGTTGCTATCCATGAGACAGTGCTTAGATTGTATGGGTCAAACACCAAGTCCGTAAATGCTTCAGAACTAAAGGTGATGTTGTTTGTAATGTTCTTCCACGATGGATTACTTGCCAAGAAGTTAGTAGTTCTTGCAACAATATCATTTGACCCAGATGGTGCTTGTGCGATAAGTGCCGCAATCTTTCCAGCAGCCCCACCGGGATTAGGCTCTCCAGGGGTTGGAGGTGTAATCAGTGGGGGGAAGTCAACCGAAGACCCGCCATGCCCATCAACAACCGACTCTGCGGTTATGTCAATCTCTGGCAATGCAGAGATTGGATTGTATGAAACCCTCATCTCGTATGGGACAAGACTCTGGTTGTTCCAATTTAGGCCACGCATATTTGTTGCACCAGTTGGAGAGAGTGACATTGTAATGCGACTCTGCGGAACTGGGTCTAGGCGTAGATTCCCGGAAAGAGGAATGTTGACTCTCTTGTATGGATTGTTCCTCTTGGCTCTTAGATTCCCGGCCCATGTGATTGCCGTGTCTGTATCTGGCGCTGTGGCATTACGGGATATTTCCTGCCTGCCTCCAAAGTGTCCCGCCCGATGACTTGGAGAGACACCACCGATTGGTGTATAGACTCCGGCGCGAATAGCATAGATGGTCTGTTGGGAATTCTCGTCAAAGTGCGGATGTTCAAGTACAACTGCGCCTCGTCTATCCCCAGCACCAATGTCTGCAATAATCGGCAGTGAGGCGCTTGCCCCAGTAACGTGACTGTCCAGACTTGCATAAATTGAGGATTGCATGTCTGATGCCAGAAGCCCAAGAACACCCTCATAGTTATAGCGCAATTGTTCCCACAAGTTCCCCTGTGGCAATGAACGAAATGCAAGTTCGAGAGATGATGCCGAATCTCCCGCAAAGTTGAAGTCGGTAACATTCCCAATGGTAGACCGATATTTGACGAGGGTTAGTGCCGCCTTGTCTATTGTCAATTGGGATGCCATAGTCCACGCTGATGCTGCAGACCCACCCTCCAAGAATATGTCATAGGCGTCTGTCATTGCCAAGACTCTATCTATCGTTGCGACTCTGAATGACACATTTCCGGTGAATGGTTCTATGCGAGTGGAATCGTCAACAATCCACCCGACAAAGACAATGTTGTTCCTCCCAAATGAGTTTCCGCCAAGAGACGATGCAATCCCATTGTAAGATGCTTTCTCAAATATGACTATCTGCGCACCTTCCGGGAAATTGTCGGAAGTAGCCCCGCTATAGGCTTGTATCCTGCCATCATATCCACCACTATTGAGTCCGCCAGCGATTTCCTCAATCATTACTCGCTGGGGTTGTGCGTTACTTGAATTGAATGCGAATGTCAGACGTTGCCCGATATGACTTGCACCGTTGGAATCCGTGACGGTGAGTGTGTGGTATCTCCCGCCTGACGATGCATTGGTATAAGTAATGACAATCGGATTCTGGGACGAACCAAGTTGGCTTGAAACAGTCTGTCCATTGGGGAAACTCCACGACTGAGACGTAATGGATACTGCCCCAGTAAACGAATAACTCCTATCCCCAACATAACTTGCCGTACCGACTCCGCTGTCAAGCCATACCACGGCAGGCGGGCCGAGTAATGCTAATGGCCCAAAATTCCTTGTTTGTGCTGTGTATGGGTCTAGGTCTACCCACCACGCAGATGTAGCAGTATCATATGAGGGATGAACAGACCAAGGTGCATACTCCTCAACTATTGTTGCAATAGCACCATTCCATCTCGTGATGCCACTACCGTATTCTCCAACATGGAGTAGACTTGCAGATGTTGGGGTTGCCCTAATCCTCATTTTCCCCTTGTCATATTGCCCAACATTTGTTCCGATTCTAACTGTCATTCCTTTTCGAGCATCAGAGAGATTGCCCTGCAAAGTATTGCTTGCAGTAATGGCACTCGCGGGAAAGTTGTCGGGAATGGCATTGACAGACCCCGCCCAAATTATGCGCGGTTGGGCGACGGCACAGTAATATTCACTGCGCTGTGGATGCGCCCTAAAAATAGCCTTTTCGTTAGTCGTCAGTGCTATTCTCATATAACCCTATCGCCAAAATCTCATGTATGGGCCGAATCCCATCTCTCCGAATCAATCCCTATTCTTCGGAAAATTCTCTACGATACATATGGATACAACTTCTCAGACATGGATGACTACGACTTGTCAAGGCTTCGCCCTAAGTAACTGCAATGCCATTGATTAGAGCAGACCACCTGCCAACATATCCAGCCTCGAATGTTGGTCTGCCAATTTGCAAGAAGATTCCAGCGTTAGAATACGAAACGAAAGAGCCAGTATCTAGTGATAGCAATTGAATAGATGTCAGACTCGCACCATTGAATGCCGCCCATTGTTGATATGAGGCATAAGTACAAGCATCAAATTCAAGTCTTGCTGACTTCGTGGCGGCATAGACTGGCCTACCCGTGTGGTCAGTCCCGAGAACAATGTCCTGCCACGACTGTTGATATGGTGCAAGGCTGGCTGTTTGACCATTGATGGTGTATGGCACAGTATCTCCTATATCGCAATCACATCCACAACAGCATTCAGGGCTGCGTTCCGAACGGCAGAGGCAAGTATGCCATCCCCCTGAACGTTTAGAGTTACCATGATATTAGACCCAGTTCCACCAGCCATTAGCATTGGCTCTTGACCACCACCAGGGCCAGGGGCGGGATATGGGTTGTCCCCCAAGTCTGGAATTGGGGCGGGCGGGCCAGGTTCTTCGCCATATGGAATGGGGGGTGGATTCCCGCTAGGAGTACCGCCCCCTCCAGATTCAAGGTCGCCATAATATTGATTGATACCCATTCTTTCTTGCCAATACCGAATTAGATTTGTAATGCGTTGCTGATATTCAAGACTCTCTCTGCCTGAAACATTTGTTAGGAACAATTCAATATTTGCTTCTTCTTGGCGACGATACGCCTCTTGTTCGCCAATCTGTTCCTGTAACGCCTGTTGCAAATCCCGCTTTCGTCTTTCGTCTGCCCGCCGTGCGTCCTCTACCTCGCGGTCATATTGTCTCTGGATTTCGCGGCGTCTATTATCATACTCGTCGGCAATATCCTTGAGCCTGTCCTGCTTCTGGCGCTCGGCATCTTCCTCTTTCTGCTTGCGGTCTGCCTCGGCGTCTTTAAGTTCCTCGTTGCGGGCTAGTTCGGCCTCAAACAATGCGCGGGCATCAAGGTCAATAAGCGCCTGAATTCTTGAGCGGGCATATTTGTCAAGTATCTTTTGAATACGTCTCTGGTATGCGGACTCGGCATCCTCTGAGTCCTTGTGTCTCTTCTCCTCGGCATCAGAGATTGCTTTATCCCGATCCTTCTGCGATTTCTCCTCAAGATCAGCCAAATCCCTGTCGCGCTTTGTGGCAGCATCAATCATGTCATCGGCCAACTCGCGCTCAGAGTCGAGGACATCCTGTTTGTATTTGTCCCTAAGTTCTTGAATTTTCTTGTCAACTTTTTCCCAAAGTTCAAGAGTCTTCTGTGCGGCCTGTTCAAATGCTACAGGCTTGAAAGCATCCTGAAGTTCTTTGAGTGTGATAATGCCATCTTTGCCCGCCACTTCTAGGGCGTCTCTGAATTTGAATATTGCCTCATCTGCTAATCCGAAAGCAACCCTAAGTTTATCCAGTGCCTCTGGGGTTAGAGTCCCAGCCTTCTCGTTGAACTCTATAGCCTTCTTTGCGGCCTCTTCAAATCCAAAATCTAGTGTTTTCCCAGATATGTCGTTAAGTTTTTCAAGCGCCTCGGTTATTGCGTTCTCGCGTTGTTCTTGAAATGCCAGTTGTTCATTGAGGGCTTCAATTGCCTCGCGTCTGTCATCTGTAGCCCTTATTCCGTTATATTCAGATTCGGAAAGAAGATAATTTGACTGAACTAATGTCTCTATAGTATCAGTCCCGTCAGACATTACACTTACAAGATCGCCACTACTGTTTACGGCCAAGTTTTGTGATTTTGCAACCCGCTCCAATTCTGCGCGATATTCTCCATAGGTCTTGGAACTTTTAGACATCTCGCTGGCATGTGTTTTTATTGCCGCATTGATGTCTATGTATCCAAATAGAAGAATGTCAAGGGACTTTATGAGTGGCGAAACAGCATCACCAATATGTGTCTTTATCGCATTTGTAGCATCTGTAATATGTGTCTCAAATCGCTCATAGGCATTTGCGGCATCGTCAACCAATCCGCCAGTATCTTTCAGGAGTTTATTCCCATCCTCAATAATGGCGTTTGTTAGTGCCTGTCGCTTCTCTGCCTCGGTTAGATCATCTGCCACTTTGCCAATTGACTTCCCATAATTGGCGTAGGCGGTTTCTCCATCAATGACAATACCAATATCGTCAAGGACGCGGGTAGACAGACGCCCAATACCGAGGATGATACGTTCAAATGCGGCTTCTGTGTCAAGTCCGGCAGCACGTCCACGAATGGCGGCAATCTCAAGCAACTTCGCCATTGTGTCGGTATCTCTCGCCACTCCGAGGAGCATAGATCGGTTTGCCTGTGTAATGGCTTCGTTGGCAGAGATAGCACCGTGCGAGGCGGTTTTCATCTTCGCCACCGCCTCTTCCATATCAACGCCGTAACTCTGTGCTAATTTAGTGCCTGTCTCCCGCAGGCGGTCAATGGCCGCGCCCTCTTTTCCGAAGTCGTATGCGGATTTTATGGCAACAGCAAACGCGGTAAGAATTCCAGTCGCAATTAGAGCGTCTTGGGCAAGAGCGGCAAATGATTTGCCAAATTCCTCATTCTGCTTGATCGCCCCCTCCATGCCTCCTTTTGCCCCAATCGTGGAGAGACGCCCGAGGAATGTTCGTTGTATATCGTTGAACTTCTGTTGTTGGTCTGCTAATTCCTTTTGGAGGAGTATCTGCTGCTTGATGTTGGCTTGTGAATTCTTGAAAGCCTCTGTTTCAGAAGACCGAAGTAAGGCATTTCTATTACGGAGAGACTCGTATTGGGCGCGATTCAGGGCCTCAACTGAGGCTTTCGCCTCATCAAGCACTTTTTTCCCCGCGAACATCGCGTTAATTAGAATCTTGATTTCGTCGGATGCGCCTGTTGGCATATTACTCTTTTGGCCTTTGCGGTAACTGGACTCTTACTTCAAGCGGATTGTTAGTCTTTGTTTCCCCGCCTTTTGCCCACCGCAATAGACTTACCCCATTAGGATTGTTCTTTTCCCAATCACGCTTATTCTTGGCGTCGTGTTTGCCCTTTGCTGTATGATATACATTAAGGCATGTCCGAATATCCCTGACAACTCGTGGGTCTTGTGTGTCAAATCCAAGTTCGGATGGTGACATTCTAAGATGTTCGCAAATCAATCCGGCCTCAAGCAGTCGTGGCGGGGGGCAACGACTCGGACTATCCACATAGTCTATTACCCCCCTTGCGAGTTTGGGTCAGAGGCGTTGGTCTTTTCGTAGAGGTCGGTGATGCACTCCACAAGCCACGCCACAAGTTTTGGTGACGCCGGGAAAGTCTCGTAAGTCACGGGATTCGGAAGTCCAGAAATATCCCACAGTTTTACAAGCGGAATAGCAGCAGGCAGAAGTGCGGCATAGAACTCGTAAAGAGAGTCTGTTGACTCTTTGAGTTTCGTTGCCACCGATAGTGCTTTCTCCCATGCTACCAAAGCGGGAAACGAGAGATAGTCATTGTGGAAGGTTATCTTTCCCCTCCACCTATCAACATCACATGGATATTCAAGAGGCATTTGTCATCTTCTTTCTGTGGTGTTCGCCACAAACAAAAACGGGCAACGGCAGTCTTTTCGACTATTTTCCGTTGCCCGCGCTAAAGGCCGAGTCTATTATTCAGTTCCCATAAAAGTACCCAAGATAATGATAAGTGTGGACTATTTATGGGTTACATAACATTTTATACAAGTTTTCACAAAAGTCAAGGGGAGATTTCAACCACTCCCGAAATTGTAATTTGTGTCGCAGACTTGCACTTTCGGCACACAAACTCCATGTCTCCAGAGTCGTCTACAATCGTGTAAGGCAGGGCTAAATCACATATCCTCGCCAAACAGTCAAGATTCGAGCAACGGATAGGCTCTGGGGCGATTGGGGCGACGTAACGGGGCAATTTCACCCTGTAACTGACAATTGCCTCGTGGTGTATTGCTTTTGAGCACCGCTGGCACTTTACGGACAGGTCTGGGGCATTTCCCTGCATAACCTGACACTCATGCCTGCTTTTGAATAGGAGGGCATTGCAGGTGTGGCGGACATCATTTCTGAAGACCATTCTAATGCGTCAGTAGTCTAAGCCAGACAGACCAAATCCCAAGAAGGTCTGTAGTATCATCAAATGGAAGGGTCAGCATTACAAATGTTCCGGGGTTGTCATATTGTGCCCTAGTTCCAGACTCTAGGCGTGTGCCATATTTCAGATACAACAAAACGTGGTACTCCCACGGATTTGCCCCATACTTCTCTATAATCTCATTGCGCTCATATTCATGTCCCGCCCAAAAGCGGTCACTCTTGCGTGAGGCCCGTTCATCAGATTCGGAGCGTAGAAACAGGTTGGCAAACAGATCATATGCCCACACATCTTCGCGCAGTCTTGAGCGAAGTGACAGACGAGATAGATTTTCAAGCTCATACCAGAATGTTTTACACGCCAATTCGTCGCCGTAATTGCACATTGCAGCTAATACTTCAAGCGTTGCAGCGCTGGTGTTACTTTCTAGTATCGCGGATTTCTCTCTCCATGTTTCTCCGTCTTGGGGATTTAGAAAGTTTCCCCCCTGAATATGAACCATTTCGTGGACGAAAACCTCAAGTATGTCTCGGCTGTCTTGCCATGCCGGATCATCAAAGTAGCGTGCATTTATCCAGACGACACACATATTCCTACCAACGCTTGGGTCATACTCACAATTGGCACGTCCGCCAACCTGAAACGATGTATCCCCATCCCACGGACGAACAACAATGTAATCTGGATATATGCCCTCTCCAACACGCTCTCTAAGATAATACGGAATAATGCGGGTTGCATAATCAACAAGCCATTTGCTGTTGGTATATATTCCCCAAGTCTCTTCTTGGTCATAGAATTGACTCCGGTTGTAATCTGCTACAACTGGAACTGGCTCACCCGCCTTCTGGTGTGCCACAACTGCTATCACTGCATCTCTGGCGATTTGAGGTATTTGTGTATTGTGCCATGCCCACACCTCAGTACCTACAGACCCCAATGATACAACAGTCACCACAAGAACAAGAATGCCCATCTTGATTTGTGGCCTGAATTTTCGCCAGCCAGTTACTATTGGCTTCTTTGCTATTCGTTTCTTTGTGGTGGACTTTCTTTTTGCGGGCATATCATACTCCCCCTAAAAGGGTGATTTATATATTTGATTCTACCACGCCATTGACACTATGTAAAGGTATGGTACAATTTGGTTGTCACCCACTATGCAAGATGGTATAATGTCTTTGCGACTCCTCTGCCACAAGCCTTGCGCTAGTGGGTGACACAGAGGAGTTGCTTTTATTTTCAGGAGTCATTATGGCTAAAAGTTCTTTGGGTAAAAAGCGCGGTATTCACACTTGCAATGTGTGTGGCGTAAAATTTAAGAGATGGTGTGATGCGCCAATACTCTTGATATGTGAGGACTGTTATTTAATAACTATACCATGTGAACAATGTGGAGAACCTGCAAGGAAATATACAAAAGTTGCTAGGCCAAGAAGATTCTGTGACAGCAAGTGCAGGCAGACATATATTGCTAGAAAGACAGCACAAACTAGGGGCGAAACAACAAGGCAAAAACACAAAACAGACCAAGTTTACCACGAAAAGATGTCTGCAATTTTAAGGTCTGTTCATCATCTTTCACAAACGAAAGAGAATTTTGAGGCAATATCTAAAAGTCTCAAGAAGAGATGGAAAAATAAAGATTATAGGGAATATATGTCGGCAATGTCGCGTCGGATTTGGGAAGACAGGGATAAAATGCTGAATTCCGTAAAGTGGCATCCAACTAAAATGACAAATCTAGAAAGGAAAATTGATGAAATTATATCGGAATGGGGAATTACATATCACTTAAATTATATGGTCGGGAGATACTTTATAGATTTTGCATTCCCAGAACATATGATTGGCATAGAATGTGATGGGGAATATTGGCATCGTAACACAAGGGAAAGAGAAGCCAAGCGTGATGCTTGGCTCTCATCTTGTGGTTGGACAATTATTAGACTCTCTGAAAACGAGATTGAAAATTGTCCCGTTTGGACACTTGCCACAAAGGTGGTTCCCCTTATAGAGAATTGTTCTAATCCCTAGAGTACCCCCGTGCCCAGACTCCTCCCCGGAACTCCACTAAGCAACTGGAAACTGAATGGAAAGTTATCATTTCTAACAACTCGGTAATTCCCAGTCAGAACCCATGCACCATTGCTATCAGCAACACTCACATTTTCAATATAGGCAGGCACGGAAGCACTCAATTGCATATTGGAAGCACCGATTCGCCAGGGTGTAGAATATAACCAATGCATCTGAATCTCGCTGGCGTTCTTCCACTTCTGATACTCAAGTTCATTGTTTAACAGAAGGGTAATGTTGCCAGTATATTCAGTTGCACCGAAGAATGAACCCTGTGGGCCTTGCACGCCAGCAGCGGCACGATAGTTGCGGTTGCCAGTTGAGATAGTCATGTCGCCGTTCTGCATCACATCCCACTGAGTCCCGTTGTCGCGTCTCACGCGCAATCCCCACGCGGGCCAGATGCGAAGTGGGGATGGAGAATGGAGAGTCGTTTCCGCACTAGACCCAGTTGGTTCGCCCTCAAAGTCAGCGGTTACATTGAAGATACCATCAACTGCCTCGGAGTCGGCAGTAAGAGTTAGACTCTTTAGAACCATCCCCGTATGCATAAAGGAGAGGTTGGCAGATGCCTCGCCAGCAGTCGGGTTATTGAGTCTCTCGAATGCGAGAGTTGGCGCTGAGGAGTTGACCGTAAAAGTGTGCAACCAGTGTTTGATTGCAGAGACACTGACAACGCCCGTAGATGCTCCAGAGATAGAGATACCAGAGGCCGCGATAGAAGACCATGCAGTTCTGGTATAGGCAACTACTGATTGGGCAGACCCAAACGAGATTTGTTCACTCGCGCCATTACCATACGAGTCGATGCCACTGATGGAGATAGTACCAGCGGGAATACCACCCGACAGTTGGATTTGTAGAATCTTTCCGCCCGATTCTGGTTGATTGTTGAGAACAAGGGCTTTTGGGTCTGCGTTTAGAGGTTCATTTCCCCGCAGAAGTTGTGGCGCTGATGCTTGCGGAATCATGTCCGTAGAAGCACCACCCATCGCCGCATACAGAAGTACACCCAAGAAGTCGGGGATGACGGGTGCAGAGAATCCGCCCTCTGACCAAGTACGTCCCTGCACTGGCGGTTGCTGATTGATGCGCCTATCGCCTGCATGTCCAGCGGGAAAGATAGTTGCTCGTTGTTCTTGCAGGGAGGGCAAGTCATCGGTAATCATGTTGTGCCACATGCCCCCCTCCCACCATGCCTTTCCGAGGTGGGCCGCAAGTCCAGTGGCGTAAGCACCCGCACTCGGCGCAACACCACGATTCCACGCTGGTGTGGCGGCCTGATTCACCTCAACAGAAATTTTGAGTCCCTGATTAAAAGTTGAACTGATTGCCATTTTTATCTCCCCGAATATCTTTACTCTATCACAAGATATTCAGAATGCAACACGAGTTTTGTTAAAAGAACACTTGTACTATATCCCATTATATGGTAAAATTTGCTTGCTGAGGTAAGCCATAATACGGTATAATAGAATTCATCAATCGCCTGCATCGGCTTGCCTCAGCAACAAGACCGTATCGCGGGCGATTGTATTTGGAGGTTGTATGCCAAGAAAAGGCCAGAAGATTACCAAAGAACATAGCCAAGCTATTGCCGATGCTAATAGGCGTAGAATTTTCACCCCAGAAATGCGTGGGAATTACAGTAAAGCACAACAGGGCAAAACCCTTTCCGATGAGCATAAGAAGAAACTCAGCGACTCTCTTTCTGGAGACAGAAATCCATTTTTTGGAAGAACACATAGCGAGGAGACTCGCAGAAAAATATCCGAGGGGAATAAGGGCAAGGTCGGCTACAATCTTGGGAAACATCTCTCTGACAAAACGAAAGAAAAACTTAGACGGGTTCATCTTGGTAAGCCAAGTCCCATGAGGGGAAAGCGGATGTCGGAAGAATCTAGGGAGAAAATGAGAATGGCTTGGGGCAATCGGCGTATGCGTATGGCTGAGGCAAAGGATATTAGAAAGCGCCAAAGAATGAAAGATGCTTGGAAGTCCAGAAAGGATAAAATTGGCGGGAATGGAGTTCATCCCGAAACAAGGGAAAAGTTGAGCATCAGTAGAATGGGAACTGGCAATTCTTTTTACGGAAAGAAACATTCCCCTGAAACAATAGAAAAAATGACAGGCCCAAACAATAGCCAGTGGAAGGGGGGACACGAAAGATATTATGGCCCGGAATGGACTAAAACACTGAGGGCAAAAATAAGAAGGCGTGATGGATACAAATGTATGATTAATCCATCCCATCTCATTTCTGGTCATTTTGGCGTTCCAGATGTTCATCACATTATTCCATATTTTGACGCTATTGATGCACAACTAGAGCGTCCACACCGTCACGAAAATCTTATATCGCTCTGTAGAAAATGTCATCGTCGGGCAGAGGCACACCCAAATGTCTCTGTGCCACAACTCCAATCATTGCTTATTGAAAGATATAGTTATCAAAGGGAAAATATGTTATCTATGCCGATATACATTCAAACTGAAAAATCCACCCAATCATGTCCGTGCCCGCAAATGTGAGCAAATTATTTCCATTTCCAACTCCATATTGCCCACCAGTCAGAAACACTTTCACCCCGCCAAGTTGTGATAGCAAATTTGTTATCACCGTGGTATCCTGAAACTTCTCTCGCCACTTCTGCCCGAATGGAATAGCCGCATTCTCAATATATCTCAACTTTCCCCCTGCCGATTCTCTTGGAAGTACAAACAAAACGGAATTGAAGGTCATGGAATTCGCCCACACATTTGGGAATGCCCGTGGCGTAGCCCCAAATGATGGAATGAAATGTATCACGGCAGGCAGGACATTGTTTAGCGAGTCTGGATTCTGTGCATATCCAAACGACGCCTTGACTCCATCAATAGATGCCTCTTGCGCTGCAATGAGGTTGATAGCATTTTCTTCGCGGAACGCTGGCACTCACTTCACCAATAGTCCAACCAGATAGATGATAACAGAAGCGACAAATGGGCCGCCTACAAACATCAATATCTTGACAATGGTATCAACCCTCTTCTCCACGAGAACACTCTTGGTAACTAAGCCACCCTCCATATTTCCATTGCCATAGATGGTTTGTCTCATACAATCCAATGTCTCTTTTACATCCTTGACATCTGAATGTAACTCTAGGAGTATTTCGTGATCGGTCAACTCACTCATAACGCCTCACGGTATTACCTGATATGTCGTTCTGACAAATCTATCAATCTTTTGTTTGATGTCTGTCGCAAGTCCCTGCGGAATCTCAATTGTCCCCAGTTGGACGAATGCCGTCTTGTTACTATACGGGACATCTTTTTGCCCAAATAACCATCCCGTCAGTCGCCTCGTAGCCCATTCAATATCCGCCTCTGGCGCAAACCTAGCGATGCTTGCCCCGCTTCCATGATTGGCGGCAGTTGTGCCATTCATGTATCCATGTACTACTACCGAGGCGTTCCCGGATGTCCCACCACCCAATGCCTGAAAATATTCATCCCCTATCTTCAAGAGGTCGCCAGGAGCGATTCTCGGATGTTCACCCCAGACATCACTTGCTCCCGCACCAACAGACCCCGCGCCCGCGAGTCCAAGAGTTGTCCCACTTGCGGAGTAAGCATCATTGAGACTCGCACCTGTATCTACCCACGCATTTGCCCAATCCTCGTGATACCCCCAAGTGCCAGTAACCTCGTTTGCGCGCTGAACTGTCCCAGAGAAATTCAACACACTTCCCGAACTATCGTCAAGAACAATAGTATCGTATGGCGGCCTGTTCCAATTGTCGCCAGTTGACAACCACATCACGCCACTGCCGACAGTACACGCCCCATTTTGTGTCGCAAGGGTTGTTAGTTCTAGCAAGTCGTCGTCAAGAGAAACCTTCCCAGAGTCCTTATAATTGTAGCGTCTCAACTCGTTACGCGGATAAAACTTGCGACGAGCATAACGATCTATTGAACGCGAAGCACGCCCAATGAAATTCATCAGTGTGGCGTCATCAGCAGTATTCCCGGACGCGGCGGCAGAATTTAGACCAAGATAGTCTCTAACTCTAGCCAAATTTGTATAAGTGTTGGTGGTCATTTATCTTTTATGGAAATCTAGTAGATTGTGACTATTGCTGTCGGGTCTATATTGGCTGATGCGGAATCCAGAAAATTGCAGTTGAAAAGTTGTACATTTGAGGCTGCTGATTGAGCCTGAAAAGAACTACCGCTACTTGTTAACTCAACGTGGAGTCCCATAATGGTTGTACGATTTGACCTATTAATAAGAATACCACCATTAGACGATGTTGAACTGGTATAAACTAATCCCCCAAGAATAGTCGTTGAATTTGGATATGGTACATCTCCTGCTGTAATTCGTATCCCGTGCTGACACTTTTCCGTATGAATGCCATTAAGAACTATGCTATAGGCATATTGCGAAACATCAAATCCCTTATCACAGGTATCGGCAATACAACCATTATAAACTGCCCCAGCCTCATGTATTGCAAATCCAATACCAGATGATCCGACGGGAGATGCACCCTGAACAATACAATTGTTATAGCGATTTGCCACCCCATAATTAATAAACCCAAATGATGGAGGCCGGAAAACGCGCACTTGTTCAAATACATTTTGGTTATTCCCAGTCTCTCCACGAACTCCTGTATCAGTTATCCCGTCAATATTTATATTCTCAAAGCGACAGAAGGCCATATCCTCAAAGTGAAGGCCATATTGTGCATTGGCAACGCCACGGATGGTCAAATTGCAAATCTCAATATTTCTCTGAATGCTAGTTAGTCCAATGGGAATGCAAGGCGCGGACGATGCCAATGAAAAACTCAGGATTGTGGTTTCCTTGCCAGCCCCCGCAAGAATAATACTGGGATAGTCGGTATTCAACGGGAATGTTAATGATGATGTGATTCTATATGTTCCCGGAGGAATAGCAACGATACCACCATTCTCTGCCATATTGATGGCAAGTTGAATGGCGGCTGTATCATCGGCGGCCCCATCGCCAATGGCCCCATAATCGGTAACATTATAGAAAAATGATCTTGTCATATTCCCTATTTCTTGATATTCAACATTGAATGTAAATTCCCATCCAACCCACGCAATACCATCATGCTCAATGTCTGTCCTATATTTTGCACTAGATAATTCTAGCAACAGAACTCTTGGCAAATCCCTTGATATTTCTGCGATAGTATTTCTGTCTTGAAACTTGTTTCTCCACCGTTCCCCAAATGGGATTGCCAAAGACTCTATCTTTGATAATTTCCCGCCGTATGCTTCTCTTGGGCAGACAAGCAAATAACTCGTGATTTCCGCAAAGTTTTTCCACTCATTGTTGAATGCTATTTGGCGACATAGGAAATGCGGCGATAGATGCAAAACTCCCGGAACATTTGGCTTACCGCCCGGATTCTGTGCCCCGAGATATGAGTAGTTGACACCCTGAATGCTTCTCTCGTGTGTCGCTATTTTATCAATGATGTCTATTTCACTGAATGACATATATATGAATTACACAAAGAACTTATCCATCGCATGAATATCTTGTCAGATTGTAGCCATCTTAGCAACCTCGCTAGATGTAGCCGCACGATTGAGACAGAGCCAATGCATCAATGGGCCATCCCAGACAAGCGTGGGCGTAGTGATATTTGCACCGATAAGAGTCTGAGTAGCCGACAATGCCCCTGCCCAAGTGGCAAGTGTGGCAGACGTTCCTATAGAAGCACCATTGATATAGGCAGCAACAATATCTCCCGACACACTCCAAGTAATTGCAGTATGTAGCCAAGTCGTAACCGCAAAACTGGTTGTGGTGATTTGTTCTGAAACATTGTTGGCTTTGTAAATAAGGCTAAGTTGATTATTGGTCGCCGTTTTTTCAATCAAAATAAGATTTTGAAGGTCAGTGCGAAGTTGCATTGCAAAATGACGCAACCCATCTGTCCATATTCCCGCTGCTGATACTCTTAGCCATCCGCCCATTGTCCCCTCGGACGGATTGAACGCCGTTCTGAATCCCGCTGGCGGCTGCATGAAGTCATTTGCGCCGTCATACAGTGGGCAGGTCAGACCATCCCCGATACCTTCTTGTCCCAATGTTACGCCAGTATAGACTCCATTGTATCCATTGCCAGAATAATCCACTGCGACTGTTCCCGCCTCTTCGCTTCCGGGCCAATAGCCAATAAGCGAAGTTCCGAACATGGAAATGATTTTCTGGAGATGTGATTGGCGTGCAACGCCACCCCCAACGGATAGTTGTGATATTCCTCGCCTGATACGCCACTCCTCACGGAATTGTCCGATTGGCATTAGTTCAATCCACCACTACTAATACAGCGGCACTCTACGCCAGCAAACCCAGTTGTAACTTGCGTTGAATGCGCTCGGCGCGTCTGTCCCATTCGCCCGCGCCACAACCAATAGACTTGCATTGCCGACTCTCTGTGGCGGCAAGTCAATTGTGCTGAGACTTGGATATATCTTGTAGCCTAGAGTCTGTGATACCTGCCCAGTTGGGCCAAGAAAAAACTCATTGGCACTGGCGCTAACTTGAATATGAACCACATCGTCATTATTCAGTAGCGATAGACCAGAGTATGTTCCGAAAAACGTCTGCACAGCACTTGAATTCGTGGCGTTTATACTTGCACTATAGAACTCGTATCGGGTGTCTCCATAACTCATCGTAAGACTCCTTACATTGCCAATTTCTTGTGAAAGATTATGGCAAAACATTTACACTGCATTATACAAATTTGACTAATGCCTCGTTCTCCAGTTGCGAGATTGATGTCCAAGTTGTTCTCTCCAACGCAATCTCCTCAAAACAACTACCGTTCCAAGATTCGGCGCGGCGGGGAATATAATATCTACAACTTCCCATCCCTCATCGCTATCAATTGAATCTGGGAATATTGTCTGTATAATTTGTTGTAGTCCGCCCCACGCCTCATCACTCCCAAAACTTGACGGAGTGATAATATAAATGACATTGGGGGATGGGAACCCCTCATTTGTCCCGATTGAACTTGGGAAGATAATATAGTTGACATTGGGTACTCCCCAAGCCTCGTTGCTCCCCGTTGTGTCTGGGAAGACAGTGTAGTTGAGTTGCGGGCTTCCGAATGCCTCATTGCTCCCAATAGAATTTGCAAGGAGAATGAAGTTGACTAATGGACTCGGCCATCCCTCATCACCGCCCCAACTATCGGGAGAGATAGTCTGTGCGCCTGCACCCGCAACAGTCAAACTCCCCCATGCCTCATCGCTCCCAAATGAATTTGGGAAGACGATGAAGTTTACTTGATGTGTTCCCCACGCCTCATTGCTACCGAATGAGCTTGGGGAAATAATCTGTATGACACTTGGCTGTGACCATCCCTCATCGCTCCCAACCGAACTTGGGAGTATGTAGAACATCAGGGTTGATGTTCCGAATGCCTCATTACTGCCAATAGAACTTGGCAGGAGAATGAAGTTGACTTGTGGACTTTGCCAACCCTCATCGCTTCCAAAACTTCCGGGAGCGATGATATGTGCAATTATTAATGTGCCAAACGCCTCATTACTCCCAACCGAACTTGGGAAGAGGGTGAAATTTAACTGACTTGTTCCCCATGCCTCATCACTCCCAATGCTACTGGGGGATATTGTTTGATCGCCAGTTGGTGCAACGGGTACAACAGCATTGACATCTCGGTGTACCTGCCGTGGCGATAGTGGGCGATAGACCCAACGAGGCATGTCATGTCATCTCACGATAAATAATGTGTCCACTCCACGTATTAGCAGCAGGCGAGGCCGTAAATTGGAATGTGTAGAAATTCGTTGGCGCGAGAACTGGCCTCTCCTCTGGAACCGGCACATAAAGCAATCCATTCAGAACATTGAAGTTCCAGCGCATAATAGATGCACCAAAAGACCCAGTGCCGGTTGCAATCCCAATGGCATTTGTAATAGATGTCCCTGCCAGCAATGTTCCCGGATCATTTGGATTCAGTGGGACTCTCTCTGCAACATTCGGCAGTGTAGAGTTAGTTGTCCTACGGGTCAGTTCAAGCGTTTCCATCTGGGAGGTTGTGCTATCCTCCTCCCCAATCTCTACGCGGAGGAGTTCAATAGCCGTGGCGGATGGAGTGGCTATTTGAATCCACGGCGTTAGCCCAATCCCAGAAGCGCTTTTGACAATATAAGAGTATGTTCTTCCAGTTGCCATATTTGCCTACATTCTTGCAATGGTTGAGTAACTTGTTTTAAGAATACGAGATGCAGGAACGGGCGGGAATGTACTTGTTCCAGCAACCGTCCATGTGGCTATTAGGTCAGCCGCATTCGCCGCGTTATCTGTATAATCAGCCCAGTTCCACCAGGCCGAAACTGCCGCACTCCCATTTATGCATGTTACCCCGATGTCGCCCGAAAATCCTGCCCGATTGACAACAATCTGCATAGGCGTTACAAGTGATGGGCTAGTATGTGTGGTGGCATCTGCCCAACTATTGTCACTAACTGGACTTCCCGTGCGCGCATGATGGGCACTAATGCGGTGAACATCGGCATTGAGAAAGTCTGTCGGCGTATCTATATTGAAAAAGTCCCATGCCAAAGTGTGTCCAGCATCAAAATCTGTTGACTGTTGCACGAGTGTAACAGTGGACGTGTTAATGGTTGCGCCTTGCGGAATGGCCGTCGAGCGCCAAATCCAACCACCATCCATGTTATTAATGGGTGTAGCCAAGTCACAGCCAATGTAGAAAGTTCCAAACGTTGCTTGAGACGGAAGAACCATCTCATCGTTATCCTCATTTGTAGAGCCACTCGCCCCGTCCTCGTTAGTCTCTGCAACCGTGAAAGTCGGGTCAAACACAATCGGCCCGGCGACCATTGAATTTAGGTCTGGTACGAGCGCACCGACAAGCAGATATGTATTACCGTCTGGGTCGCGCCAGACACGCTTGCGAAGCGTGCGCCAATCGCGGACATTGGTATGCAGGCCGATTGTATAGGCTTGGCTGTAAGCCTGTGAAATCGGCAAGAATCCGAGCAACCGATTTAGCGAGTCTTCAATGCGGATGGATGTGCCATCGGAGTCATCAAAATCGCCAGTGATGTCTTGTTGAATTGCGCCCTTGACCCAACGCGAGATGTCGCTTGCGTCAAGTCTGAAAACAAATCCAAAGTATGTCTCATTAGCAGGCGTTGAGGGTGGTGCATTGGCAACAATCCACTCCCGCGCTGCCTGACTGACAACAATCTCCTCTTTCATGTCACGCCCCGCGATACGCCAACGGATGTCAATGGGGCGCGTCGTTCCCCCTCCCAATGCCCAAATGCGATTCCATGTTGCCAATGCCGATAGTGGATATACGATTTGTGTTCCACTTGGGCCTATAGTTTTAGTTTGAGAAACCTGCGTTAGTCGTCCGCCTGTCCGCACATAGGCGGGCAATCCGCCAATATCCTGCCAATCGCGTGTCGGCCAATGTAGATAGCCAACACGAGTCAAGCGTGAGCGCAACCAATTCTGCCCACGTCGTCCACCAAACCCAACTACACCATCCAACCCCGCCAGCACGCCACTTCCGGGAATACCGAGTGCATAATGCCATCCATTTTGCGTAACAAGCCATCCATCAAGTTGTGCATTGTTTATACGTGTTGGCAATGCCGCAATCTCGCCATCATATATTCCAGAATCAAGCGCGGTTTCATAATGCAGGCGCGCAATGCTGGCATGTGTGTGAAATAGTCCTGTTGCATCATCGCGCCATGTCTTTGAACCTCTCCCCCGAAGAGTCTGTTGTTCAACCCACGCCATGACTATCGCCTATCAAAATACACCACGACTTGTTTCCACAACTTCTTTATTTGCCCCCCCATGCCAATTACTGCCTCATCAGATTCAATGGACTCTGCCTCAACGATGATGGGCGCGGGGAGAGTGGGCGCTACGGCGTTTTCTATGGCCGCCTTAGCCTCTGCAATCCTTCGTTCTGCATCTGCTTCCACACTTCTTCGGTTACGCCACTGTTGAACAACTTTTATTTGGCCCTTCGTGGCGTAGAATTGGTCATACAATTTCGCAGAATACAGATTCAATTCCTCAAGCGTCATTTCCTCAATGGGTTTATCCATATCAATTCCCTTCTCTTAGAGCATGAAAATTCTGCTTGCCCCTGCCGACCATTGAACCGTGATGTCACCACCGTTGGGCGAGGCCGGAATCCCGGTTGCCGTGTCAATCCACCCAATGAGCCTAGCTGTGCTTGGTGATCCAGTGTCCTGATAGATAACAATAGCACCAATGGCTGAGTTGGCTACAGCAGATACGGCAGATGCAGTATGGTCGTCAGCATCAGCGACTCCAGATGCAACGGTCTTGCCACCCAATGCAGTTTCCGACATCCGTATTCTTGCGGAGTCTGGAATCTGAGTCAGGAATGTAATGTCAGTTACCGCATTATATCCGTTAGTGCCCCCAGCCCCTCTTGAGATGAAGACAAGTCTTATCGTGTCCGTATCCCAATCCAGAGTCCCGTCCAAGAAACCTTGTCTACCCGACATAAATAAGGTATTTGCCATTGACTTTTACCTCGCTAGATGGTACAATAGACTTTATGAAAAAGAAAAGATGCGCTGGAATCTGCAAAATGGATTTGCCACTTTCTGAATTCCACAAGAACAGGGCAAGACATGATGGGCTTGATACTCGTTGTAAGTCCTGTAGTAGAAAACGTCGAGTTATTGTTTACCATCAGAATCCGGAGAAAGAAAAAAAGAAATCTGATGATTACCGTCGTTCCCATCTTGAACAATATCGCAAGTATTCTAGGAAAAGATACAAAACAGATAAATGGCAAGAGTACATGCGTAAATATGTGGCACAATGGCTTAAGACTGATAAGGGCAAAAAGAGCAATCGGGCCAAGCGCCGTCGCCGTCGTGAAAAAGAATGTTCGGCAAGTGGGCAATGCACAGATATACAACTCCAGGCCCGCATTAATTATTATGGGGGGAGATGCTGGATATGTGAAAAGCCCTATGAAGCTATTGACCATGTAAAACCAATCTCTAAAGGTGGAGCGGGTTATCCTGTAAATCTTCGGCCAATTTGTAGAAGTTGTAATTCAAAGAAGGGTGACACTTGGCCGTTTTCTCCATGATTCATTACTTATTTGTTCCCGCCCACTGAGTCCAAATAGTCCAGTAAAGAGTCGTATTTGTTCCTGCATCGCGGGTAAAATGCAACGTACTCGCGCTTCCGACTCTCATTGGGGGCAAGTCAAATACACTGCCTGCATCAGAGAGTCGCAAGCCAGTACCATTAGTTACCGTTGAATTCCACACCCTTGCATCTGCGCCCGTCGGTACAATCTGGACAAACACTACGTCTTGTTGATTCAGAAGACTCAATCCACCATTCGCGCCGAACAATGAATGCGCTGTGGCGGCACTGGTAGCCGTAGACCCAGATGCGAAAAGTTCAAAGTAGACACCACCGTAAGCCACTCAATTGCCTCTCAATCCAAAAGAAAAGGGCGGGCGGCTTGGGACGCCATACCCGCCCTTTCATTTCCCGTGATTTTTGACTAACCCCGAATTACCCCGGTGCGCCAGTTGAAGAACTTGCCGCAGTCTTCCACACACTCCCAGAAGTGCCATCAGAGTCATTCCAGTACATAGCACTCATACTTCCATCAGAACGCAAGAAGATTGACCCCGGCGATGCAGCATGAGTCGGGATATTCCGGCCTGTACCAACAGTTGGGGCACGAGTCCCATCCGTGATCCTGAAAGTTCCAGCATCGTTGGTAGTAACATTCACATTCATAGATGCGCCAACGGCAAGCAAGATTGCACCACCCGCAACTTGAGTCTGTGAGGCTTGCCCGAAAGTCACGCCACCGCTGAAGTTCAGAAGACCAGAAGCCGCGATATTCGCGCCACTGGGTAGGCTTAGATTCGCACCAGAGGCGATAGTCAACAATCCGCCAGCATCAACATTGATACTTCCACCACTGGCAACAGTTAGAACGCTTGCACCCTGTTCGCGGATAAGACGCCCACTATACGTTGTCATTTGTTTAGTCTCCTATCCGCCTAGCCACCCAACACATCGCTGTAGACCGTGACAGCCTTACGAGTGTCTTGGGTAATCGGGACATTGCGTGCACCCTGCAACATGAAGAGGACTGCCCCTCCACCCTGCGTTGTTCCGTCAAGGTCACGCACCAATCTGTACCAAGTGGCCGAAGAGTCAAGCGTGAACGAGCGCACATAAGTAATGCCTGAACCAGAAGCACCAGACTGGATTTCGGGGAACGATGCACCGAAACCTGCAAATGTGCCATTGCTTGTCCCAGACCGTTGTACGCTGAGGCTGATTCCGCCGTCAATACTTCCCGCAGAAAATATGACGGTTGCGAAATCATACCCAGCGAAGTTCGACGCCCCGGTTGACCCACTTCCGTTGGGCAGGCCGCTAACTGCTGTCCAGATTTTTATTGCTGAACCGTTTAGATTATCCATTTTGTCTCCTACCCACCGAGAACGTCAGAGAAGACAGTCGTATTGCCATTCTGTCCAATTGGGACGTTGCGCCCGTCTTTCAGAACAACCTCGATTGCCGTTGCGCCGGTAGACCCGCCGTTGCTGTTGTTGTACGAGATCATGTACCAGCACGCGCTAGAGTCTAGAGTCCATGAGCGCACACGAGTCCCCTTGAGAACTAGGTTATTGTAGGAAATGGATGCGCCGAAACTAGAGAACGTACCATCGCTTGTCCCACTACGCAACATCTCCACGATAAAGCCAGCAGCACTTGGCGCACTAGAACCAATCACAATCAGTTCGCCAGTTTCAAAACCGGCAAAGTTAGATGCGCCAGTTGACCCAGCGTAGTTGACGTTTGTGGGACTAAGCGCGTTGATATACTGAATTACAGAACCATTGCCACCGCGCATTTTCTTTTACTCCTGGGGGAGGGCTAGAAATAGCCCTCCCCATCGGTTTCGTTAGTTATTTTCCACTATTACGCGGAAATTTGGAGTGCGGCGAATGCCCACGGAGCGATAACCTGTCCACCCAACCGACGCCGAGCAAACAGAGCCACTTGGTTCTGTCCAGTAGTCGTGGTGTCCTCCACACGCTTCACGGTCATACCCACACGGTCAACGATGATATATCCATCCCGCCAACTGCCAAAGATGTCCACATACGCATTGGCCGCGATAGCATCCATGTTCTCGGACTCGAAAGCCGCATATCCGAGAAGACTCTGGGGTTGGCCTGCTGTCAATCCAGCCGCCCAGATATACCGACCATCGCCATCCTTCAACTTGCGAGTATCCCGAAGAGTCGTGCGCGCCAGAACGTGAACAGCATTGGCGCGATACTGTGCGGGCAAGGAGTACACAAGGTCAATGAACCCGTCAGCCGTCACCGCAGAGGCATTACCACTATTCACATCAGTTACGCCGGTAACAGGGGAGTTCTGCGCGCCGTTAGCACGATCACCCAACACACCGTAAGGCCGCCCAGCCCCAGTGCCAGTGAGAAATTGAGCATCCTCATCAACTGCCATCGCCTCAGCAAACAACCCACTCATAATTTCAAGCAGATTGAACGCAGAGTCTTCAAGCAGGTTCTGGGAGAGGTTAGTGCGGGCCATCACCGTATGCACGGGGATTCGCTTCATGCCAAAGGTCGGGTTGGTTTCAGCAACCGAGGCATTGGCAGGGGTTTCGTCAACCCACGTCACACGCACAGCCGAGGTGTAGACATTGTTCCCGCCTTCCAGAGTCGGCCACTCAACGGCATCCCGCGTGGTCGTCACAACACGCGCACGCCCGCGAACCACCGTCACACCCATCAACCGCTTGATGATTTCAGTGCGATAGTCCTCTGGCACAAGGAACCCGCCGAGGTCGTTGGAGGCCTCTTCAAGAGTAGCCTTGATTTCGCCAACAGTGCGCCCAGCATCAATTTCCGCCTTAATCATATCGGGGCGGAGAATGATATTCTTCGCAGAGGCGTGCAATAGCGCCGACTCGGTCGCACTCAGGCGATTCTCGCCAAAGCGAACATACTTCACAAACGCACCCATCTGATCGTGGCGTGCTTGATTGTAGTTGAACTTCGAGCCGTAGAGGTCGCTGATAACCGCTTTCGTGGCTGCATCAGTTTCGCCATACTTGAGGGTCACAAACGATTTCAGACCATCACCCTCGCCCTCGGCATTAGTTCCGTCCTCGAAAGGGGGACGAACAGGCTCTTTCGCCTTCGCCTCAAGTTCTGCGTTCTTCTTCTCAAGGTCTGCAACTTTGGTTTCCTGCGCGGTCTTCTCTTCGTCCGCACGGGCTTCAATTTGCGCCTTGAGGGTTTCGGCTTGCACCTTCAATTTCTTGGCCTCTTCCTGCTTGGCCTTAGCCTCATCGAACTTGCTTTCACCGATGAGTTTTTCCGCATCGTCCAAGAGCGCCTTAATGGATGCGCGGAGAGCTTCGAGTTTTTCCTTCATTTTCTCACTCCCTGATTTAGACTAATTCCATTTCCAGTCTGGTTTGTTCGACTTCCGCTAAGAGTCGGGCTTTCTCGGCCCCTTGACCCACATCGGTGTCTTGGACGCCAAACTTCTTTAACACACACTCAAAGTCGGTACACCCGACTTCTTGATACGCTGTTTTTAGAACATTCACAGATTGCAACCTGTGTTCAGCAGGTGTCACCGTGCCAGTTATCTCAACTACCGGCCAGCGTGCTATCCTTCCGTTGTCCTCAACCCTGCGAGACACTGGGAAGGTTTGCGTTGATGTCTTGAGGCGCTTTTCGGCTATGAGTTTCTTGACGCCACCCTCAACGAGTTTCTTGACATGCTCGGCATAATCTTTGGCCTTTTTCAGTTGAACTTCATACCACAGTCCAACATCATCCTTGACTAATGTATCTACTATGCCAACCACGGTCGTCTTGATAGTCTCATCTAGGCCATGATGATAAAGATATGGCAACTTGCCTACCGCATCAAAGATTGTGGTCAATTCCTCTGTGTCTTTATCAAAAAATTCACCCGTGAGGTCTTTTCTGCTTTCATCTCCCCACAGAACTGCATACCCGCCGATTCTGTCCTCGCCTAAAGCCTTGACAGACAAATCAATGTCTTTGTTCATCATTTCGTGATACACCTCCATGTCTGCATCGTCCCCCATATCCTCGGGTGGCGTATCATCTGGGATGTATTCAATCTTGACTTTATTGGGTTCGCCTAAAGTAATCTCGTATGTCTCGGCATCAATGCTGTATGAAACCTGATAGAGTCCTACTGGTGCTTTGATAATGGCAAAGTCAACAAATACATCTATCGGACAATAGGGCATGTCATATTCGTCATCTGCCCCAGTTGCTTCCATCATCTTGTCCTTGACAGACTGACGAACTTTTTGCTCTAGGTCAAAGAGTGAGATGGTTTTCTTTGCGCCCTCTTTGCTTTCCGGCCATTTCAAGCCTGCCTTTTTATAAAGGCGTTTCAGTTTTGAAAGAGCCTCCTCTTTCCCCGGCCCCGCATATTTGTTTCCACGATACCCAACCGTCAATGCGGCATGGGCAGCCCCGAGGAGGCGGGGGGAGAGTTTTCCATCTTTGTAAACTGGTAAGTGCTGTTTGCCATCTTCCTCAACTACAAGGAATTCTCTGTCTGGACGCTTTGTTGCCTTTATCTCTTCGCCAAAAAATTCAAAGGACTTGCCCTCTGCGGAATACAAAGCACGCATTTGGGCCATAGCCTTATCATGCGTAGGGTGGCATCCGTGGGACTTTCCCATCGGCTTACCATCATCCCCTTCTTTGTACACGCAATATTCTTTGTCTTTCTTGGCTATGATGTATGGCAACTTTGTATTCCGAGTTAAATGAAAACGCCCCACACTGATGCCGATGGCATACAATTGGGGCGCGAACGAATGTCGCAGGTTATTCGGTTATGTCAATCAACTTACGACTTTATCACATATTTCCTGTTTGTCAAGGGGAGGATGCCACCACAAATTACTTGCACTTATTGGAATGTGCAGTTATTTTGTTACATGGGTAATGCGAGGTATTAGTCAAATTTGTACAGTATGTCTCGGAAAGATAATTAGCGAAATCGCTAATTTAGTTTTCTCTTTATCTTGCCTCGTGCCTGTTTGTCTATGTTAATCCCACTTTGTTCTGCTGTTCTTGCGCGATTCCACCCCTGTTCTGCAAACTCCTCCAATTTCACAATTTCAAGGAGTTCTGCATAATCCTCTCCGTTAGGCTTGCCCTTATAAATCTCTTCCCACTCATCATCAACCCGCTTAAGTTCGTCTCTCCAGCGATGCATGTTCATTGTTGTGCCTCTTTCACAAATCAAGATTGTTGTTATTCATATCTAATTCAACCGGCGGTAACACGTCAATATATACAACTCCAATGTGCTTTGCTAAACGTCCGGTTTGTATATTTCTATACAATATTCTGGTTCCATCACATCTTCTGCAAGTGCCATAATAATCCCATGCCCATTCCATCCCGGAAGAACACCAGCAAAATACTGTTTCCCAATTCTTATTCTCTTCTTCCACGCTTATGCCTCTTTCACAAAATAGTATTTCCCGTTGAATGGATCACGCATTCTGCGAACATACTTGTCTGCCATGTATTCATCTATCGCCTTACGTGCTCCCGGAAAATAATAATTCTCGAAACTATTTGCATATTCGTCAACGGCTATTACGCCACCAGCTGAAACTTTCGGATAGAATGCCTCAAGGCACAATTTGTAACTATCATGTAGATCACAGTCTAAATGGAGTAGTGCAATCTTGTCTCCCGTATAGAGTCCGAGACATTTATCAAACCACCCCTGAATGAGTGTAACATGAGTAGCCATCCATGCCTTTGGAATACCGAACCAGCCGAATGTATCTCGTAACATCCTTAGTGGACTCACACCCATTCTTTCTTCGGAATAGGTGTCGCCCTTGACAGTTGCACGAGGGCTATCATCCTCTTTTGTTGGTGCAGGCCATCCCTCAAAAGAATCAATTCCCCAGAGTCGCCTAGTGGGTTGCTCAACGCTAGTAATAGCAGATATATGGAGTAATGATTCGCCCCATCCGACGCCACATTCAACTATATCGCCCTCAATGTCTTTGACCGAATTCATGAGTCTGTGGAAGTACATAAACTTTGTCGTTGGCACAAATCCGAGAAGGGGAGCGATTGAAATTGCGTGTAATTGTTCCCACTTCTCAACGGGCCTTGATTCATAATTCCGAATCTTATCGCCAAGCGTGTCAAGCAAGGCATATCCAATCTTGAGAATGACTGGATATGACAATTTGTATGCCATCTCATCAAAAATCTCAAATTTCTCGGCACACTTCTTCCCGAATTCACCGAATAGTTTTGGCTCCTCACCACAAACGACACATCGGTTTGCATCTTCAGTGAGTACGGGAGACCTAATGTCAACGCTTTTCCACCCGTTCATATTCTCGGTTTCTTCGGGAATTACAATGGCAATCTTTCTGGCAAGTCAGCATAAATCCATCTTGACTTATCATAGAATGCCTCGTATTCCTCCACCAATCCACCCGCCCGGCATTTGGTCTTGAGATAATGCTGTCTTTCTGGCACATCGGAAATACGAGTCTGGAATGATTGGTCTGCCGAATGTCTTACCGCGCCACTCCCGTATGGGCCAGGAACAATATGGCGAGGATTCTTCTGGTATGCCATCGCCTCAGCATTGCTCATCTGGAAATTGCCATGCAGACTCTTCTTTGTGGTATGTGCCATTTCCTCGCAGTCTGCCGAGAATGCGCCGAGGGCATACTTCAAATCCCTCTTGGAGTCCATGTCCTCTGGGCCAATATAGTCAATAATCAATAGGTCAGGGTCGTCCCACGAAATCACATTCCGTATCTGATTGAAATATTTCCAACTGTAGACTCTCCCATAAGCATCTAACGCCTCAACCCACCCCTGATAGATGAATTGGCGAACTTTCTCATCGTGCCATGCGCCAATAGCATTTCCAGTGGAATCGTAGATGGTAATTGGACTTCCATGTTCATCTAGCATTGCTGGTTGCGCCCTACAGACTCCAGAATTGACCTCGTTGAGTGTTAAATGAGTCAATCCAAGCAAGAGTCGTGAGGCAACTTGCTGTTGATTCTCCTTTGAGATAAATGTCACTCGGTGCTGTTGCTCTACAGCATCACAGCCAAGAGAATATCCCGTCGTCGTCTTGCCGCGCCCCGACTCCCCAATCCAGACAGTCCACCATCCCGCCCGATGTCCGCCACCGTCTCCAGCATTGCCCTCGGTCATCTTATTGAAGAATTTTAGTTTGCTTCTGAAAAGAACAGGTGGAACTATTGGCCCGCGATGGGCGGATGGGCGAGGATCATATGCCTTTGCGTGAATGGTGAGTGATTGCAACCTCTGTGCGAATACTGGCAACCACTGCGAGATTTCTTTATCTTTGTCGCTACGCAACTCCAATGCACGTCTTACAAGTTTGTCAACCTCGCCTTGAAGATAATGGTCACGAACTCTTTTGACTACATCCTCTGGTGGAACATCTCCTGTCCCATTTAAACTAAAAATGGACTTGACAGATTCGGAATCCTGTAATTTCCCAGATGCTCTCACCATCAGCGCCAAGAGATTGATTTTTTTCTTCTCTCTCAGCAACCCAACTGCGGCATCGTAAAGCACTCGCGCATCATTGTCTGGAATACCATCCGACTTCAATCCGAGATGCAATAGAGTCTCGGTATAGTTGTGCGATATGCTCGTGATGACCGCCTTGCTGATGTCGTCCATATTTAGAATTCCATTTGTTGAATGACTTTCGCGGGGACTGTTGGAACGACAACCATTGTAACAGGTTCTTCTGGATATGCAACCCGTCCCGTGTCTTTTTCCCATTCTTTAACCTCCGCGAGGTTCCAATGTGGCGGAGGTGTGTTCAGATAACTCAGATATTGTTCATAATACGGCGGATGTCCCCACATGACAACGTACATTGACTCTACTTTTCCACCGGAATAGTCAAATTTGCACAAACGTAGTGCTTGGATTGTCGCCCAAACAATATCTGGGTCTAGTGGCTTGTCGCCGTTCTTTGGATTACAGAGTCTTTTTGCTTCTGCGGCATAGCGACGAAAAAGGCGTTGGTCACTGAAATCGGAATGGCCCAACACCTCCGTATAGAATCTTAGTGCAAGTCTAGTTACTGGCCCTACTTTGCGAGGCATATTACATCTTTATCTAATCTGGTTGAAAGGATATTGAGAATGGACGAAATGTTACAAGCCACCAGCCAAGCCAAATATATTTGCAAATCTCATTCATTCCCCAATGAAAGTACAGGGGGACTGTCCACCAATAATTATGGGTGATTTTCATTGATATATTAGTCCTCATCCTTCCAGAACGGAAGATTCGGGTCGTACCATTCATCCCCTATAGAATTGTACTTCTTTGGAACAGTTACACCTATGTCCCAATGTTCTATGGGAGTCTTTGGCTTGCTGTTTGAGATGCGACGACTTATAGTTTCATCCCATACAATCGCCACAACAACACATACAAGAAGGAGCCAGCCAATCATGTCTGTTGCCTAAAATGTTCAGAAACAACAATTTCCCCGCATTTGTATAACCCGTCCTTGCTATCAGATATTGCAACCAGTTTTGGCCTGTTGGTTGAATTGTTAATCTCTGTAAGTATAAGCATTCTTATCGCCCAATACTGTCTGTAATTGTGCCACTGCTAATTTTGCGCGTCTCAATTCGTTTATCAGAACATCTCGTTCTTTTGACTCTGGAATCTTGTCAACCTTTAGTAAGGCGCGGAAGATGTCTTGGCGTATCTTATTGGCAGTATCAATCTCGGCGCTTTTTGGCTTTGCCATTTTGTGTCTTTCTAATAACAAGAAGCCTATTTCCGTTTTTACCAGCAACTCTAATCAATTCCCATTTACCAGTTCTTGCAAGTTGTTCTCCACGCCTTCTTGCCGTATTCCATCCACAATCCCATTGTGCCATCAACTGGCAAAGTGTAATGTCGCTTGACAACTGTGGTGGCAATACGTCCAAGTCGGCCCCCATCTCAGATATAATATCTTCAATGGTCAGTTCTGTCATTTGAACTCAGCAACGGAACTCTGCGAAATTGGAAGTATCATAAACTCGAATCCCGTTACCTCTCCATCGTCAATGTCAACGATTAGTCCGCCAACATCTGCGATGTCCTCATGGCTAACGACTCTGTGGGCATATTCCGTTTTCCATTGCCAGGCTGGAGTGATAAACGAATGGCAGGTATGTCCATAATCATTACAGGTTTCATGTACCTTGTGGTGAATGTGACTTCTAACCAGCACATCGGGCAGTTTTGTGTCTACACCCTTTCCCCTAGACACTAGGCCATCAAGTACAATCGTGCGTGTATATGACCTCAATTCGTTACCGTAAGTCCATATTCTCCTTCCAGAACTTGGGCCGTGATGGGCTATATTCATCTCCACGCCATAGACATTTAGCATGAGATGATACATGCTCCGAGTACCAACCATCTGTCCGTTAACCCTGTTGGATTTCAACTTCTGTGCTATTGATTCATCGCCTGTTCCAGATGGTTGAACATGGGCGGGTGTTCCCCTAACCACATAGGTCGCATTTGCTTTTTCTGTGTGCCTGACAAAAATATCTGTTGCGACTCTTGCTTGGTCAAATAGGGATTTTGACCATATCTGATTTGTGGCATGATGGTCTCCGTCAATCAGGTCGCCATTGAAAACAAGAATTGTCTTTCTTGACTTCGCTCGCCGCCACACAGAGGGCCAGAATTCCCTTTCCCAGAATTTCCATGCCTCTTTCTGGAGTCTGTTTGGCGTATATTCTCCTCCGTCATCCAGATACACTACTGGAGGGCACAACCCAACCGTCGAACCTACATGATGGTCTGAGGTTACGACGACCTGCGCTGATTTTTTCACTTATAAAAGTTCCCGACCAGGTATCCTCATCAGCCCAAGTTCATCCAATGATAGAACACTGGTATGGTACTGCTTATCGTGACGTTCCTCAACTACAAGACATTCCCCAATTACGGAGAAAATCTTTCTATGACAGTGTTTACATTCAACCCGACTACCCCCAGATGGGACTATGGTTGCCATATACCCGACTGTTTGAAACAACTTCTCCGCCAGAGAAGCAGCCCCCGACTCCTTCTGTGGCGGAGAGATGATAGATGCCGAAGATAGCATTATTGTCCTTTAGGCATAAATCGCTGTTGGATGACACTCCGTAATCTGACTTGCAATGCAGCGGCTTTTGCCTCTGGTACTTGCTCAAGATTGATGTCATTGTGCTCAAAAAGGTCAACAAGTGATTCTATCTCGGAATACGAGAGCGGTCTTTTCACAATCCACTTTATTGCCGCCACAATTGCAAACAGAACATCTAATACGTCGCTCATTTTCTTGTATATTCTCCGTTAGGTCAATAGTTACAGGGTACTAATGACATAATGTAATGTCTGGTGTGTCTTTGTCTTCTGGTGTTATGACTTTCAATTCAATGTCTCCGGCGAATACAACGCCTTTTACGCCAAGCGGACGAAAGACTTCATCCAGTATATGTTGCAACTCAAAAATTTCCATATGCGATACATCTTCTCTAACAATAACGGCAAGAACATCGCCATTCTTTAGCTGCAACTTATCTATTTCTATCTTTTCAATTTCCATTTAGAACCCCGCAATCCTTAGAACTTTCTCAACGCCACTTCTGAATATCTGGACTACTCCTTGCTCTACGTCATTCTTAATCCTTTCTATGTTGCGCCAATTACGCATTTTGTGGAACCATGTCTGCTTTACAACACCATGAACCCACGGCGCATAACTCGCCTTGTTCTCTACAACACCTTGAACGCCATCACCCCTTTCACTAACCATCCTATCCCACCGCAGATTCAGTTGTTCGCTTTCTCCGCGATTATACTTCTCATATTGAGTACCCCTGCCTCGGATGTAGTAGGGCGGAGGAGGAGCATTGGCTTCTGTTTCGTCAGGATAGACAGCCGCATTCGTCGCCACATATTTAGTGGCGTCGTGCATTCCTCCAAGCATAGCAGTTTTGCGAATCAAATCACCTGCCATTTTCAACCTCTTGGCGAGTTGGTCTGCCCCATCAATCTTGATGTCAATGACTACTGGCATGTTAATCTCTATGTTGCATAATATCACAATTTATTGTAAAATCAATGTGGGCTTGAGATGTCTTGCTAACATCTGACAAATCCGAAACCTGTATCGGAAGCCCCGTTATCCCCAACAGGCCATCATTAACAGGAATGGCGAAATGTCTTATCATGTCCCTAATACAACAATAATCTGTGAACAGTGCGGAAAAGAATTTTCATACTATAAGGTTGCATCTGTAAAGATGCGACATTTCTGTAGTTGTGAATGTCATGGCATTTCAATAAGAAGGGGATGGTCAAAAAAGGCTTGTGCCATATGCGGAAATGAATATATTTCAAAGAATTCAGACAAAAAGTATTGCAGAAGAACCGCATGTAGTATCGGATGTGCCATAAAATTAGCACGACTAGAGAATAAGGAAAAAATCAACGAGAAACTATTTTGGAATGAGGCTAGAAAGTCATTTCTTGTTGAAAATTATGCCCTTCTTGGGAAAAAATTATGTGCCGAGAAACTGGGATGTTCTGAAAAAGCCATAGGTGCACAAGTGCATAGGCTTGGATTGAGTCTTCCGCTAGATATTGCCCAAAAGAATAGAGCAGATGCACTTCGTGAACACCGAAGGGTAAACGGCCACCCAATGAAAAATCCAGAGATTGCAAGGCGAGGCCGCGAAACATGGCTCAAAAATGTCGGTGAGGTTGGACAAGAGGCTGAAAGGCAAAGACTCATAAAAATGTCCAGAGAAATTAGATTGAAAAAATCCTCAAAACTTCAAGAGTCCGTCAGGGATAAACTGCTCACCATAGGATTGGATTTTGAATATGAATTCATATTGAATGGGAATTTCATTGTTGATTTTGCATTCCCCAGTAAGAAATTTATTGTACAGATTGATGGATGTTACTGGCATGGGCATTCCTGTAGAAACAAAGAATTGACAAGTGGTCAAATTTCACAAATCAAGCGGGACGCCTCACAAGATAAATATTGCGAGGTATGTGGATGGATGGTTTTGAGAATATTTGAGTGTGAGATACACAGGGATTGGACATCATGTCTGGACAAAATATTTTCATGCTTGGGAAAGCCAGCACCTACACCCACTCTGGCACTTAAAATCCCCCGGAACGCGCTGTGATGTTGCGCTAAGATATTCAGAAAACGATTCATATAATCTTCCCGCCTCATCGTGGTATATTGGACAGTCCGTACAATGTTGTGCCTGTGGGTCAAGGAATGCCTTGATGGGCTTATTATTTTCTTTTGCATCTAGCCCAACACCCCAATTGTAAAGGTTCCAGTATTCCGTTGCATAGGATTCTACCCTAGATTCTACCGTGAATAAAACCGCCCTTAATGTTTCCTCGCCCGCGCCCGAAGAGATAGCAAGTAGAATGTCTGGATCATCAAATGCCCTCTGTAATTTGGTAGCAATGGCAGGAATAAGACTGGTGGCAAGATAGGTTTCATTGCTTCTAAGTGCCTCTGCCAACTTGTCTACCAATTCTGGCGATTGCCCATTATTGCCAACTGCAATGTCAATTGCGTTCGGCAGAGTTTTTCTGCCAAGCGCAATCAATAGAACTAATAGAATGGCGAGTCTTTCATCTGTAATGCGTTTACGACTTTCTGCATCTTTGGCATCTGCAAGACTTTTAGCAGTTTCATCCGTCCAATCCTCATAGGTCTCGGCTAATTCCCCCTGATAGGCATTTGTCGCTATAGTTTGCTTGTTTTTTCTACCCCTCCCGCCCCCGCGAGTATCCGAGAGTTTTGTGTTCTCAAACACTGTCTTGATTTCCGTTTCAGTCTTGTCACACTCCAGTAATCCGCCACGAATGGCATGATAGAGTCTTGGGGGCAGGACTTCGCTTTTGAATGAGTACAGACCGGGATTGCGCCCAGCAACAGACTCTTTTGTGGCAACCTTCCGCCAACGATTTAGTTCTGTGCGTATGCCCTCGTCAATGGCGGCTTGTGGCAATTCGGGTATATCCTTTGCCGCATCTGACAATTGATTGACTGGCGCATCAGATTCCGACATCGCCGCATTGGGTGAAGGGAGGCGTCTTGGTGATTTCGGATCGTTCCCCCCCTTGCCCCCCGGCGCAGTTCCCACAACAGAAAGTCCTTTTAGCGCAGAAACATAGGCAGGATCAGTCGCTAGTGGAACTGGCAAATTTCCAATCTCGTCATCCTCATACGGGGGTAACATCAAGTCCTGCCGCGCCTCATTGAACTTCTTGACTCGCCAGTAGACATTCCTCTCTTGCACGTTCAATGCACGGTCTTGTGTTCGGATGTCATCGAACTCATAAACCAAATCCTCGCCATAGAATCTGTGAAGTGCCTGTACGGAGATTTGTCCAGCAACGAGTCTGTGAGTCGGGTGGATAATGGTGTCTTGGAACATGCGGTATCTCTGCCTAAGTTCCGACTCTGTCTGCTTGCCATGTAATTCGTATCCTAGGAACACCACATCAATCTCGTCGCGGGTGAACTCTCTCTGCCCAATCAACTCCATTTCTTTTTGGGTGAGTCCAAGTGTGGTTGCCTTGACATCACCCGCCCGCGTGATAATTACCTTCTGTTCCTCCTCGAAGTCGTGGCGAATCTGTGCGCTTAGGGATATGAAATCCCGTTCCCCCGTTTCTTCTGGTAGCGATATGATGCTTCTCGGCATACCTCTACCAGAGACATATGTATCTCTCTGAAACTTTCCTGTTCCGATTTCGGTTTCCATTGCCAACAATGCGGCATTGAGGGGGACTTCGCCATCCAATAGAGTGAATGGATTGGGAAACTGAAAATGCACAACATATTCTGGGAGAATAATCTTGCTTTGTCCTGACAGCGTGGTGTATTGGTATCCACGAAGCATCTTCTCCTTGTCTGGAATGGGCTTGACTCTATCTGCCGGAATGGGCCAGATTTCAACAATCTCTTTCGCATTCCCCGCCGCTGGTGCTAAGAACCAATAGGCATTACCCTTCAATTGCATCCACTTGATAGTGTAAATCCACAGGAACGACAAATCCATCTTGTCGTTTGGCTTACGCAAAAGCAATTCAAATGGATGGTTCTTTATACTGTTGAGTTGTTCACCTTCTATTCGTTTGACTTCGCCATTTGCAGAGGAGAATGTATTGGCAAAGAGTCTGATGTCCGAGTATATCCAACTGACAGTAACCGCAATTCTGCGCTTTTGGTCATCTGCCAATTTGGTAAACGGGTCGCCGTCTGATACGTTTGACAGGAACATTGATACAAGTTGCCTGTCCTGTGTATCTAGTTGCTGAGTCTTCCATGTGTTTGCAGCGAAAGCCGCCCGCTGGATACCCCACTGCACTAATCCATCTATCAACCCAAGTTTTTTAGCCATTCCTCGTTGCCCCTTTGCTATTCCTCATAGCCTATCGGGTATTTGTACAAATTTGACTAATCCAGTGTCTTTCTAGGGAAGTCCATAGTCTTTCTTGTATTTCTCATTCTTTCTCATACATTCATCGCAGACAACATTCTCATTGTCCGACTCTCTTACAACCCCCATATTCCAACCATGCGATAGAACCCAGAAGTACCCATGCTTGATTCCAGTCCGTGTACTGTTTCGTGGCATCTGTCGCACACCACGGAAACACTTTTCAGTTTGTGGTGGTTGCCATAGTCTCTAAAGCCATCTGGGATATTGCTTTTGTGGCTCATACAAACTCCAGCATGGCAATCCGACTACTGCGGATTGACGGGATCAAATAGCGAGTTGTGTCTGCATAATGGAAGGCGTTTTTGTTGTAAATCTCGTCTGTGGGATTGCCGGAATTGTCGTACTTGCGCCGATACAACAGCATATCGTTTTGGATTCCGGGCAAATCGTCAAAGAAGAACAAGTTGTTCTGTTTGATGTGTGAGTAGACAATGTTGATTCCCAACCAGACATCTGCAATCTTTGGCAGTTTCACGGATAGTCCGCCGTCTCTAAATTCTTGTCGCCATTGACCCTCTGCCTTTGCGCCTCCCCAACACAGAGGAAGCATGTTTTCAGATTCCACCATTGCCTCAACGTGCTCTTTCGCGCTTCTTCCGCCCGCCTTGTATTCCCGATAGCAATACAGTTTTCTACTCCTTGGATCTTCTGCCCAGAATGTCGCCACAGTGTTGACAGCGCCAAAGTCCAATCCCATGTATCTCTGCCATGTGGCGTCTATCTCAAATCTTGGAATGAAATGTAAATCCTCATTGAGGCAGTCGTAGATCATGTGGCGAGGCCGACTGATTCTGCCTCGGTAGAACATATTGAACAAGTCATCTGGGAGTTTTTCTTTGGCGTCGTTCCACTCCTCAATTGAGAATTCTGGATTGACAATTGAATCGTACTGAATTAGCGTGCAATCCTCTTTCTCGCTTTCTGTAATGTCTATCTCCGCCCCATTAGGCATTGACTCTGTTCTAGTAATGCCGGTTTTGATTACGGGGTCTATCAGTTCACTTTTCAGCCAGCCCAAATTATAAAGTGTCGTGGAAATTAGTTTCCTGCCGCGATTGAGGGCCAACCGACGATTGATAGCGCGATATGCCTCTAGTGGGAATTCATCCTGTCCCGCCTCATCCAAACATGCCGCTTTTGCAGTTGCGCTTTCAAGACCTCCCAGAGATTGGGCAGACCTCAGAATGATACGTCCCCACATTGTATCTGTGGACTTCTCTGCCCAATACTCGCCAGTCTTTGGGTCTTTCAGTTCTATTATTTTGTCGCCCGCCCAAAACCTGCCCCATCCAAGAATATCCTCAAAGACCTTGAGAACTTCCGGCAAGAACTTCAACTTGAATAGGTCAAACGATGAGGTTACAGCAATATAGTCGCCAGTACCTTTTAGTTGTATTTCGCGCTTAAGCCACCACGGTAGCCACGAGGTCTTCCCAGATTGACTCCCGGCTGAGAGTACAATGGTTCGTCGCGTACTATCATATCCAACCGATTGAGCAAGATGAAATGGTACGGGCTTTCCGTCTTTACCAATGATGTGTCTATCGGGCCAGTCTACTTGCTTGATTTTAGACTTGGCACGGGCTTGTTCTAACCTATCCAGTATTGCTCTGTTCTGTAGTTGCTCCAACATCGGTTGGGGTAAGTTCCTTGAATTCCCCCTCTATGAGTTCTTCTTGTGGTGCTTCTATCATCTTCGCCACTTCGGAGTAAAGTTCTTTTGGCAATGCCTCTTCTAGTGCCTCTTGTGTAATCTCGCCACGCCGAAGCATTCCGAGGGCAACCACTCTCCAGTCTTTGTCGTAATTGTGAATCTCCTTGCGCTCACTCCACCTGTCTGGGAAACGACGCGCAAGGAACTTGAGTCCTATCTCCGCGTCATCCATTGATTTGGCGCGGATGTTTTCAACTATCTCAACTTCACAGGCAGCCTCCGCCTCCCGAATTTGGTCAATGAATGCAATGAGTTCGGGGGGCGGAGGTTCTGGATTGAGTCTATCCTTGTATTCTGCCCACTTCACCCATTTTGCATAGGTGGAGGGATGAATACCAACCGCACGGCAAGCCACTCTGATGTGGTTGCCGTTGCGGATGAATTCCAGCAGAGTAGATTGTGTTTTTGGGTCTGCCCAGAGAGGTTCAATCACTCAATTACTTGAATAGCCCAAAACGCTTGCCCAATCCATGCACACCAGATGTGCCTAGCCACGCCAGAATTGCCGCATAGATAGCCGCCAGCAATGCATCATTGGTCGGAATGTCGCCAAGCAATCTGGCAATGTAGAGTCCTAAAATTGTGGTCGCTAGAACCACAGTCTTTTGACTCACAAGAAGATTCTTGAGCCATTCCAAGAGAAGTTTTAGATAATCAGACATTTGTTTTCTCCATTCTAGTGAATTGTTGTTATGTCCAGTTATTCTATTCGCTTTTTATGAAAAGTCAAGGGATGAATCTGATACTTGACAACACCACGAAAATGCTGTATATAGATAAAGTGTCTGTTGTGGCGGTAGATGTGTCAGCGTACTTGCAACGCCACAACTCCTCCTCTCTGGGCGACTCTGAATGAGTCGCCCGCTTTATTGTCTAGTACCGTTTTCCTATTGCGCCGTGTACAAATTTGTATAAAATAATAGTCGCTGGCTTGGCTTGAAAGAGTCTTTGCCGGTGTGTCTGTGAGAGAACGCGAGGAGAGTCCGTCTACATAAGACGTAAGTAGCAGGCGGTGGAACCGTAGCGAAATGTGAGGCTTGCTCGTTGGCCGGAGTAATGCGCCCTGAAAGGCGTCAAAACGGCGTCGGCATCGCAAGACTCAGTGACTCGGCTCTGAATGTGGTCACGCTAGAAATAGATGTTTCCACCACAGACAAAATTGTAATGGGCGAGTACAAAGGCGTGGAGCCTGTGTGTCAGGGCGCGAAAACCACTCATCCATTGCAACAAAATTGAAGTCATACGGGAAGTGGATTGTCTGTTGGACTGTACAGATTGGCAAAATTGAATGAGCCAGCAGTATCCTGGGCAGAAGTACAGACATGCAATTCTGCGATACCCGTCAACCCCATGTTGTGTGAGGCTGGACTATGGAGTTTTCTGAGCATGGCAGAAGACTCCACCATATATAAGAGAGGATAATCAGAATGGCAGCAGGACTCCAAATCTCAGTAGACCAAAGCCTCGTTGAGCCAATTGTTCGGGCAGAAATTGAATCTGCTATTGTCTCGCAACTCAACAATGTCCCAGACCTCGTATCCAAACTTGTGCAAGCGGCAATGGCCGACAAGGTAGACGAACGGGGAAATAAGGGAAGATATGACAGCGATAATAAGTATTTGTTCATTGATGTGCTTTGTCGTAATGCAATCCAGTCTGCCGCAAAAGAGGCGATGACAAAGTATATTGCCGAACACTCCACAGAACTCCAAGACGAAATCCGAAAGCAGATTGAAAAACAGAAGTCAGGACTTGCAAAAGTCTTTGTAGAATCTCTTGTTGGCTCAATCAAGACGGCTTGGCGATTTAGCGTTGATATTCGCCTTCCAGGACAGGAATAGTGGCACAGACAGAAGAAACCTTACAAACTGAATGCGCGGCGGGTGGCATGGAAATAGTCCGCCTTAATCGGTCACATCTGGACGACCCGCCCGCACAGTGGCCCGCAAGACGTGAAGCCTGCGCGTTCAACGGAGTCATGCTCCGGGGATGTCGCTCGCCGTCCGCGCGGCGGCGGGTCATGCTGTGGGCAAGGCGTCGTCTGTGGCGACTTGACGTAGATACAAACGTGAAACGGCCCACGACCCCGGCGGGCGCGGAACCGCCGGTACTTTGCCAACCCGGACAAGAATAATGGCACAGACTCTTGAAACAAAGAAGGCACTATTGCGCGACAAATATCTGTGCCTGTGGTGCTTATGGCGTTTAGATAGGCAAAGAAATGTATTTCAACCAGTTCAGAACTATCATCCAAAACTTGGCGGGGGACACCACTTGCTTCGCAGAAACAGAGTTGATGACGCAAGGGCAATATGTGGGTTGTGTGCCGAACACCACTACAATGTTGAGAATGCACACGGCGAACCAACGAAAGACCAGTTGATTGACCTCATGTACGAAGTCTACGGCTATAACTTGAGAGAGTTGTGGCCGCAATTCATAAAACCGAAAGGATAACAGAATGGCAAGCAAGAAGGCAAAGCGACAGTTCCCCAAGACTATCTATTTGGACTGGGCAGAGGGAACACAAGATGAAGACGACTATTTCAACACCTATGAAGACGTGAATGAAATGGTGAATGCTCTGGATGATGAAACCCTTGCGACTGAGGTAATTGCTGTTTATGAACTGAAATATGTCGCAACGGTTGAGAAAAAGATTGTTTTGATTCCAAAGAAGTGAATGAATCAGTATCGCCGTGGCGCAAGAGTCGAAAGGTTACTCAGAAAGAAACTTGAATCTGAGGGATATTACGTTGTGAGGTCTGCTGGCAGCAAGGGAGCGGTTGATCTCGTGGCGTGGAATGAGAATGATTATCTTGCCATTCAAGTGGCATTAATTGGCGTAAAAACCAAGCGCGATTTTGAAAGACTCTGTTCTATATCTACTGGCCCATACATGACTCGCTGTATGTACGAATACGACAGGGGAGAATGGAAGGTGACATGCGTATGAATGATTTTGTCAATGCGCTCCCGCAAGTCATTCTTGGAACTGTGTACTCCTGCTTACTTATCCTCGCCTTGCTTGCGGCACAAGAGATTCTAGAGAGGATGAGATTGAAATGACAAGAGTTCAATACAAGAATTGGAAGTCTGAAATTGCATGGCTGAGACGAGAGGCAAAGAAATGCCTCGATTTACAGAGAATCCATGCCTCATATAGAAACCTGGATGCCGCCCGCGACTTTGAGGCGTTGCACAAATCCTTATTGGCTCGCGCTGATTCTCTTGAAGTTGCCAAGGGCGCAGTTCAACAGTGACCATGCTCTATCTGTGTAAGCAGTGTTCTAAAGCATGGTGGGTAACGCTACAAGAGAAGGACTTGTATCATATTGTCGGAACAAGTCCAGAAGTCTACAATGGGGTGGTTGAGAAAACTGACATTGCCAGCATCGTTGAGTTCGTCACTCGTGGTGTAACCCCCACAGAAGTCATCCCCATATCCGAATATCAAGAGTTTGAAGTTGCATCCTCTCGCCCAATCTGTCCTGCTTGCGCTGGTGATCTAACCGAAACATATGTCGCCAACATCTACCCAAACTGAAAAAATGAATTACAATCTCTATCCACAACTCCCGAAGCCAAGTGCAACATTGTGCTCTTTCGGCACTCTCGCAATTGACAACAATGTGGCATATTTCTTCACGCATAATGGCAAAGTCCTCCACGCCTCATTATCCAAGCCGGATGTCATATTCATAAATCCAGACGGTATTATGCTAAAAGGATATGAGTCTGATGGATTTGACAAGACGGGCAGGGAGAAGTTCAAGTACCAGGAATGGTTCTGTAGATATTCACATGGAGAGGAATGACGAAATCTCTGCCCTTATGCGAGAGATAGCCGAATATAGAGTAAGACGCCAGATATATCGCCACACACGCGATGTGGGGTCTGACGATATGCTAGGCCATTACGTCTACGAAAACAAGAAGAAGATGCTTGCCGAGCAGGGGAAAGTTCTGATGGATTTGAAGAAATCTATCTCAAAAAGGGTGTTCGTCTTGCATAGAATGCAGGGGGTTTTGATACCTTCTTACCGCGAGTTTTTTTGCATTCCGCAATGTGCTGTTCATAATAGAATTCCGTAATTCTCCTCCCGCAATATTCGCAAGTATAGCAACATGCCATGACATGAAGAATGTCTTTATTAATGTGGCATTGACAGCGGCAGTATTCCCAGTCACGGATTGTCATTAGAGTATTCCAAGAATCTCGTCAAATTCACCCTGTTCATCCTCTGTTTCTTCGGGAGTGGCATTAATCCACCAGTTATGCTCACCACTGCGGATAATAAATCCAATGCCCTCTCCCTCATATGCCTCAACCACTGCGTCATCTGGAACGAGATTTAGGAGTTCTTTTAATTTCCTTACTGTAATCATTTATAATCTTCCTCTCGTCTTATTGGTTGCATTGCCCATTTTCTATTATCCGGGCACAGATGCATCCAAAACCCGCCATTCATCTGTTCGCCACATCTTGGGCACTTATCGCTACGTGGCGGAAAATCATTCCCCATACTCGCCCATTCCTCCCAGAAAGTCCATGATGGTTTATCCAGTTTATCCATTAGAGTCTTCCCCCCATTGCCTCGTCAAGTTTGTCAAGTCCGTAGTGTGAGGCATCGGCAAGAACTAAACCAACAAAGGCCCACCACCAGAGCAACGGCCAATCTATGTGAACAATATTGATGACCAATTTAAGTGGTGTGGCGACAATAAAGTATAGCGCCGATAAATATAAGACCCGCAGAACAGTAGAAATGATGGGGGCATGGGAGAGGATGCCTCTGTGCCTACATATTTTTCGGTAGGGCATCCAAGCACAATCCCACGCCATTTCTAACGCCACGCCGATATACCTTCTTATGATGTAATCGGAAATATTCCCACCATCAACGTCCTGATCTGGGCCACATAGAATACCTGTCATCGCACCAATGGCGACTCCCGCTATCCCCTCAGTCCCCATCTGCAATAAAAACATTGTTGTACTGCCAGAGACGGCCACGGCAATATTTGCAATACTGTGTATTTTGCCAGACGGCATTTAGAGAGTCGGCGGAATATAGTTTTTGATGTCTTTCAATTTCTTGCATAACTCAAGAACATAATCACGATTCCCGTTCAGGTGATGTCCCCCAGAAACGGCAATGACAAGTTCGCGCCAAATCTCATAATCTCTTTGTTTCTTTGACCGGAGAGGATATTTATCAAAGAGAGGCATTAAAATATGGCGACATGCCCCAATATCTTCACAGGCCCATTGTATTTGGGGATTCTGATTGGGATAATTCTTTCGTGTATGTCCAGCACGTCTGTGGGCAACCCCACAATGCAATATATCCATCACACTGTAAACAAGTTTTGAATCATCATCTCTAACACACACCGCAAGCCTACAAGTTATACCCAACCCTGTGTGGAGTCTATCTGGGCGGGGATGTGTATCCACCCTGGACGTGAAACAGCCCTCGCCGTCAATCCACCCCGCAAACCAATTACACCAATCCGAATCAATATTTAGATCAATGTCAAATGCTGACTGTTGCAGAATATTCATGTCTGATTCAACTTCTGTTGACACTCCTTGCAGATATTCCTTTCGTGTTTTGGCCCCCGGATAAACCATTCACTGCAATTTAGGCAAATATATGCACCATCAAGGACAATACCAAGTGCGTTGCGGGTTGGGTCAAGATTTAGAATCGAAAACTGTCCCCCCAATTCCTGCCAGCGGGAAATCGTGCTTTTCAGTATTGCCAGAATTACTTGTGGGTCTGGTACTTCTCTTTGTTTTCTTGCGCGTGACATTTATATTGTAAGCCTCTAATCTTTCTTTAGGTAACTTTTCTATTCGCCCACCGCGCATATAGAGCCTGGCACTACCCGAACCACTACGATAGTGCCAGTATCTCCCGTGGTGAGTTATTTCAGTTCTCCAATTACTTCTGACCCTCTCTATTTGTGGCGTGGCATCTGCCATTAACCCCGCGATAAAGGGACAGGGGTTTTATCCTCCTCGGTTTCCGGCGGGATAACCTCGCGCTTATACTTGCCTTGCCCATCAGTCCGAGGCTTTGTCACTGTGGGCAGAACCGGCATTTCTTGTGGGAATGACATTGCGGGACGAGTCTGAATCCTTGCTGGCACTATTCGGTCACGGTTCTGGAAGATGTCAGGGATGCCATCATTGTCCTTGTCAAAGTATTTAACAAGGCCAAGAATCAGGACTGAACCAGTGGTTGCCATCGGAACAAGGGCCAAAGATACAATCCGCAACCAGTTCGGCATTTGTTCTTGGATTCCCAATCCGTAGAATCGCTGAATGACCTGAGACATTGCAGACATGGCCGCAAACACGAAAGTCCCAACAAGGGCCGCGTGGCGTTGATTTCCAACAACCTTACCACCAAGATAGATCGTAAATGCCAACGCCCCGTCAATAGCACTTGCCGCAAGTGCCGCGATAAACCACGGGTCAGACTGTTCAAAAACAGAGAACGTATGGAACCATGCAGCCGCAGCCGCCACAACGTAAGTGAACCAGAAGAGGAATTTGACGAACCCGTTTTGATTTTTCATTTCTTATCTCCAAATCCAAGATGGTCATACCAACTTGGCAAAAATATGCGGACTAACTCTTCAATGATTTGAGTCCTCGGCTTCTTTGTCTTTGTGGTGGCTTCCTCCAATTTCTCGCGAACATCGTCATCAAGTGATAGATTTGTCTGTTTTCTGTCTATTTTCTTCTTCATGGCGTTATGTTATACTCCGTGTAGTACGTTTTGTCAAGTGGCAATAATGGGACTAAATTCCCACTGTACTTTGTGAGGAATTGACTATAATAACAGTTGCACACCAAAAGACTATGGCGCAGGTCAATCTGCCCGAGGAGTGTGGAATGGAGCACCTGTCCCTATGAGCGTTCAGGATGACCACACTTAGCCCACGAGCGTTGGTGTGCAAATTTGTATAATGCTGTGTCTAATTCGCGGAGGACAAAATGGGAATGCAATTTGATGTCACAGAACACGTTTTTGAGAACAGGCTCGAATCTGTAATCTTCTATGACGGTAAATGGGATTATAGCAACTTGCGTAAAATCCACAACGGTATTATGCTTAGTGGCGGGAGGACACCACAATGCTATCAGAACAACAAATTATTGAATTGGCAGAGGGATATGTTTGTCCACTCGGAAAACGCCCAACTACGCCATATGAAATCAATGAGGCAAAGAGGTATGCCGAGTTTGCAAGAATTGTTTTGAGAATACAGGCGGACAAAGATGCTCCGCCGATATGTTCCGAATGCGGATTCGCACACTTTCCCGGACAAAATACTTGTTGCGACAAGTAGTTTTTCTGTGACACAATGCCAAAGGTATTTTGTTCAACATGCATAGGCGCGGCATGTGATTTCTGTGTCTGGTTTGACTACAACGGAGACGATGAGGGAACATACATTGGGAATGGATGGTGCAGAAAACATCTCAGAGAGACAGACCCCGGATGGGAATGTGACGACTTTCATTGCAGAAATGCAGATAGGGAGACGGAACAAAATGACAAAGATAATCAACCCCATTGAAGAAATCTGCGAGAATGCTGGAATGACACCGTTTGACTTCTTGGCGGAGTTTTATGAATGGCTCAATGCCTCGCCAATCAGTTACAAAGACGCCATTGAATTGTGTGCGTTCTTGGCTAAACAACATTCACCACTGCCCTGGCAGGAAGAGTCGGTGGTGTCATTCTTTGAGGTGTAGTATGGACGATATTTCTTCCCCTCGCCCACTCCGAAGTATTCTCTCTGGACTCTATCCCATGTCAGAGGTGGAGGACTACTGTATGAAATGCAATCACCTCACCGCACATACAAAAGTAAGGCTTCCAGATAGAACAGCATGGATATGCGAGACCTGTGATGAGGTGCATACCAGCAAAGAGCCAGAGGATTAACATGGAACAGCCAACACCCGATGACATTAATGAATATGCCCACGCTAATGGTTGGGCTGAGGTGTGGCGATCTTGGCGAGATACTATGCTACAACAGGGTCGCAATGTTGACAACGCCTATATGAAATTTGAAACATTGCCACAGCGAGATAGATTACTGGATACCCAAATTGCGTATGATGTAATCAATGACTTTTTGGCTTGGTATTATTCGCACGGAACAACAAGGGCACAGCATTAGTCAAATTTGCACAGGGGGAAACCTCAATGAAGCGTCACACAAGGAGCAATGAAGAGTGGATACGACTACTCAATCTGTGGGACGATGACGCCACGCAAGAATTGAGGGAGTTGCTGTTAGGTTCTGCTGTGGTGTATCTCTCGCAAAGACTTCCAGAATGGACAGCAACAGAGAGGCGTAGGCTGGCAGAGGATATGGCACAAGAGGCAACAATGCTAGTCCTAAAAACCCTCTCTAGGTTTCATGGGGATTCAAAATTCACAACCTGGGCATACTCTTTTGTTATAAACCTATGTGCCTCTGAGGTGCGCTGCCACAGAAACAAAACGCATGTCAGAATTGATACACACAAAGACCCGATGCAGTACCTTTCTGGTATTCTAGGGGGGCGCAGACCTGTTGATGCAGAAAACATGGCAGAGAGACGAGACATTTTGGCAATCGTCTCTGGTATCATTGAGGGGCTACCAGAACGCCAGAGAATAGCAGTGGTCAATGTCTGCCTGCGGGGACTATCCACTGATGTTGTTGCGGAATCTCTTGGACTCAATCGCAACGCATTCTACAAACTCATGCACGATGCCAGAGTCACAATTCTGGCAAAACTAAAGAGTGTTCATTGCCTGACGTTGAGCGACATCTACGCAACATTTGAGGAGTGACACATGGTAAAAACAAAATATGTAAATGCAAAGACGGCTGGTACTTGCATGTCGTGTTCACAGGAACATGGCAAAGTATTTGAGATATATATTGGCGATGGTTCAATGGGAATAGTTGTTAGACTATGCTCGTCCTGTATGGATATTGTATTCCATCAGTGCAAATCAAAATCAATTCCGAGGATATAATCAATGAGCCTATTTGAATTTCCGGCAAGCACTTTGGGGTAATCACAATACTCATTTGTGTTCTGGCAGTCATTATTCTGGCATTTGTGGTGAGGTAAACATGGTATTCGGAATGCTATGGTACAACGATGACAAAAAGACGACATTCGAGCGCAAGGTGACAGATGCGGCGAAGTATTACGCTGACAAGTATGGACATCCTGCCAATCGTTGTCATGTTAACCCTGCCATGCTAGTGCAGAACATTGAGAGAGTTGGTGATATTGTGATTGTGCCAGACGGGAATGTTATGAAAAATCACTTCTGGATTGGCACGGAGAAGTAGACAGGAGACAAATATGAGAACCCTAAGACACCTGAGATGGCTTGCAAGAAATTGGGCATTCACACACCTCCCATTATGCCCAGACTGTTATTTGCCAGAATGCTGGCCGTTCAATCACAAACTGTGTATCCCGTTCTAAGATATGTCATCTATACCTGTCGAGTTTCTGGCATTGGGACTAGATGGCGTGAAGTTCTATGAGAAACGCCACAATGAGTTTCATGGCCCATGTGTGTTTTGTGGTGGCGGGGACAGATTCCGAATTCACACAGACCGCCCCTTCCCACACTGGAATTGGGAATGTCGGAAATGTGGCAGGAAGGGATGGGCAGACCAATTGAATCCAAGACTCCGAGAAGAACTAACGCCAGAACTTCGCACCGAGTATGCCAGAAAACAACAAGAGTCTGATATTGCCAAAAGGAATGCACAAGCAAAGGCTCTCGCCACATACCAGAGAAGTAGAATCTGGGAGAAATACCACAAGAACTTGACACCGAAACACCGCGAATGGTGGCGTTCTCAGGGCATACCAGACTATTATCAAGATTTCTGGAAACTGGGATATGTGCCACATTTAGTAGTTGGAAGTGGAGAATCGTCTGTTACCAGAGATGCATACACAATACCCAAGTTCGGTTTCGGATGGCGACCAACAAATATGGACTATCGGATCATTGACCCGCCAGAGAAAGTTGGCAAGTATCGTCCGATAAAAGGCTTGCCCGCCACGCCATTTATCTCTACGCCAGAAGGCAGAACTGACAGAATTGCAATTGTTGAGGGCGCTAAAAAGGCAATGGTGCTACATGCCAGAAATATTATGCCTGACTATACCTGCATTTTTGGCATTCCGGGAGATACCTCGTGGTGTGGACTTGAGACAAAAGCCAGAAAGTATCAGAGAGTATGGATTATACTTGACCCTGGCGCGGAGAAGTTTGCCCACAGACTCGCCACTGCAATTGGCAAACATGCCATTGTGGTAGAATTGCCAGACAAGCCAGACGATATGGTTCTGGCAGGTGCTACTAGGGAAACATTTTTGGCATTGATGCGAAAGGCAGAAAAGTCGTAATCGTGTGGAAATCAAGACCAGAAGAATATTGGATTAACTTTCTGGCAAGCGCCACAATGAAACGCTGTGCATTAGTCAAATTTGAACAGCGCATCCCGCCACGTTGGTATAAACTTAGTCGTGGTGGATTCTGGCATATCGGTGCAATAAGTTGCCACAATGCCATGTGTGCCAGAAAGAAAGGTTGGAAAGTCAAGATAATGAGCGTATGGTATGCGTCCAAAGAAACTGCGGGGAACAACGATGAAAGGGTCTGTGAGCACAAAGACGCGCAAACGCCACAGCAAGTGCAACCACAGTTATGGGGAGATGTGGTGTCTTGATGCCACAAGAACAAGGATTGCCAGAATCGGGGTGTGCTGGAAATGTCAGAAAGTAAAGTAGTCATCTCCTCGCTTTCCAGTGGTGTTTACCACAAACAAAAAGTCATCAAACTTCTGGCAGGACAGACTCTCTATGTAGCAGAATGTGGCAGTGCGAAGTATTGGGGTTGTTCATCTGTGCCAGAAGAGTATTGCCAGAAACACAGTATGCGACCATGCCAGAAATGCTATTACGGATACAACTATAATGCCTAGAGGGGTCTATCCGAGAACTAGTGGCTTTTGCCAGAAGATGCAACAGATCGCCACAGAAGCGACAAGACCCACTAGTTCTCGGATAGAC